TGCTCTGAATCCTAGATTCTTAAGGAAAAGTTGTGTTGTAAGGTCACTTTCTCTTATGTTCATGCTCAACAAGCTTCTACGTGTGGGATTGAGTCTAGATTGCAGAAGCCCTACTAAATGAGTGCCGTATTTATGTCTTCTTTTGGATTCGACTACTGCTAAGTTGGTGATATAGAAATTCCCTTTATACAATTCGTAGATCATGTACCCTACGAATTCTCCATCAACTTCTGCTATCATGCCTATGCAGTTAGTTTTAACTAGTGCTTCAAGAAACTCATCTTCGGTCCAAGGATATTGGAGACTTTCTTGAAGTTTGTAGACACTTGGCATGTCTCTTTTTATCATCCACCTTATATTGACCTTACCCATTTAAAGTTCTTTCCCACATATATTACATTCATAAAATGAATCATTATTGCCAGAAGGGTCTGGGTGATAAGTTTTAGACCAATGCTCGCATTTCTTTTGCCAATCTTTTATGCAACCTTTTAACTCTTTGACTGTTTTATCGTATTTTATATTTTCGTCATTAATTAATTTACGTGTAATTTTGAGACCAGCCTGTACTTCTTCTATTAATTTGAGCTTTCTATACAGATGGTCAGCTATATCAGAGCCTTTGTAATCATCTACGATTTGTTTGATTAATTCTTTTGTAATCATTTTCCAGCCAATCTCTTTCTAACATATTGGGTAACTTCGGGGTCAGTGAACCCAAGTTGACCACACGCCATCATATACTTAATCTCAAAATTAGCTTCTTTAATTTGGTAATTTAGTTTGGCATCTAGGTCGCTTATGTATTTATAAGTTGGACCGCTTAACTCACCTTCTTTAGGATTGAGTTGAATTTTACTTGCCAATTGTAACGCTTCTACTATTTGTGGATTCATATTTTACACTCCTTACAAGGTAATTCGCTATAGTCATTCCTACCGTAATAATCGCCCCCACAACATTCCCTAATTTTTCCTGTACTTTTACAGGTTTTGCACCAAGGCTTAAGATTAAGCAACTTTTTTTCTATAACTTTGTTTATAATTAGTATTTGGCATATTGAGCAAATGTCTAGTTCACTGAGTCTATCAAGTTGGGTTTTCTCTCTTTGCTTACTGCAAATGTCACAGTAATGCGTTGTCTTTTTCATTATGACTCCTCAAATATTTAGTCATTCGTGCATATATATTATAACACAGGAGGTTAGTATGTTAGACGGATGGAAGACGTATATTGCCGCTGTAGGTCTATTTGGCTTAGCCATTTACAACTTCAGCATGGGCGATTACACCACAGGCATGACGAATCTTATGGCCGCTCTAGCCGCTTTCGGTATCCGAAATGCAATGGCTCGCTCGGGCATGTAACGAAACAAAAAGGGCCGTCCGAAAGACGGCCTTTTGTATTTCAGTCGTCTTCTCCACCAACAACTTTGAGTCCACTCCCTGCCAAAACTAATCCTGAGCCAAACTTTGAATTATAGGCATTGAAAACTTCTTCAGCTACTTCGCCGTAGAAAATTATGTTTGAAGGATGAATAATGATTTTCTCATCCTTCAACAAGGGAGCGTAAGGTGCCATTGCTACGCCTTGTTGCGTAAATGCAAGTCTTACTGGATTTTCCAGTTCCCAATGTCCCCCTACATCCCTAGCTTTTGCCAAGATTTCTTCGCCAGTGATTAACTTAAAAAATTGTACGTTCATATTATTTATCCTCTAATTTATATTTAAAACAATACGCTGTTTCCCCATCATCATAATAGTTATCTTTGACTTTAAATGCCACAAATCCATTTGCTTTAAAGAAAAGTTGTGCTATTAAGTTGCTTTCTCTAGTCTCTAAGAATATCTTATTCCGCATTGCAGAAGATAGTTTCAATTTTAGTCTATCAATTAATTGGGTGCCAACACTGCACCCTTGATATTTAGGAAGCACTGCGAAGTTAAGGAGGTGCAGTTTTTCCTTATGTAACTCGTAAATTACGAACCCAGCTATTTCCTCACCTATTTCCGCAATCATTCCTATAACATTGCGATCTCTTAATGCATGTAGAAAGTTTTCTTCGCTCCAAGGTATTTCAAAACAAACCTGCTCCATCGCTAGCACTTCTTCCATGTCACGTCGGATAAGCCAGCGAATATGTGCAGAAACTTTTTCTTTAGTGACATTCATGGCTTTTTGAATCTCCACTTTTGGGTTTTCCCTAAACTGCAATTACCTACGTGCAAACAACGCTCGAACTTCTTCAGCTTACCACGTTCATCACGAAATTCAAGTGAAACTGTGGGCAATCGTCCTTCGGCATGGTAAGGATTTGTTGGTAGACCGTAAATGGTGGCTTCATATTCTCTATTACTAGCAGAAGTGTAAATTACTTTCAAGCCTATTAAATCATTCATTTTTGGCCTTTTTCACTTGAGACAATTTTTCTGGGAGACTTCCATTTTGAGCAAGCCATTCGTCATCCGCCTCAACATGTTTGTACTTAAAACCAACAGCTTTCAAAACGTCATGAATTTCTAAACGATGATTTTCCATAACAAGTTTGCCATCAATATACAAACCTTCCCAATCGCCACAATCGCTATCAACAAAAGTAATCTTCATTATAAACCTCTATTTCTGATGGGTCGAACCACATAATGGCATTTCCAGGGTCGTTTTTATTGATATCTAGTATGGCACCGATCCACGCTATTGAAGTACCATAGATGTGGTAGTCAACAATAGTACCTATTTCTCCTAGATATTTATAATAAAGAACATCGTTAAGTTTGTCAGGTAAAAAGGGACCAGTAACCCTTATGCGACTTCCAATAGGAAATGCGTTTTTGAAATCTTTCCTAAACAACCAGACATTTCTCATTGAACCCCTTTATCAATAATTCCCTAACTCGTTCATAAACGCTATTTTTCAACACCCTGTAGGCTGGATGTGGTGTTATAATTAAAGGGCCACTCCACAATTCACTCAATATTTTTTCTGCTTGTTTGCCACATGCTACAATGGCTTCTGGCTCCCTTTTATTTATAATACTCTTTATATATTCAATATCTGGTGGTATTACAGAATTCGGTGTCTCCCCAACTATTGGAGTTGTATTTTCACATAAATCAAACTCATCTTTAACTATAATCCTAAGTCTCTGACCAGACCTTGACCTAGCCAAGGCTTTAAGCCAGCTTCTTCTTGGCCATGTTCCGCCAGCATATAGTGGCGACCATGCATTTTGTAAGAAAACAATAAATTTCATTTTTTGTTCTCGTATCGAAGATCGCTATTAAACAAACATGCTATGAAAACAACCACGCAATATAATGCACTTATTCCAAGTAAAATCCAGTTAAACCATTGATGCCAGGAATTACCATACATAATAAGTGCTTCATAATAACCCATATGTGGGCTTCCGCCATGAAAGACTGAATGTAAATTAGCCCGATTGTAATAATGGCCTACATGCATAAGGATAAGAAACAATAATGGTGCTGGCCAAAGCCACTTGCAATCTGAATACTCCTTAATCAGAGGTGCAAGTGACGCAATAAACCATGTTGCGAATAAAAATAACACAGGAGTAACCCAAAATACAGAAAAATCAGTCATAGGCCACCATAAGTTTTTTGTCTAGTTCAATAATATAATCACGTCCATACTCACCATTTTCCAAACCGTCCACTAGGTTCTGGGGTAAGTCCTGTTTGATTTCTTTGCAAAAGCTAGCTGGACCCATTGCAATAGCACAGATTGTGTCAGTATCTCCAGCAAAGTTCACGCTGTTGACTAACACTTCCGATAGGCTATCACTGCGAAGTATAGCATCAAGTGCTGCAATAACACAAGGCCAACCTTCAACTGGAATATGGGTTTTATGCTTTTCCAAAATACCTAAATTAATGTTTACGAATTGGTTTAACCAGCCTGGCAAATCTTTTTTCCCACCTAAATTAAATCTAAAATAATGAGTCATCAACGCTGCGCATAAAGCCGAATCTCTGCCTTCTTGTGTATTGTGAGTCAAAGTGCTTTGTATGGCAGACTTAGCCTTTAATTCATCAATGTTTTCAATTAATCCTAATGGGGCGGCTCTCATTGCCGCACCAGAACGATTGCTATTGCCTTTAATGTCTCTTACAAAATCAGCACCGTTTTTGTGGTCCAGCAAGAATAAATAAAAGCCTGGGGCGTAGCCACGTCTTGGATCACGATGGAAACATTCAGTAAATTTTTCGGCAAGTCCGTAATGGTCCCACTTTTTATCTTCTAACATGAACTCAGCAACACCTAGCGTCATCTGGGTGTCGTCAGTGTAATTTCCTGGCTTGATTAGAGATGGGTTTTCCTCAAGCGTGATATAGTGCAATTTGTTCTTATTTCGAATAATCCATTTGTCGCACCATTCGTAACAACTTCCGTATGCGTCTCCGACAGCAATTTCTAGTAGCATAAATTTCTCCTTTGTTCTATTATAGAAGCATGAATACAAAATTCAGTCTTGTAAATGGTGCAATGATTCTAGAAATAGATCGTTTTGACGATGACCGTGGATTTTTTGAAGAATTGTATTCAAAAAAATGGAATTTAGACTTTCAATGTATGCAAGTCAATTGCTCTCATTCTAAGAAGAATGTTCTACGTGGTATGCACGTTGCACCTTTTGCAAAACTCGTAAACTGCATTAAAGGTGCAATATTTGATGTTGTTGTAGATGTGCGGCAAGATTCGACCACCTATTTAAAATGGTTTTACATTATACTAAATGAGGATAACCAGCGTTCATTCTACATTCCTGCTAATTGCGCGCATGGTTTTCTGGCACTAGAAGAATCTCATGTGGTTTATGCACAAGATGGCCTTTATGACCCAAAAATGGAAGCTCAATTCATTATGATTCACTAGGAATAGATTGGCCTGTTAAGGACGTGATATTATCTGAGAAAGATAAGAATGCACCTAAATTGGGTAATTAAACAAATTTAAAATAGACAATTTGTCCTTACCACAAATAAGAATTTGATTTTTGGGTGCAGTGTGATCTTGATAAACTTCAAATCCCCTTATCCCTGAATGAACATGACCATAGTGCAATACGTCTTCAACAGTATTTTCTTGCTTAGAAAATTCAAAAATTATTTTCCTTCCCTGTCCTATGTCCATGCCGTCTAATACAACAAGTGCAGAAATAATCTCAAAGTTTCCTATGATATAAGGCTTATCTTCTTTTGCTCTAGTAAAAGCAACTATAGAATCTAGTGTTTTATACAGAGTTACATACTTCTCTTTAATCGTATCACCTTCCGCGAAAACAAAATCCCAAGAAAAAAATTCAATATGCTCATAGAATGATTTCATAATATCCTTTTTATATGTTCGACAGCAAAATCTACTTCTTCTTTATTCAGGGTAAGGTGTGGACGCAATCTAATAGATTTCTCCCCTGATTTAAGGCAAAAGAGTTTCTCATTCATTTTTCCAAGGAATGTATCTCTAACACGGGTATCTAAAAGATCAAAAGCTATCATTAGGCCACGACCACGAACATTTTTAAGTGGTAATTCTTTCAACTGTTCCAAGAAATATTCGCCCACCACTCTTGCATTATCAACGAGGTTATCTTCTTCAATAATTTTCAAGTATATGGTGCTACGGATCATATCGACTAAATTGCCGCCCCATGTTGAATTGATACGACCAGAAATGTTGAAGACATTGTTTGGGATTTCGTCTATTTTGTTTGTTGTGCAAAACCCACAAACCTGTGTCTTTTTCCCGAAGCAAATCATATCTGGAATAACATTGGAATGTTGGTACGCCCACATCTTGCCTGTTAGTCCTAAGCCACATTGGACTTCATCTAGAATAAACATTGCTTCATGTTCAGTGGCTAATCGCTTGAGCGCCTGAAGATATTCAGGTCTGAAGTGGTTGTCACCCCCTTCGCCTTGGATAGTCTCAAGGATTATTGCTGCCACCTTATTAGACTTTAATGCTTCATATGCCTGATTTAAGCTAACTTGCTCAAGCCTTTCATGGTCGTATCCTTCAACAATCTTAGGATTAGCTATCCTAGTCCACCTGAACTGTGGATACCACTTAGTTTTAGTCACACCTGTATTAGTTAAAGATAATGTATAGCCACTTCTTCCATGAAAGGCTTCTGTCAAATGTATTACATCTAAGTCATTAACCTTAGAAAAATCGTGGTAATCGTCCCAACCTAACTTCTGGGCCTTCCAGTCAAATGCGGCTTTTAAAGCATTCTCAACACCTAAAGTACCACCAGATATGAAGAAATAATGTTTGAAATCAGAAGTGACCTTGGCAAATTCTTCTACAAACTCAAGATAAGGTTCAGTGTATACATCACTGTTTGCAATAGGATTTAGTAGTGCATAGCCAAATTTAGTTATATTTTGTTTAATTTTAGGATGATTCCAGCCCAGAGGCTGACTAGCAAATTGCGAATAAAGGTCAAGGTATTCTTTGCCTGTAACTGCGTCCACAAACCAAGAACCATGACTATTTTTAAGGTCAGCAACGTGATGGAAACCATCAACTAGGATATAGTTTTTAAGTTTTTCGTGAATTATTGACATATTAAATCCAACCAGTTCTGAAGGCTTGGTCTATTTCTTGTTTGGTTAAATGTCGGCCCACAAACTCAGAAAGACACTCGCAAAAATGTTTTTCTATATCTGCTAATGCCAACTTTTTATATTCCACTCCTAGTGCTGATATTTTCCTTAATGCTTCAACGTCTATACTATAATCTAGTAATTCTCCATCAACAAACAATCCTTTTACTATTTTACCATACTTATCTTTGGTTATCCTGGATTCGAACTTCTTTTTGTCTTCCATTAAATAATAAAGTAAAACTCTATTATTTAATGACAAAAATATTTCTTCACATCCCCAATGATACCGCGTGCAGTCTTTATAGGGGAATACTTCCATTAGCACATTGCTATAGTGAATTAACAAAGCATGATATTTGGCTTATTGGTGACAAAGCCCCTATGAAAGAAGAAGAATTCACCCATTACATATTTAATCGCATTATTAACAAAGATTTCTTTGCCCAGCATGTTGAGCAGTATATCAGAGAAGATAAGAAATTAATATGGCAAACTGACGACGATATATGGAATATACCGCCTTGGAATCCAAGTTCCAAGTTAGTAACTCGTGACCTTATCGAGTCAACCACTTATTTCATGCATAAATCTAAGAAAATTATTGTTAGTACAGAGCCGCTTGCTCGTTTGATAAACATGCCAGATAAAACAATTGTTTTACCCAACTTGATTGACAAGTCCTACTTTAATATGAACTTAGAAAAAGAAGAAGGTCCAGTTAAGATAGTTTGGGCAGGGTCAGTGTCTCATGCAGATGATTTGGAAGAGATTATTGAGCCGATGATTAAGATATTGGAGAAATATAAAGAAAAGGTGTTTGCTATATTTTGGGGATATCTCCCAACTGGATTGTCGTATTTTGAACGTGAGCCTGGATTCCCACACGCAAATATAGTGCCTAAATTTCCTAATTTGTTTTATGGGGAATGGTTTGCTGGTAGGGTTTACTATCAAAAACTTATGCAGCTTCAGACTGATATAGCTATAATGCCTATTAGTGACTGCCAATTTAACTACTCTAAGAGTAACCTAAAATATCTAGAAATGTCTATGAGTGGGGCAGCATGTATAGCCACTAAATTACCACCATATGAATGCATTAAACACAATGAAACTGGCTTATTAGTTAATCCTGGAGATAAAGACGCTTGGTTCAATTATATGGAAGAATTGATTGAGAATAAAGATTTAAGACTTAAATTAGCTAGGAATGCACGTCAACATGCAATAGAAGAATATTCTTGGCAATGTTCTAAAAGGGACAAGTGGGTTGAAGCTTTCTTAGAAATTAGTAAATTATAAGGATTTGTGAATCTTAACAGGGTCTTTCTGAGTTTGTTCTTTAGCGGATTCTTCACCATCCTGCCAGAAGTATGGCTTGAAAGTCCCCCAATTTGAATATGGTTTGTTTGGGCTTACATCCTTTTCGCTCATGTATGTAATAGCGTCAGCGCCCCAGGTAATAACATCTTGTGGGCAATAATTAAATATCTGGGTATACAAAGGCGGATATAAACCCGCCTTTGCTCTTGTGGACGTAGAACTATGTTCGACAAACCATTCTTTGAAATTTAGCATTACTTTTTTTCATTATCCTTGTGAATATCACCCTTCTTAAATCTCATTGCTAAAGCCTTACGCCGTGGTGTACAAGTAGACTTCGTTATAGGGGTGCAAAAACCCTTTATGGGCTGGGTTCACAGCTTTCTGAATCCAATTCTTTTCGTCCAAAGCTATCTTCGCATCATAAAATTCTTTAAAAGTTATCATTGATTACTCCTATACTTGCACATATATATGCTTAAAAAATTCATAATTAAAGCTCTGGTGTTCATAAATTTGGGCGAAGGTATTATTCATTTAGTAGTTTCCGCTGTATCCTTATGGGGAATTTATGATCTAGGAGTGTTTGATTGGCGCGTTCTCACAGCCCCAATTACTGATTTATTTTTAGGATTAGCTTCTTTATTCACAAGCTATGTTTTGAGAGATTTTGCTAATCATCAGCATTAAATTTAATAACGATGCATATATAACTAAAATTGGAGGTTCTATGTTAAGTTGGAATAAATTTGTTGAATCTAAGATGAAAGATTTAGAAGATAAAGAAGAGAAACTTGGTAAGGACTTAGATGGGGATAATGAAGAAGGTGAATCCAAAGAACACAAGAAGAAGGTTTTTGGGAAAATCTTCGGGAAAGAAAAAGTCGCTCCTGATGAAAAAGAACAGGAAGAAGACGACGAAGAAGAAGAGTAATTTCATAAGTCCATACATATCAGCAGGTTAAAAACAATGGCGTTTATTCTATTTTTTGGAATAAACGCCATTGTTTTTAACCTGCTTAATAACAAAATGCTTACTACACATACGATGTAATAAGCATTTTGTTAATTAGAAAGGCTATCATTCATTCAATTCATTAAGTATTTGCTATGATAGAAGAAGAACCATCGTTCTCAAGAGAACCCCAAATGCCCTTCTTGACTAATTCCCAGCAAACATCGTCAGCAGCTGCACCCGTGATGTGGAAAGAACTTGCTGTGAAGGCTCCAACATAAGGATAAGTTGCGTGCGTTCCCTGTAAAAATGCGCAATATAGAGTCGCGCCACCTGGAAGAATTGGATAATAGACAGTAGCGTGACCGCTAGCGTCTAAAATAACGTCTCCGCAAGCTACTACTCTTGGGCCAATCAAACGATGGACACCAAGGGACATACGTTCGGAACCTTTATTACCAGCACCATAATTATCGGCTGCGCCTGTTCCGACGCCTGTTACTGAAGTTGCACCCATATAGAAATACCTCCATTGTAAAATTATTTCTACCATATTTATATATCACATAAATTTTTTATAAGTAGATTGGTAAAATTTAATATATATACAATATACAAGGAGGGTAAATATGACCTATTATGATAATCCAAGCGTAGTTGACTGGCACCGCCAAATAATTATGGGGACTGTTTTAGGCGGTTCCTCCTTAGTAAAGCCTAAAAAAGGCAAGAATTGTTACCTTTTCATGAGGTCCGCCAACAAGAGATGGTTAGAGTATAAGGCTTATGAATTAAGCATTCTAGCTTCGCAAAGACCTTTTACTAAGGAAGGCAATACCATAAGATGGCATTCTAACTGCTATCCGATTTTCACCAATTATTATGAAGTGTTCTACGATGAGAACAAAAAATCAGTAAAAATGGATATTTTGGATTCATTGCGTGATATTGGATTGGCTATCTGGTATGTCGATTGTGGCAAACTAACTAAAAATAGAATAATCTTAAATACTAATAAGTTCGGTGAAGAAGGTACAGAAATAATAGCCAAATATTTTCAAGAAGTGGGAGTTGGGGAGACTAATTTGATAAGAGAAAGAAAGTATGTGAGGCTTCAATTTTCCTCAGAGGCTACGACCAAGTTTTTGCTAATTGTTGCGAATCGTATTCCAGATTTCATGCACAGTAAGCTATTGCCAAAATAATTTTCATTGTTACAATTGGGACATGTTCTCACTCAACATCGAACAGTCCAAAGCACTGGAAGTCGGAATTGACGTTCATAAGCTACCTGCTGGAACGACAGTTCTGGTAATAACCAAAAACAATCTGTACAAACTGGTTAAAGCGGCAGAAAGGAAGCATGTTATTGCCCAAGGTGGCAAATATTTGCTTGAGCCAACTGAAGTAGTTTTTACTGGCTCCACCTTTGGTGGGTCAATGCTCAAAATAGGTTGGATTGGTTATGGCATGTTGATGGAGATGTTTCTTTTAGACCAAAACAAAAGAATCAAAACTTCTCCAGTGAACGCTGCAAGAGTCATTGGTGATGGTTGGGAGTATGATCTAGATTGGGCGAATATGGGAACGGCAAAGGTAATACGGGAAACTTAATTGCTTCCCGTATTACTCAAATTTCAAGGCAATGTATAAACACCACGTTCGGTATTCTTAATAGCCCCTTCAGCTACGAGCCGACCCAGAGCGACCCCTGGATTAGTATTTCTGCCTAGCCCTAAAAGGAATTTTCTGATTTCCCTTGGACGGGCAGGCCCGTTCTTTTCTAAAAATTCACGAATTAGCTGTGGGACAGTAAGTTCTTTTCTAGCAAATGTAGGGACTACATTACACTGTTTCTGAATTTGTTGTAGGGTTTCAGTCATTTTACTTTGAAGTTGGCGTTTTCGTTCTTGCCAGAGATTAGATTGTTCCTGACAATGATTGATTTCGGAAACAAAGTCCTGCATGATCGTTTCCAGTTTTATTGAAAACTTACTAGGTTCATTTGCTGTTGTTTCCTGAATGGTTTCCATGAAATACTCCCAAAAAAACGTGATACAGTTCTAAGACACAATTGATTAATACCACGAAGTTTCACATTGTCAAGTAATTTTACCTACTGACGGGTAAATACTCTTGATGCTTACATTTCAAGAATTTATGAAACTAAAAGAAGAGAATGGGTTATTCTCACAAGGCCAGGAAACTGGAAACACTAAAAAAAATAAAAAAGACCCCAATCTTGTTCGTGGCGGTGCTAGTGGATTCACAGGCAGCGGCAGTAGTGGACAAGGGATGTATACAGGTTCAGGCCCAGGTTTAGGTGGAATGCAACCAGTTCGTATGAAAAAATAAAATCTTCTTGACAAAATATATTGAAATACTATAATAGATAGTGTTGATGGCAATAGGGCCATCGCAAGTTGCAGCAATTCGGCTGCGAAGAAGGAGAATGTTATGACAATTCAAGAAATGTATGATACTGCGCTCGCAGTCATCAAAGAACACAATTCTATCGTTGGTGAAGGTCACTCGGGTTATATCAATCAGGATAAATTCTTAGTAAATGTCAAAGCAAGTGGCGGCACTACGTTGGATAGGTTAAAAGCCCTATCTTACGAGGATATCCTGGCGTGTATGCCAGTTATAGTTGGCCTAGAAGCAGTAAAGCCAATTGCTATCGCCAAAGATATCGCCAAAATCTTCCGTGGTAAAGAAGAAACTAAGATTGAAGATATGAACCACCACAAAGTCTTTTCCGCTAAGAAAGCGGATAAAATGACTTTACTAGAATTAGTTCAAAATTATGATCCAGAAGAAGACAATGCGGTTTCTAAGAGACTTAAGGACATATCTCGCAATGAACCGTTTATCGTGTTCTCATCGGGCAGAACAGTGAATGTTGACCTTACTTTGAAACTCTTGCAGGAAGTCAAGCAAGGCTACGAAGGTCGCAAATCTACAGATGTGAACGGTGAGCCACAGGAAGTTTACACCATTGGTAGTTTGCCTGACAATTTTGTAGAAGAAAACCCATTATATCGTAATCGTCCATTACGTCCAGATGGCACCTGTGACCAAACTGGCCGCTCATGGAATGGCGTCCCTACGAATGTTCGACAACTCATTCGTCTAGCGATAGAGACTAATGAACTTGAAGTATCCATTGATAAGGCCAACGATGTATTGGACTTAGTAATGGCTGATGAACCTTGGAAAAAATTAGTTTCAAGGTACCGTAAAGCCGCGATTGAGTTCAAGAAATTGGATGGAATGGGTAAGTTACCATTGCTTAAGTTAGTTTTAAGTAAAGGGGGCTGCGAAAGCAAAAACCCTTTTCAGCAGGCAAGAAAGTAGAAGTTAAAGGGATACAAATAAGAAGTGTATCAGGTCATTCACTTCAAATGAATGATTACGACAGATATTGGAATAAAGGACAGTAAAGATAAACTTAAGAGTGCAGGAAATTCCTGCACTCTTTTCTCAATTTAAAAAAGGAAAAATAATGAAACCAATTACACATGTAGCAATGATATTGGACCAGTCAGGTTCAATGTGTGACACACGGTCTGCCGCTGTAAAGAACTACAATGAGCAGATACAACAAGCAAAATTAAATTCTAAGGAACAAGATATATTCTGTTCTCTAGTCACCTTCAACGGTGAAGTTTTTGAACACGTATGGGCCGAATCACCTGAAAAGATGAATGAAGCCAATGAAGCAGATTATGTAACTGAAGGTGCTACCGCTATGCGTGACGCAATTGGCTACACTGTTAAAAGGCTATTAGAAACCACTGATAGCAAGAATGAAAACGTATCTTATTTGGTCGTTATCATATCTGATGGCGAAGAAAATTCTTCTAAACATTTCAAGGCTTTGAACGAATATGATATTCGTGCAGGCAAAACTGATGAGCTTAAGGCTTTACTACAAGAAGTGCAAGCAACAAAAAGATGGACCTTCACATACATGGGTTGCGATGAACGTTATATCAAGAAGGTTTCGGAGGAAACTTCCATTCCACTTGCTAATTGTGCAGCGTGGAGTAACGCAACCCCAGCAATGGCTGCTCGCGGCTTGCACCATAATAGGAACAAACTAAATGAATTTTACGCTTGTAGGTCTAGTGGAGAGTCGGGGTCGGCTAATGTATACTCCCCAGATTCTCTGAAGTGTGCTGATTTCACAGAAGATATAATTGATTCAGCTTTGCCTGATGCCATTAAACTAACAGTGCCACCAGGAGGTCCAACAGCTATTAATTTAACTGGTCTTTGGGCACCACCCAACGTCCTTAATGGGCCAAATACTTTTGGTATAGTAGATTCGGTGAATCCTATTAACGTGGTTGCTACGAACACAGGTTCTGCAACACCTTTCTCTAATCGTTCTCCAGTAAGTTGGAAACAATAAGCTGACGCTAATAAAGGCCACTAACAGTGGCCTTTATTTTTTCACTTCATATTCTCTCAACTTCAAATAGTAAAAGGGCAATTTTGGCAATTCTTTATTTGTCCATGCAAAGTCTAAATTATTGTTATTGTCTTTGCTCCATACTTTAAATCGTTCTACTGGAATTGCGTATGAAATGCCAAAAACGGGTGTATTCTTATATGAGCGAATAGATACCATAATAGCGATTAATTTGTACTCATGAAACAATGGAGACCCAGAATCTCCTGGTACTGTATGCACTGAAGTTCGAATGAATTGTTTTAATATGTTCTTTTTATATTGTGTTACTTTGCCATAGTCCAATCTTGGTTCATCTCCTAAACCACAGCCAATTCTAAAAACTTCATTTCCAATAAATAGTTTTGGCTCAAAATCAATTTTGGCAACAGGCATTTCTTCTTCTGAGTAGAACATTCCAATTGATAAGTCCAAGTCTCTGTTAACTCCATAAAAAAACGCTGGATAGATTTTGGTCTCTTTAATGTCCGACCAATTTTCATATACAACTTGTTTTACTTCATAATCAAAATAATTTGGAGATTCCAAATGGGCACAACTCATAAAGACATTTTTGTATGTTTTATCATCGACTTTATCACTTCTGACTATGACCCCACTGCCATAACTAGTCTTATCCGAACGACCAACATAAATGGTTGGATACAAGCATTTATGATGAAGTTCTTTGTCTGGCGTGCCAGCAAACGAAGATGTGAAGAATAGAAAAAGAGCAAATGAAGAGATTAGGAAATTTTTCATACTTTATTTATATAATTTTTAAGTGAATCTGGCTAGATTAAATTAATAATATGGCAAAAAACCCTTGTTACATATATTGGGATGACACCTCCGTAGCCGAGGAGGAGCGTAGGATATACATCCTGTGCGAACTTTGTTTCAATAAAACCAAAAAAGGCTTTAGGTGGCCTTCCAAAATGTTAAACGGCAAAAATATCATAAAATGCACTTCATGTGACACTATAATATACGAGAAGACAAAGAAAAAAAAGAATAATGAGCCAAAAAATAAAGATTAGGCCACCATTCAAATGCCACGGTGGGAAATTTTATCTTAACCAGTGGATTATTGAGCAATTTCCAAAAGAATATGAGTCGATGAGCTACATCGAACCTTTCTGTGGCGGGGCAAACGTCCTATTGCATAAAACACCATCAAAGGAAGAACTTATTAATGATCTGGACAGTAGCATAGCGATTATTATGCGTATCCTAAGAGATCAAGTCGAAGATTTTGTCAAAAACATCAAAAAGGTAAAATACAAAGAAGAAACTTTCAAAGCAGCTTTAGATAAAACAGAGTTTGATGACGAGATGGATAAAGCCATCAATGAATTTATATTGAGAAGGATGAGTAGGGGTGGCATGAAAAAGGCTTTTGCTTGGTCTAAAAGACTAAGGGGCAATCAGCCTGGAGACCTAAATGCCTGGAAAACAATAATATCTCAATTGCCTAAAATCAGCGAGAGACTTCAAAATGTTTTTATTATAAATCGCTCAGCAATGGAAGTACTAAAAATCTTTGATAACGTTAATGTTTTGGCTTATATTGACCCGCCATATCTTCCAGAAACAAGGGAATCTCCTCAAGTATATGACTTTGAGATGAATATAGAGGGTCATATGGAATTAGCAGAAGTCCTTAACAATTTTAAAGGTAAAGTATTAATAAGTGCTTATCCTTCACGTCTATACAACAGGCTTTATAAAGGCTGGACTTGCGAAAGTAAGAAAATAGTCAATCATTCATCTCAGCAAAAAATAAAACCAACTAAAGTGGAACTATTGTGGCGAAACTTCTAATGAATTTGTTAACTCACTAGAAGTAAATCGCTATAGGCTATCCACAATTGTCTTGGCTTTTTCATCAAGTAGCTCTTTGAGTTTCCCGTGAAAATATTTGCCATAATCAAAAGATTTTGGAGACCTTAGTGGCTCAGCCTTACAATATACAGGGTCAGAAGCGATGGGAGAAACAGATTTTGGAGGCTCCGATGGGCAAATCCGAGCATGGTTTTTGGCCTTCATGTCGCGGAATTTTTCACTATTTTTTAGTAAATTACTAATCTCCAAACCAATGCTAGAAATATATTTCTCAATATTTGGATGATTAATACGAGCAAAACTCATGGTTTGATTCTTTTTCCTCTGAACAGGAAGGTTGCCATAAGGCGCACTTTCCTCTTTATACACGGAGAATAACTTTCCAATTTCTTCATCACTACGCTTTAATAGACTTACAAATTCATTAGTTATTTTCACTTCACCACGGTTAACTCGAACAAAAAATCCCATGTTATTCAACAATGAAATGGATATTGTTATAAAAGATTTTTCAAAAGACAAATGTTTACATAATTCCTCTATTGCGGCGGTTTTAAATATCTCATTTATGTTCGTATTTTTAAGGCTACGAACAAACTTTGTAAATTTAATTGCTTCATTCATTTTTTTATCTCCTGTTAATTTCGTGTGTAACTTTTTAATAGCCTTTTTTATGCTATCGCCATGCTTGTGTCGATGACAGCCACGATGTATTGCTTCTAAATTACTTAGTTTGAGGTCAAAGTAATGACCTCTACCATTATCTTTATGATGGAGGTCGAATCTTTCATGTAGTGGCTTCCTGCATATTTCGCAGGTATCAGATTGAAGGTCGTTTACAAAATGTCTAGCAAATGCCCACTTCTCACTTTTGTAGCGATAATCCTCTCTTATTTCCGCGTTCTTAGCTCGGGGGTCTCCACGCTTAATATCATCCCAAGGTTCAGGAGGAAGTCCAGCTAAAACCTCGTCTAAAATTGCTTGATTATTCCCCTGGTAATTACTAATTGCCTTCTCTAGTAATTCTTCAATATCCATCATTCAAACATGATAGTGTAATACCTCTGAAAGATCAATAGGAATTCGCAAAAAATTTTGATTTCATCTAGATAATACATGGATTTCAGGAAGTTTTGTGAAGAAGAGTGGGGCGGTGCTGGATTTATAGGCACCGCAGACACGATCTTAAACACACCAGATTATTGGCCTAACAGTCGATATTTAGGTCCAGGCGACAATAAGGAAAAAGACAATATGCCTAAAGTGAACAAGTTGTTCACTGGTAAAACTGGTAATAAAAAGAAATATATGGGCAAGGATGGAGACGAATTAAGCAAAGTGGAAAAATTATTCAAACTTGCACCGACTTATGTGATTAAAAACATGAAGAAAAAGGATTGATAGGATAAATATAATAGGAGGTTAGTATATGAATAATCCAACATGGCCGATCTACACGTTTAAGGTTAATTTGATCGACCCACGAAGAAATTCTTGGTCTTTGCCTAATAATACACAACCAGAAGGCAATGAAACCGTTTCAGAAGCAAGTGTAATCCCAACTACTTTCACAGGTTGGTTGGCGCAAATGCTTCCAGGGTTTGAGTTTATAACTCTACACCAGGATGGTACATTCACAGCTTACGGTCAACAGGCAGCGTATTTAAAGAAGACTTACGTTCTTGCGGACGGAACTGGCGCACTATCAATAGTGAGTTAAATTATGAGATTTTTAGAAGCTTGGGACAGAGTGCAGGGATTCGTCGAGAATGACGATACTGCACTCTCGGCTATTACTACTGGACAAAATGTCGCTAGCGACTTTTGGGATAATTTCATAATGGTATGCAATAACAAAGAAGGCGTAGCTGCGCTTCTAGGTGTTTCGCCAGATAAAGTTGCAACATGGCCGACGATGATTAAAGAAAAATTAGACCAAGCAGAACCAGAAGATTCAGACCCAACTAAAACTAGTCTAATCCACACTGGCGACCATGAAGGAGAAGTTTGAAAAGTCTGAGTTACAAACAATGGAAAGAGGCATTAGGTGGAGTCGGTGAGCCAAGCCAACCGCCAATTAACCCAAATGAACCTTCCCGAAATCCCAATGCAATGTTTACAAACCGTCCATTAGACATAAGAGCAAAAATGCAAAAACTTAAAATAAATAAGCCAATGCAATGAAAAAGGTTACTCAACAGCACACAAGGGACAATTATAAACCCCCATCTGTAAATTTGAAAATAGAGCCTAACAAAGTCGTTAGACAAGAATTTAAAAGAGATTTGCCTAAAATTGCACCCGCCAATCTTCCATATCTTATGGATAAAGTAAGAGCGTTCATTAATCCACAAGCAAATTACTACTTAGGATTTGGCGGCTTGGGAGATGCACTACTCTTATTAGCTACTTGCTGGGATGATCCTAAAGCAAGAGTTGTATATTTTGCCAATCAAACACCATTTGTAAAACAGTTCTTCGAGTTGTTCAAAGTACCAGTCTTTTTAGAAAAAAACATCATGGGTACTAAGTTGGCTGGCCAGATATTCGACCTAATGACCCACAACCACAATTTCAAACAGTCTGCACATCTGGCAGACGGTTTATATTTTGAAGATTGGCGAAATGAAGACAAATATATCAAAAGAATAAGAAATTATGTGCCTTGGTCTAATTATCTTGGTGCAATGAAAACCAATCTTCCCACCTTAATTGTCTGTCCTTCTGGGTCTCACAAAGACCCACATAGACAGCGTTATCTAAATCAAGAAGAATACAAGTCAATTGTCAACAAAGGTTTAGATGAAGGTTATAATGTTTTTGCATCAGGTTCCATATCAGATTTGCATTACTATAAACTGATTCAAAGAGAAAACTTTCATTGGTTAACCTCTGACAAAATATATAACTGGAATAATACTAGCGAAGATATTAATTTAAGAAAAATGCTCCAAATAATCAATGGAGCAGAAAAAGTAATTAGTATGGATACATGGCTTAAGACTTATACTTTGTTATGCAACATAAATACAGTTGTTATAAAAACAAGGTGGGACAATAATTACATCGCATATGGCAATGATGTAACTGATTGGATATTTTTGAATAATAAAATTTGGCCTAATTTAGAACTAGACCAAGTAGAAAACTACTCTAATTTTTTGAGTTCGTCCCTTAACTTAGCAGCAAGTTCATAGTCTTCCTTCTTAATGGCCTCCGCTAAATTTTTCTTTATTGTTTCTAGGTCTGGCTTTTTTTCTTCTACTATTACTGTCTTTTTGTTTTTAGGGGACTTGCCTACATGCTTTAACGATTGATGATAGCCAAGCATGAAAGGCTCTAAATCCTTGCCGAAACATGTATAGCATTCTCCACAGCCTACCCTACTTGTATTAGCAATGTCTTGAATGGTAAATCCACAACCTGTGCAGGTTTTAGTAGTTTTTTTAACTTCCACTGGTTGTGGATTTACAGCTGCTTTTTCTTTTATTAAGTTACTAATTATATCAAACATACTGCTAACTTCTGGTGGCATTTTGGGCGTGGGCAAACCAGTAGCTACCAGACCACACTGCACGCACATGCTTTTAAAGCTTTGTGCAGTAAGGTCTGGGTTTACTTCAGTAACATGTATGCACTTTTTGTGTGGACAAGGCAAACCACTTAAAGGACAATTTTCCATTACTTGTCTCTCTTAATTAACTTGTTTTTATCGTTATAAGATTTGACATTTTTCATAAAGAATTCTTTTTCTTCATCAGTAAACTTATCAGAATACTTCTTAAATAGACCTTCCAACATCCCCTCTAACTTAACGGCATTTTTCTGTCTTAGTTCAAACAGTTTTTTAGAAAATTCTTCTACATCCTTTTTACTTGCTTCATCCGCATCGTCTGGAGATTCCTCTGAGTTTTTCAATTCTTCTTTCCACTTATCCTGTACATCACCAAGGTCTATTGCTAGGGTTTGGCCATGAAAGACCTTTAAGAAGGCACGTTCCATTTCACTAAAATCTGTGAATTTCTTTTTTTCATTTGTACTCTTATTTGTAAATTCCTGATTTTCGAAATATTTGTCTGTTGAATATTGGTCAACAATTTTTTCAACCTTTTTTAAATAGGTTTCAAAATCCTTTTTTTCTCTAGCTTGTGCCAAATTTGCAAATAGGCATAAAAAGGCTATCGCAGCTACGGAAGCTTTCAATATGGTTCTCATGTTTTTCCTTTTGTTGGAGACATACTAAGATAGTAGCATCATGGGTAAGTTGCATCAATAGTAATTTGGAAATCATCCAAAAGTTTTGCCATTTGTCCCTGTCTTGCCAAAGCACCAAATGCTGGGTCTGGGAATGGTAAAGTTCGTCTGATCCACAATGGAACAAAGTCTCCTGGTCGCAAATCCCCTACTCTTACAGGATTGCCCCTAAGATAATAATTAAATGGAATCCCATCTGGTGGTGTAATTTCATCTGGTATTGTGGTTGCGACTGTGTTAACTGGACTCCCATCCTGAACTGGAAACGGCGTTACAGTACATCCTTGCAGATTATTGCTTACAACTGTAATTAAGTCTATTAGGCGATGACTAGCCTGCGTCCACCTAAAATGATCTTGTGTTCCATGTTCTCCAGCATTAGTGGTTTCATGACCACCATAATCAATTGTAAATGTAACATTTGGCACTATTCCTACTGCTTTCACAACTACTTCTGGCATACCTTCCACTGCTCGTATTGCTGTTTGGAAATTGCCAACCCACTCAGTTATATTAGGCGAATAGAAGACTTTAAATGTTGAAGGATAGCCTGGAACCTGTAATTCGAAATATTCACCTTCAAAAGGTGGTGACAGGCCATTAACTACAACCTGCTGGATTTCATTTTTAAGTAAAACACCAATAGCAACATAAGTCCCTCCAAGATGCCCAGGCACACCACTGCCTGTGCCACTTAGGTATATAATAGCATTTCTTAACGTGTAAGTATCTGAGATGTTTTTAATATAAAAACATCTATAATCTTCGTGTCCCTTGCGACTAAGTTTGGGACCGATGGAATGAAATAGGTTATCAAGCTCATCGCAAGTAATATCACAACTAGATATTACGCCGCCTAAGTCATTACATGGGTCGCAATTTGATGGACCCGCTGAATGTTTAAAAGCAATACAACCACAACTGGCTGGCGTGCATGTCATATTTCACCTCTTATGATAAAGGCCAATTTACAGCTGTGGCCACTAGTCTTAAACTAAAAAAGACTTGTAAGCATGGACCTGCACCTGCTGGCGTAATTCTTTCAACCCATATATAAAACCCTTCGTTGGGTTTTAAATTTCCAATATATTTGGCATTCATGTCTAAGCCAGTCGTTTCTGGCACTTCTATGTCTGTTTTAATTGGCTTTGCATAGGTGTTTATTGGGCTACCTTGTGTTTGCTTATAAATACATACCTGACAATTTTTATCACGTATAGGAGCTTCTATTACGCCCCAAGGCACAGCTAGTGTTGTGTCGGTTACTGGACTGTTGACAGTTCCTCTTTGCCAGTTTTGTGGATCATCAATATTGCCCCAAGGTGGACAATTACCAATAAATCCTACCATATTAAACAACAAAGGCGTTGTTAGAGTGAATATGTCGCCACTATAACCACTATAGGGGTATACATCCCATAAGCCAGTTAATGGATTATAAATTCTTAAATCCCCAGAGGGTTGTACATAATGACTTATTGGGTACACAGTCTTAACTTGGAAGTCTCCATAACCATTCCAAGGGTCACATGAGAAATAGGTAACTGTATTATATCTTCCAACGCCTTTGATTAATAAGTCATTTTGGATAACACGCATAGTTTGCACGTTTCTATGCCCAGCTTCACCAGTGAACGTAACGGTATATGGGTTAGCGCCAACCACAGTAACTGCACTACACCAAGGAAGTTCATTTAATCTTGCTTGTAGATCAACTCCAAATTGAACAAAATCAGTCCAGTAGACGGTAAAAGGAGGACCAAATTCAGTGTCAAATATTATAAAACCACCTGGGTCAGGTTGCATTTCAAACCCAACACAATTGATTTGTACAATTTGCACATCATCGACTAATTTTGACCCAAAATTAACAACAGGTCCAGTTTCTGGGACACCCGAGCATGGGGGTGGACATTCAGTAATTGTCATGCTAGCATTTTCTATTGCTGTGGTTGGGCTTGGATTCCAGATATAGAAACAACGATAATCAGTCATTCCGATTTGGGCTTCTTCTGGCATCACGTCATCGAACAAGTTATTCATGACATTAGGCTCGCCTGGCGGCTCACCTGATATCTCAAACTTGGAGGGGAAAGCTCCTAAATCATTGGAAGGTTCTTTGTTGAAAGAACCGCCTGAATGTAACCATTGTAAATCAGCCATTTTTCACTTTAGACAAAATATATCTGACATTTCTTGGAGTATAACCAGTCAATTCCGCGATTTGCTGTATGCTCATACCATAATTGAAAAACTCAACAACATTTTTGTGATTAGCTTTTAACCTGTTAGGGATTACGTTGAAACTATGTATTGTTCGGTAAATTTCACCAATAGATTTGCCTGTAATCTCTGCAATCTCCTTCATTTTCATGTCAGGAGAATGCATATACAAACTCACAAGTTCCTGATCGGAATAATCATTTTCCTTGTGGGTAAAAAATTCTTTAAAACTTTCCATACAATCTATTTAGAGATTGATTAAGAAAGAAATGGTGAAAAATGGGTGTTACTTTTCTTCTTTTAGAGCAAGAGCCATATCTTGTTGACTCAACAACTCCACTTTTTTGTTATTCTTTTGTGCCCAATTTATCACTCTTAACATTAATTTTTCTTTTATTTTTAGAAGCCAAAAATTTTTCATGGGCACATTATAATAAAGATAAATTTAAAAAGCAATATACAAAAAAAGGCACTCATTTCGAGTGCCTTTTTTACTTACTTATTTGTTACTTTTTCCTGGTCTTATTCACATGCTTGGTCGCCCATTCATTAAAACTTCCTGGACCACCGATTTTCTGAGTAGGTGCATAACCAACTTCGCCTGGTGCAGGCTCAGTGTTTGCTGACTTGTTAGTGTCTTCTGGTGCAATTAAAGTATCTTCATCAACTGGAACCCAATAACCCTCTTCGTCCTTAGCAAACTTAGTTCCACCTGTCATATCCCTTAATTTAGCAAGGAAGCTGTTCTCTTCCTTTTCTTCTTTCGCCATCATATTACACTTGGAACATTTACCCTTTTGCTTATACTTGAGCATGTCCGCACCGTTAGCAGAATTCTGTTTCTTGTCTTTCTCATCAACGGCATCTTTGCCTTCTTTTTTCATCATCATTGGTGGCTTTGCGCCCATGTCACCGCCTCCAAATGGTGGCTTTTTCTTCTTATCCATAGGTGGTGGTGGACCTTCTTCTCCATCGCCTTCATCACCCATATCATCATGGTCCTCACCGTCTTCATCATGGTCATGATCTTCTTCATCGCCGTCTTCATCATGGTCCTCACCGTCTTCATCATCACCCATATCATCATGGTCATGATCTTCTTCATCGCCGCCCATATCATCATCATCGGTGGCATCGGCACCGCCCATATCTGGGGCCATACCTGGGTCTTCACCTGGCATAGGCTTCTTGGCTTTTTTCATCATGCCAAAAAGTCCAGGGGCTTCGTTTACTGAACCAACAATATTTGCAGACTTGACACCTAGATTTGTATAGCCAAGATTTTCCTGCAAAATTTTCCAAGTCTTATATGATATCATATTTTGTCTCCATTAATCCTTATTCTATTTATGCTTTAGTCCTAATTATTTTAAGGTCTTGTCAGCGCTTTTAGCAAATGTTCTCTACGAAGCCTTTCTACCTTTCGTCTTTCCTCTGCCAGTTTTTGGACGTTTTGCATCGCAACAACATTAGGATGTAATTGTGCCTGATTTACAATATTGTTTTGCAAGTGTGGCACTTGTACAGGTCTATTCGCTTTTGCTCCGCATCCACATCCCATAAATCCCCTTATCTTTTATTTATGTAGTTAACACTCTTATTTAGTAATACAAATAAAAAAAACTCCGCTATGATTTATAGCGGAGTTTTACACCAATTAAGAATTAATTACTTTTTGGCAGTTTTCTTTGCTGCGAACCTGGGCTTCGGAAAAGCCGCTCGCTCAACTGATAATACACAATTGTATTTTCGGGCGATTTGACGCGCCGCTTGTTCCAAATTAGAAGCGTTTTCATACATTGTATTGCCATCTTTCTTCTTAAGCCTAGTCAGGGCGAAATTTGGCATGTTTACCAACCCTTCAAAGCCGTATGGCGTCGAAGTAACTAACAGTTTCATAACTTGCATAAAATACACCTTTCTCAAAGAGATGATGGTAAATTACCCTAATCACAGATTAATTTCAAGATCAAATTTTTTAAAAATAGGATAAATATTTGTCTACAACCCTATATAATCTAAGGTTATAGTTCAGGAGACATATGAAAACATTTTTCCAGTGGGCAAAAGATAAGAAATATGAGATTCCAGTAATGGAAAAAACATTGAGAACGGGTATCCACACGGCAATGCCAAGAGGCTATATTAGAAGTCAATATCCTGACGGTTACTTTGCTCCAGTAATTGGAACATGGGAACTAGACTTGAAGAATCAGGATAAATTTGTCAAAGACAAGGCACCGTCAGATGGCGCACCTTAATAAATTTTCCCCCTCATCTCGAAGATAAAAAGGCCCAATAATTTTGGGCCTTTTTATTTGTCTGTAGACTTTTTTATTCTCTGTTTGTGATCCTTGTCTACTAGACTTTGCGGTTTTTTAGGTAGAAGATCAGGCGGCACATTCCCCCAATAACCCCAACTATCATCGTTTTTAGGATGTGCAAAGATCATTCCCAACTTAAAATACTTATCAATAATTTCTTCAACTCGATCTTTAGGTAAGCCAGAATCCGTCGAAATACCAGTTGTTGAACGCCATATATATTTTGGATTTCGTGCCAAAGATACAAAGAAAGCAAATTCTTCATCACCTTCCTTAGTGCCTATTGGATAAACTTCTGTCCATTTTTTTGGTTTCATTTTTCTCCTAAAATTTGAGTCTAAGCTATTATATAGATATAGGTTATATTAGTAAAGGCCATATATGAAAAAAAATAAATTAAACAAATTGAACAGGCTGCACCATTCACAGGTGTTAGACATGAAGCGTAAAAAAGCTGCGAACGCAGTCAAAGGTGATGGTGTATATCTCTTTGTCAACAATACTAGAGGCGATTTAAGTTTGCCTAAACCACCTTTAAAAGGCCCAAATCCAGTACCGCCAGGTAGAACTTTTGAGGGTGATAGCTATTTTATGTGCTTATTAAAAACTAATGACGTGAGGTTAATAGAAGTCATTAAACCAGCAGCGAATACTGTTCCTAATGCTGCACCAGTTCTTATTAATGAAAGGATAGAAAACATGCCACAGAAATTGATTCTAGATCAACCAGAAACATTTGGCCATCAAGGTAAGATTGAACATGTTGTTCCAGACGGTCAAAATGTTAAGTTGAATGAAACCCAACCAGCGGAAAAACCAGTTGACAAACTTCTAACAGAAGACCCATTGGCAGGCGTTGAAATCATTCTAAACTAAACAAATTCAAATAAAAAACCCATTGTAAAAATACAATGGGTTTTTTTCATGCCTATTATCTATTAACGACGAACAATCACTCTATTGCCAAAGAGTCCGTTTCTTACTACTATGTTAGCTCTGCCATTGTTTACAATAACTCTGCTACCAAATAAACCACCAAATAGACCGTTATTGACGACAACAGTATTGTTAAAACCAAAGCGATTTACTCCAAAAGTATTGAATCCAAAGCGATTGAATCCAACATGGTTAAAACCAACTCCGTAGCCAACACCAAAAGCTGGTGTGTAGGCAAGTGCTGGAGCTACTGCGCCGACTGGTGCAAAAGCAACAGGGGCAGGACAAGGATCAGCTACTGGTGCTGCAAAAGCAACAGGGGCAGCTTGGCAAGGTGCCGCGACTGCATATGAAGCTGCTACTGGATAAGCAACAGGAACGGCCACAGTTACAGGAACAGGAACGGCATAACCAACGCCTACTCCATGAACACCGAAACCAAATCCATGATTTACAAATCCGAAATTGTTAAATCCGAAACCAAATCCATGATTTACAAATCCGAAATTGTTAAATCCGAAACCAAATCCATGATTTACAAATCCGAAATTGTTAAATCCGAAACCAAATCCACGATTGACTACAACTACGTTACGATTGAATCCACGATTGACTACAACTGCATTGCGTCCGAGACCACGACGAACAACTACTGCGGCATCAGCTACTGGTGCTGCACTAAACAGCATGGCTGCGCCTAAAATCAAACTAGTTAACCACTTCATAATCCTCCTATAATTTAAGACACTTTATATATGCCTTCAATACCGCAAAAATTTAATCAATTCACAAATTAATTTACACCAATTTGCCTTAGCCATTCTAAAATACTCTGTCTTTCATACACTGAAAGCTGAAATTGCGTTTCTTTTGGGGGCATATGGCCCCTAGCAACTTCTTCTTTAACTTTTAACCAATTAACATTTTGGTTCAAATGTCCAATCTGAGTATAGATTTGGAACTCCTTTTTAGCTCCTACCCCCGTATGGCATTGGGCACATGTCCTACCAAATGCGTTAAAAACCACCTGCGTTAATTGTTGATCGGGTTGCCTGGGAGCCTGTGATTGTTGTGGTTGTGGTTGTGGTTGTGGTTGTGGTTGTGGCGTACCAGGAACGGGTGGAGGGCCACCATCAGAAGTTCCATCTGCCATCTTATTCATTTCCTCCAACAACGCTTTAGCAAGTTCTCTAATTTGATCTTTCCTGCTAAGACCCAGCTGTTGTTGCTGTTGTTGCTGTTGTTGCATGTTATATGCATTGGGTTGCTGATATCCGTATGGTTGTGTTTGCATCCCATAACCATATGGTTGAACTGCCGCTGGATAAGCACCCTGCTGCACGACAGGATAAGCTTGTGGGTATCCTGTTACAGGCACGGTCGGCACTGCATATGTGGTTGGGACATATTGAAACTGAAATGCTGGAACCAAAACAGGATATGCAAAAGTTGGTGTGCATATTGTTTCTACTACGGGGGCGCATACTGTAGTGCAGACGGTATTGCAAACTGGCGCACATACTGTTCCGCAACTCACTGGCGCGCAGCGACCTCTAAATATTCCACACCTTCTTCCGAAGGCAAAGGCATCGCTGCTTGCAAAAAATAGACTAATCGCTCCTACTGCTAATAATGTTATAAGTACCCATTTTCTCATATCACTCCTTCTTAGTTAATTATGGCTTCGGTATAGGAATAAGTGGTCCAGGTGGGAACTGATCCGCATGATCTAATCCTTGCTTCCTTGCCATAATTAAAATCATAAATCTCTGGAATGAATGCTCCCATTGGTCACGTTTAATGGGGCGGATCGGGCTACGCAATAACCCTAGAACCAAATTGTCCTTACTAGCCTTTATATATCCATCTAATTGGTTAAATTCTACACCAATATCTCTGGAAACCTCTTCATGTGTTAAAAGGTTCTCAATATAATTGTTGTATATCTCGCTCATGACTCTGGATACAACTTCTGATTGCAAACCAGTTGACCTAGAAACAGCATCACGATACAGATTTTGGTCTGCAACTATTTGCCTATCTAAGTCGGAACCAAATAAATCTTCAATCTTATAAAAATCTTCTTTCCTAGTTACCAATAACTTAAGTTCTCTAGGATTCTTTAATTTGTTTGTCAATGCGCGAACTTCGTCATTAATTGGTCTAATACCATCAGCATGACAAATCATACAACTTCTTCCTGGTCGTACCAGTCTGTCAACTGAACCATTATCAAGAGCAATTTCAGGATTAGCAAAATCAACTCTTTTCCCTTTACCATCCGTTAATAAATAAGCTTGCAGTCCATTTGGCAACGTTCCTATTTCTTCGGTTGCATCAAATTGCTCACGCAATAAGAATTGAACGTAATTCCTATCATCTACTGATTTTAATGAATCATGGCTTCTCCAGATATAGCCGCCCGTAAAAGTAGGGCTTCTATTTAGAGTCCTATTGTTTCTTGCAACCATTGAAGTTACAACAACAGCTTTATCCTGTGATCTTGCTTTTTCAGCAAGTTTTTCATCTGCAAAAATTAACTTGTCAAAATCTTCTGCTTTATCTCCTAGTTTCAAGAAATCATAGTAGGCTGGAGGGACTATAACATTTGACATAAACCAATCTCCTCTATAGATTGGAAAGTCAGAATGTGTGTTGCTCATCAATGTTTGATAACCTAACGGGTCTAACCAAGGCACCTTACAATCAATTACAAACTTTCTTTTATTAGAAACTGTTTCTTCTACTTCTACGTCCTCTAGAGTGACTACTTCTTTAAAAATCTGCTGACCACGTTGGTCATATTGATTAGTAGGAACTTTCTTAACTTTTTCTACCTGCTTCTTAACCTTTACCTTTTCAAAAACAGGTTGTTCTACGAACATATGGAAATAAGGTTCTGGCTGTGGATGGACTCCACTACCTTTAAGACCTAATTTCTCCCATGCTTCAGGGGTCCATTCATAATCATTGATATTTAAACGAATCAAGGTTTCATCACTAGCCCCTACAAATTCTGGGATGTACATCTGTCTTCGTGTACTTAGAGAATTACACACGAAGGATAAGGCGGCAGCATATTCTTTCCTTTTGGCTTTTGGTATGTTATAGAGAGATATATAACGTATGTAAGGTCGCATTTCTACTGGCAGTGATAATAAGTCACCAGTAGCAAATACAACTGCACTATTAGGCCCATATAAAATTTCAGGTGGTGGATTTAAATTAGGTGGCCCAACATTAGGCAGAGAATTAACCTGCTGATTAACAGGTGGTGTATCACTCACTTGTGGTGGCGGCGTTGGCGGCTCCACAAGTTTAGGCGGACCATTGTTAACTAATTGACTATTTTTAGGCAACGAAACATCAACCCGTGGTGACGTAGTATTAATCACAGGTTGCGTTTTAACTTGCAAATCAGGAGTAGAAGTCTCAACTTTACGGTCTGCGTTGCGTGATGCTGCTGTTACGAATACTAAGACAGCAGCAACAATCGCTACACACGACATAATAACACTAAATTTTTTCATTCGGCATCACTTCACTGTTGGTTTAGGCTGCAAAGCATTTAAAATCATTTGAACAAGGAACTGCATAATCTGATCTCCGTACTGCTGCTCCAACACAGGAAGATAAGTCGTAATCATCTGAACTATGTACTGAACTAATTGCTCTCCATATTGCTGTCCTAATGTAGGGAGAAAATTCGTAATTTCCTGAATAATAAATTGAACGATCTGACTCCCATATTTTTGTTGTAATGTTGGAAGTATGTTTAATATTGCTTGGACAATAAATTGTATAACTTGGTTCCCATATTTTTGTTCCAAAATAGGGAGGAAGTTTTTAATAAGTTGTGGTAGATAATTTTCAATAAGAGCTTCTATAAAACTAATATCAATTCCACCAACATTTCCAGTAACACTACTGGTAATATCATTGCCGACAACAATGTTTCCAGGCACAACTACGTTAGCAGCGGCGAAATTTGCCTGCTTCTTAGCAAATAGGGACACCAAGAACTGTAGTAGTCCAGGACCAAATTTATTCATTACCTCAACAATTAAACCAACACTAAATCCATTGCGTGCTGCTTCCACTACAAGGGCGAGTATATCAGCCCCATATTTTTCCAGTATATCAGTTATCCATGTGGCATCAAAGCCAAAATTTTCTGCACTAATCTTTAATTCTTCCGACATTTTTGCTCCTTAATTAGGTACAATAGGCACTTCATCAGCTGGGGTATTATCTTGTGGGTCATCTATAATTGCTTGAATTGCAAAAGCGTCTGGGTTCATCATGTTGAAATGACCCCTTTGCAAATAACAATGTCCATTCTTACCAAAATTACTACCCCAACTATTCTGTATCTTAATTAGCCAGCCATATTTAGCTGATTTCTTGAGGCCCATGCCCAATACACAATGACCACCACCACCACCTGCTGGCAACGGGGCAACACCTTCACTATCTAAATTTGGGAAATTATTGCCAACATATAATCCAAGAGGACATACAAAACCCAACGTAATTGCAGAACAAATGTCCTCGAAAGTCTGACAATGATAAGCCTGAGCCAGCTTAAATCTCTTAGCAATTTCAAAAGCGGTTGGCGGGAATTGATTTTGGAACATCGTTCCTGCTGGTATATCCCCTAATCGACAGATTCCATATTGCATTAAAGCTTTTAACGCATCGGAGATTTGTGCCCCTGCATCCCTTCCACCATTAATTAACCCATATGCAAAGAATGGCGTAAATGGAACCAATGGTCTTCCAGATTGCTTATAGCACATCTCCATACCCGAACATGTCCCATGTCCTACACAACTACTAGTCATGCCCTGATTTAGAATCGGTAAGTTGTACCATTCTAAATCAATTTCCTGCCATTGCGATGGATCAAGGGTCGTAGCCATTGCTGACCCAAATTTTGGAAACTCCTTTATGGACTCAGAAGTTTCGGGGATACATGCTAAAACTCTATAAAATCCATCGAATTTAATAGAAGGTAAATTACTAATTGAATACTTGCCTATATGCATTATTGTCCCCCTAAAACTGAATTTAAATAAGCTAAAACTTCTGCCTCTGTCCTTGGTACGCGAATTGGCTGACCTTTGATGCTACCATTGTTTTCTTGTATTATTATTATTGGTATGCCGCCCCACTTAGCCACTATTTTATCAAGCCCTTTTTCTTTTAATAAAGGATTGGCAACATCATACACTCTATAAAAAGCATTTTTGGAAGTAGCCGCGTCCCTAACCTTTTGAGAATTAAGAACTTGGCCTAATTCAGGTGTACTATTGTTCATATCATATACAAAAGTAACATGGAAAGGCGCACCTCCAACACCAGGAGTTGGCACAGGTGGAGGATTAGGGCCTGGCGGAATAGGAGTTCCACCAACCGTTATATTGGTCCTTGCAAACTCCGTCATTTTGCCACCGACTGAGCCGACAGCAAAAATGTTAATTAGCCCACCTTGGGGTGGGATTGAAATAACAATTGTGTTACCTTGGGGTAACGTAAAATACTTAATCTTAACCGCACTGACTACAAGCCATTTCACATCACCATTGCACTTGGCCTGGATTGTGATAAAGCCTTCATCATTTTTTACTGTCTGGTCTTCAGGGAGTTCTATCCCTTCTACTTTATTTCCAGACGCTGCAATAGGAGTTACCGTTGGAACTGTTGCCGTTGGAGGTGCTGGATTCTGCGATAAAGCAGGGGATATTAAGCCAAGAAGGAGAACACTACAAAGTAATTTTTTATATACCATATTCACCTGTTGTTTAATAATCAAAATTTAAGATAGTAATTTTTTAAAAATTAAGCAAGAAAAAAATTTTCTTTACGGGACAGAAATTCGTGCTATGATACCTTAGTTGTACCAGCCAAGCTGTGTCAATTTATTAGTAATTGAGGAGGTGAATTATGTCCACTCACACTTGTCCAGTTGTACCAATTGTGCTGGAAAAACACGATAATGCTGATTCCTTGTCCATTGTTAGGGTCAAGGGCTTTATCTATGTTGCTCGCACACAGGATTGGGTCAATCATCCGCTTGGCGTTTGGATTGAACCAGATATGGTTGTGCCCGCTGATCGTCCAGAATTTGCTTGGCTGGAAAAATCTCATAAACTCATTGAGAACAATGGGGTTAAAGGCTACCGTATTAAGGTTAAGCAGCTTCGTGGCGTTATGTCTATGGGTCTAATGACTCCTGCACCAGAAGGTACTAAGGAAGGCGACGACCTTATGTCGCATTTTGGTATCGTTCGATACGAACCACCGATGCCGCTTTCCACTTACGGAGAAGCTACTAAACCGCCGCCAGGTGTCCGCTACTCTTACGACGTGGAAAATGCTTACAACTTCTCTCACCTCTTTACTGATGAGGAAGAGATTGTTGCCACGGAGAAAGTGCATGGTGCCAACGGTCGGTTTGCTTATGTGCCCGATATTGGAATGTTTGCAGGGAGCAGAACCGAATGGAAGCGACAGAATGATACTAACCTTTGGTGGAAAGCATTAGAGAATAACCCAGAAGTTGTAGAGTTCTGTAAAGCTAATCCCGAAATCACCGTATATGGCGAAGTATACGGTCAAGTGCAAGACCTTACCTATGGTTTTGAAAAAGGCAAGGTTGCTATCATTGTATTCGACCTTCTTCGTAATGGCGAATGGATCAACCACGACGAAGCTAGGGAAATTGGTAAAACTCTTCCTTGGGTACCGATTATTTACCGTGGGCCTTGGAACAAAGAAAAAATCTTTGCTATTGCAGACGGTAAGTCTGAGGTCGCTAAAGTAAAGGGGAAAGACCAAATTCGTGAAGGTATTGTTGTTAAACCGCTCAAGGAACGTAGCAATCTTGAAATTGGTCGGACTCAAATTAAGATTGTTTCCAATGCTTACCTTGAACGGGCGTAATTACATGGCACTGACCTAATAGGTCAGTGCCATGTTTATGGAGTATATAAATGGCATCTGATAAGACTGAAATTGGAAATCGCATGAAATACTATGAAGGGTTTGAAACTCGTCGTAGACTTATGCCTTTAAATCCTGCTGTCTGCCGTTTAGATGGTAAGAATTTCCACAATTTTTGTCGTGGTTTAGAAAGACCTTACGATGAACGCCTATCATCATTAATGTGTGACCTTACTACTTTCCTTGCCAAGGAGTTTTGCGCAGTTGCCGCCTATACTCAAAGTGATGAAATTACTCTTGTGTGGAATCAGGAAAGGTTTGATTCTGAAATCTTCTGTGATGGCAAGATTCAGAAAATGAATTCTTTATTGGCAGCTAGAACTTCTGTCAAATTTAATTCATTACTGTCCCAATACATTCCAGAAAAAGTCAGTATGGAACCGATCTTTGACTGCCGAATTTTCTCTTTGCCGAACACTACGGAAGCTGCCAACGTGTTCTTGTGGAGAGAAATTGATGCTGCGCGTAACAGCGTTCAAATGGCAGGGCGTGCTTATTTTTCTCATAATGAAGTGCAGGATAAGAATGGTTCAGAAATTCAGGAAATGCTTTTCTCAAAAAAGAACATTAACTGGAATGATTATCCTGCGTTTTTTCGCAGAGGTAGATATATATTACGGAGAATTAAAAAAGGAATATTGAAATTTGAAGAAATAGAAACACTGCCACTAAAACACCACGCCCGCAGTAATCCAGAATTAGTTTGTGAACGAAATGTTTATGAAGAAGTTCATTTACCACCGTTAAGGAAAATAGTCAATCGAGAAAGAGTTTTATTTTATAATGAGGAACCTAAAACAAAGGAATAGAATTGAGTAAAATCAAAGTAACATGCAATTTTTGTAAAAAAAGGGTCATTAAGAATGCAGCAATTGTCAAATACCAACAAAAAAGAAATAAACCTTTTTATTGCGGATACAGTTGTTCTAACAAATCAAGAACTGAAGTCATCATAACAATATGTCAATGGTGTAAAAAATCTTATTCCCCAAAATGGAACAAAGCATCGTCTACTTTCTGTTCCATTAAATGCGGGAGTTTGTATAGTTCCCATCAAAGACATGTGAAGTATATAGAAAGATGGAAATTAGGATTAGAAAACGGAAATACTAGTAAGAATGGCGTCATGGTATCGTCCCACATTCGCAAATATTTGTTTAAAAAATACAAAAGCAAATGCAGCGAATGCGGCTGGCATAAAATTCATCCTATAACGAGGCGAATACCTTTAGAAATTGACCATTTGGATGGAAATTGGAAAAATAATTGTGAGAGCAACTTACGTTTAATTTGTCCTAATTGCCATTCACTATCCCCTAATTTTCGAGCATTGAACAAAGGCAGGGGAAGAAAAAACAATTAACCCAGATTTAGTAAGCATAGGTTAAAATTATGGATGTAGCATTTTTTATGGGACTTGTTTCTGGAGTCTTTATAGGTTTAGGCTTCAGTCTATTTGTGTGCAAACACGTTAAGAAGGCAGTCTACGAGGCTATAGTGGAAGCCTTAAATACCAAAAAGACGAAACGAAAAGAAGATATTCTTAACGAAGACGAAGAAGAAGATTGGTGGAAGCCGAAAGGCTGGAGACCAGATGATGAATAAGTCGCAGATGCTAAGTCTGTTGGATGAGGAGGTTTGCAAATGTACTAAATGCCCAGAGTTAGTGACAAATCGCACACAAACAGTCCTAGACTCAGGCAATCCTGAGTCTAGGATTTTATTTGTTGGTGAAGCTCCTGGCCAGTCAGAAGATGAAAAAGGTGAAGTTTTTATAGGCAAAGCTGGGGAACTTCTAACCAATATTATAACTGCTTGTGGTCTCGATAGGGATCAAGACACATATCTCATCAATCCCGTAAAATGTCGTCCACCGAATAATCGCAAGCCTTCCAAAATTGAACTGAGTAACTGTGCCCCGTTCTTTAAGTTGCAGATTAAGATTGCAAACCCAAAGTTTATAGTATGTCTAGGAGCAGTCGCTGCTAAGGCCATCCTTGATGTGGAAGAATCTGTTGGTATGTTGAGGGGGCGTTGGTTCAAATATGAGGACGGCATAGTAAACGCGGAAGTCCTAGTAACTTATCATCCAAGTTTTCTTCTAAGAAATCCTACCGCAAAAAAGGATGTTGCAGAAGATATGCAGTTGTTGTTAGAGAAAATTAAATAGTATGGCTCTGCTAGTAGTTCGGCTACCTTCGGTACTAGCCCCGTAACGGAGTCATCATTATGCTGTGGCACCATTCGTCCGCTCGTCAACTGACCATACTATTTTAACTCTTCGGTCCTCTCTTCAAAGGCACAGGCTTCAGCTTTTCCATGTGACGGTCTGGTTTACCTTTAAGTTCGTGCATCATATTATAGACTTGTTTTGTAATTTCGAAAGCGTTCTCGCCTTTGCACTTCTCACTTGATTGCACACTAATTGTTTTTCTGTCTTTATTATAGAAGCCTTTGGACACTACGAAGCATTTGTGGGCAGGATTCCATGATACCACACAGACCCATTCGCCATCGTCCCAATTCCTGCTAGAGACCAATACTCTTATTGGATTTTCGCCATAAACATGTTTAATATGGAAATTATGCTGTTTCAAGCCCGCCGAAACATACCCCAAAGCGATTTTGGCAAAACCATCTAGCACTTCATCTGGTTTGCTGCGGAAATTGACTTCGATGCTATATCTGGTGGCATTTGAACTCTCATTTAGCTCATCAGCCTGGACCATTAATAAAATATCACCGACAGCGTGTTCATCAATATAATCTCTGAAATTTAGCATATCCACATTATATATATCTTCATGAAGACTTTTAGAGAATGGGTTAAAAAAAGAATTGATGAAGATGGGACTTTTACGAATCCTATGGATATTCAGCAAGCTGTAGGTAATGCTTTGAACCCCACTCCTGGTGGTAATCTTAACCCAAACTTAATAGCTACACAATTCGTGCAGAAAATGAGTAAACCTGTTCTACAAGCTATTGCAAACAATCCTGTAATGCAGAAGCTCCAAGCTGCACAAACACTAGCCAATAAGAAGGCAACTCCAAACCAAGTAGTTGCGCCGACTACAATGGCAAATCCAGTCACCCCAGGCGGACTGAACTATAATTAGTCCATAGTAATTCCTAGAGTTGGTCCGTCTCCCCATCTGTAGATTAGGTCTTGACGCCAATCTTTAAGTCCCTCTTTGGATTCCTGTAGTAAAGCGGGACCGTCTAGTTGAACACCGCCATTAGGCCCTGGAATGTTAGTCCATTTGCCACGAACACGTCCCAACATCGCCATAGCGTGATAAAAAGAACCAGTTATCATGGCGGTTGTAACCTGTTTAAAATCTGGTTTTTTCTGTAAGTAGTGAACCATTACGGCATTACATCCACACGGGGTAGGGTATAGTTTGATATTACAATAGCCATCAACCCATTCCCAGCCACCTAACTGACTTGCCAATCTGTTATACATCTGTTCATACTGCTTATAAAGCACCCATTCTCCTGCTCTACCATAGATTGGAGTATTAGGGTCCATTAAACCGCCCTGTATACTTGAATAAGCACCACCTGGGTAGTAGTATTCTATGGGAAGTACGCCGCCGATATCTGAGCCATTGAATGTAATATTAGGTTGTTCACGGTAGTATACCATACGAATGAAGCCAACATCGGGGGGCATTGTATAAACGCTCTTGCCAGGTTGCGTATTGAATACATAATAGGTGAAATATTCACGACCTGCATATTCTTCAAACTCTAATAAGGCAAGGTCAACTGCTGCGTCTAATTGTTGGTCGTCTAATTCTATCTTAATGACTGGCGCACCTAATTGAAGAAGCACTAAGTCTTTGATTTGCTCACGTACAATTTCACGACATGGACGCTTACCTATTTTACCACAACAGGCTGGCCCTGTTAAACCATTAGGGAACCCAGAGCCGTTGCCACTACATTGGTTGGCCTGAGATTGGCTAGGTCGGTTAATAAACAAAGTATTGTTGTTACAACTATTTGACATTAACTGTATATATAATTGTTAAGAGGAAATATAGAATAGGGAGAGATAAATTGTTTATTAAACCTTTTGAATTTGAGAGTTTTTTCAATAAAGACTGGAAGAAATTTATAGAGTCAGCCCTTTTTGAGGCACATCACAAGGCAAAAGAAGCCCTAAGTATGGGTGGTGGTGAAGTTCCAAAGATGCATTTCTTACCAGGAGACTATACAAAAGACCAAAAATATTTTACACAATTCCATCCAGAGGCACTTGGTCATGCAGCAAAACAGAGATATGCGGATGACTTACTCAAGATGGGACAACATTGGGACGTAACTGGTAAGTTACCAGAAGACATGGATCGGGCGGAAGGTGGTTTTAGAACAATTATCAAAAAACCAGGGAGAAAAAGTGCAGAGGAAAGTGGTATTGACCGTTTTCGCGTCTATAAGCATGTATTAAGTGATATTCTAACTCCTGAAGAATACGCTGATTTGGATGACGAACAAAAAAAGGCATATGATGAAGCACCAACTGAAAAAGTGAAAGACGAAGAAAGCGGAGAAATGGTGCCAAAGAAGTTATTAAAGATTTACACAGGGCATTCACATCTTGCTAAAGCTCTAAGTGCGCCTGCAAAAATAATTTCCAACCAACACGAATACGAAGGCAATACAAAATTCAAGCCAGGCATAGGCTTAAATGATATTAAAATGCACGATGCAGAAGGAAATGTAATAGAACCAGACCCACAGCATGTTAAAGATTATTTGGCATCGGGTCATGGCCCATATGATTATGATCTTGGTAAGGTTCGCATGGTTCCAAAAGAACTTTATGAAAAATTATCTGACGATGAAATTATTGAAAGAATGCATCCAAAATGGAAGTCTTTATATGCACATATTGCAAAAGACCCAAATTGGACTAATATGCGTGATTCACTAAGGCACGGCGATAAGAAAATCGTTCGTGAAATCATGAGTAAAAACAAAAGTTTCAAAGAACTAAGTAACGCTATTGACAAAACAAAAAAGAAGATGCAGGAAGAACCTGGACATAGCATGGCTGGTTTTGAGCCAATTAAGACCGAAAAAGCAACTTCTTTCATGAGTGATTGGATGCGAGCTAGTGCATTGGGCCTTTTGGGGCCTAGATTAAAAGAAGGAGAAATGGTAAAAGACCCTGTAACTGGAAAGAAAGTTCCAGTGCATCTAATGCCATCTGAAGAAGCTAGTAAATATTTTGGTGGTAGGAATTTTACAGCTGGTTTTCATGCTGGTTTATCGAGAGGCAGCAAAGATGGCAAAAAAGCACATCCAGGCGAACACATTAATCTAGAAATCCCTGTAATCCCAAGAATGGTTTCTTGGGAAGACCAAAGTGTGAGTGGTGCATCTTTAGGACATGAGCAGAAAAAGATATGGGTTCCTTATTTGTATGATGCTAAAACTATACCACATATTCCTTGGAATACAGAACAAAAGGCTATAATGGCACACCGCAAAAATCCAGATTTGTTGCCTGGATTCGGTGATTCAGACAAACCATTAACGCCCGAAGAGAAAGAAAAATTAACGGCAGCTTATGAAGACGCCATTAATAATAAAAATTCTAAAGGTGAGCCAACTGCCCAAGCATCAAAACTAAAACAAGACTCTACGTCCATTGATATTACTAATATAATGAATAATTGGGATTTGTTAACTCCAGAACAAAGAGAGCATGTCGTCAAGAATTCTAGGAGCTTATTGCAACACGCAAAAGCCATGCATGGAAAATTTGACACAGCGTCAGCTTCCGATAAGTATTCCCACTCAAACTACAGTCACGGACTTGGATATGACGTAAACAAAAGCAGTATAGGTTCTGCATACTTGCATTTAAATGAAGCTCATAGGAAAGCAGTTATAGATAAATATAGCAAGCAAATGGCTGAAGAAGCAACCAAGGGTGTTTATGGTTGGTTATATGGTTCTAAAGCCGCTGGCGCTATTATGCAAGGTGGAAAACAAGGAGATGAACAAAAACTATCTCAATCTGCACTTGTGCCGCAATATATTAAGGCCGCGATGGAAAACGTTACTCCAGAACTTATTGAGATTTCCAAATATTATCTCATGACATGGTTAAACGACTATTGGGTTGGTATTGACGATTCATCTGTAGGTTTAAATGCGGTCAAAGCACCTGCAATTATAGCCAATCCAGAGATTGCAACTAAAGAAAGAATAAATAAAGTTATATCACTAATGGCCACTCTATCACAAGGAGCAATTAGTAATGCACCACCAAGAAGGGCAAGAACAAAATTTGGCCATCAGACAGGTGCGACTTCTGACATTGGTGGGGATACAGACATTACTAATTTAACTTCTAAAGAAGATCAACAAAAGAAATATGGTCAGTGGCAACAAGATTGGTGGACAAATCGTCTCGCTAAGCATCCTGGGGAAAAAGTTGGAATGTCATGGAAAGGCAACTTAGGTGAATTCACGTTGCCTAAAATTGCCGAAGGTATCCGCCAAAGAGTTAAAGATTCCTTGGGCGGTGCTGCTAGCGCAGAAGTTGATAAAGCTATGGCAAAAGCTACAAAAAGAATGCAAATTGCTATTGAGGCAGCACAAGCTTTAACAGGTTATTATGATAACGAATATTCGTTAGAAAAAAACGAAAAAGGTGAGCCAAAATATACAGAGGAAGAATTGGAAAAAATAGTAGACGAGCGTGTTAAAAAAGAACTTCCAGAAACATTGGCAAAACAAGCGCCAGAACTATTCGCAAATATGAGTAAAGATGAAAAAGAAGATTTAGAAACAAGATTGAGAGAAAAACAACAATCTGCTGGCTCAATGTATCTGCATCACGATTCTGAAAAAGAAACTCCAGAATATATTAAAGAATTTGAAGAAGCTATGAATGAATTCTGGAGTAATGTTGCCACAGAAGAATCAGCATACATGCCAAAATACGATGAAACTAATAAAAAGTTTATAGATGATACTTATAAGATTTACTTACCAGATTTTTGGAAAAGAGGTGAGACAGTAAACGCGGCGGACATTATTAAAAAAATAAGTGCCGTATACAGTGCTGTTTCACCTAATCCAGGGTCGAAAATGAAGGCAGTCATTAATAAAAACTTAATGGCTAACGCATTTGATATTTATAAGCAAATTCTTCTTGACGCACACCAGGCTTCAGGCAAAACTGATGAACAAATGAAGCAAGAACTACAACAGGCTGGCTTAGGTACGGCGCATGATGAACCTGTTAAGGCCCCTCTACAAGCCCAGCCAATGCAGCAACAACCACAAGTAGCGGCTGTTGCTGCTAATGAGGTAGATGCTGTATTGGTTAATCTAGCTAAATATGATAGTGCAGCAGAATTCATAAAATTAGCTAATCAAATATTGACGAATGCAGATGAATTAAAGCAAAGTCCTAATCATGCTCTAATCGCGGACAAAATATTCCAGGCATTAGAAAAATGGAAAATCCGTAGAAATGAAAAAATGATTCAAAACTCTAAAGCAGGAATACTGCCTGATATGGCAGAAACAAATGCTGTAAATACAGCATACAAGAAATTGAGAGACCTACATCAAACTTTGGCATAATATGGAAGAATTATCTTTTAAAAAATGGTTGATGGAGATGGGTGGCGCAACCGATGCCATAGTCGGCAGTTGCGCCTCAACTGCTGACTACCAAGTTCAAGGTGCGTGTAGTGATTTAAAAGCAAGAAAACCCAAGAGAAAAAAGAATGAACAATCTATCCCAGATGCTACAAAATCCTAAAACAATGGTTTTGAGAAAATTCATGGTAGAGGTTTTAGGTAATAAAATCGTAAATTATGAAGACTTGTTAACTAGAATTGGGGTTAATTTGGTTACGGAGAGTGACCTTCAAGCATTTACACACATGATTAATGACATATTGGGCGTGGGTTATCTAAAAGCAGTCACGGATTACAGGACTCAATTAAACGATATGGGTATTGAAGTTACTATCAAGGAATAAAGTTCGGCTGATAATCACTTATCTGTGACGTAACTATCCAGAAATTACTATCTCCATAACTTTCATTACTTTTAATTCTCCACCATCTCCTATCTGTATTCAGTGGAAAAATAACAGAGTTTTCAGGAACTTCCTGTTTGGTGATTAGTTTTAAATAAAGGTCCGTTGTTTCGTAAACTTTAGCTTCAAAAGTAAACTTATCACCATATTTTATTCTATTGTAGTTGGACCCATAAAGCGGATCAACTTTGGTAATAACGGTAGCAGGAAGACACCACACATCAAATACGTCCACATCCTTTTCAGTACTTTCTTTAGACTTTTCTATTACTATCCCAGCTTCTTTGATTTCGACCTTAATTTTTTCTGGTTCGGGTTGACTATAGGTTCTTTGCCCAAATTTGTTGTGGAACTTAATCTCTTCGCTTTTCGGCCATAGCGATTGGGAATTCATTACAGGATTTGGCTTGCTGTAGCAGTATATGCTACCGTCCTTATTTTTGATGGCCATAATTTAACACTTTTATAGGAATATAACTAAGCTATATGTATGTATGATCCTAATTATCATAAAAACCGAGCCGAAAAACGTAAACTAAGAGGCCAATGCAGATATTGTGACAGCACAATATGTGCTAATTCCACAGTATCATGTAGTGCTTGTCTTAAAAGGTATAATAACTATAAGAAAAGAAGAAGGGTATTCGAGATATGCAGAAATTGCCCCAATAAAATCAGTAAAAGATCAAGTTGCCTATGTGATATGTGTCTCGATAAAAATAAGACAAGGATACACGGTTATGTGACAGATATAGACGAAACTTCTATAGCTAGAAGAAAATATGCTTCAATCAAGTCAAGTGCCAAAAAAAGAGATATTGATTTATCATTAAACATTAGTGAATTTATTGACTGGTATATATCGCAACCTCCTGAATGTTATTATTGCGAAATACAGATCAACGAACTTAAAAAAATAAAAAGAAAAAAATCAATAATGACAATAGACAGAAAAGAAAACTCTCTTGGCTACACTTTGGACAATATTTGTCTGGCTTGTTTTCGCTGTAATAATATGAAAAGCAATTTTTTCAAGAGTAATGAGTGGAAAGAAATAGCATCCAAATACATTGTGCCAAGAATCAATGAGTATCATGCATAAATAACTTATATGACTATTAAAAATTGCGACGGAACGCCTTATCAACTTTCTGGTTCATTAGACCTTTTCGACCCAACAAGTCCAGATCATGCGCTTGTAAGTTCTTTTGATTCCCAGCTTATTGATATAGCAGGCTCACCTATATTTTACTACGAAGTCTTTATACAGACTCATAATACTTTAGATAGGTTATATCGTGAAGATCGCGGAAAGATTTTCTCTAACAACCCAATACAACTAAAAGGCTACTACGAACCTATACCTTCTCAGAACTTCATCAACCAGTTTGGTATTGATGCACCAGATGAATTAAAGATTCAATTTAATTACAATGACGTGCTTAAAGCCATAGGTCATCCGCCAAAGGTTGGGTCTAGAATTTTTACACCACTTAAATCTGAAAATTGGGTTGTTATTCAGAGAAATGCAGGGGACTTCTTCTTATATGACCAGTTAAGATTAACGCTTATAGTTCAGAGATTCCAGGAATCTGTTTCTACTGGCGAAGGTCGTGTTACTCAGAAACGACCCGACATTAACTTAAATACAGGTAGTGCAATAGTGGACAATAATAGCAACAATATAAAATGCAAATAAGGATAAGTTATGACGAACATGAAAGATGTAAATGCAGAGAAGTCTCTAGTCGAATGCCAAGATAGAGACAACGTAAACTCTGTAAACATTGATCCAGTTCCAAAACAATGTGACGATAATTGGCCTTCTCAGAAAAGAGTCCCAAGGAATCCACCTTTAGATTGGCGTCAAGTGCCCAAAATACCTGATACCAAACTAGGACAAACTGGAAACTGTGACCCTATTCAAACTGGTCAAATCGTAAATGATCTAGACACACCAAACAGAGAAGTGGTTTATCGTTATGCTCGTGGCATACGTGCTAATGATGAAGCAATGTTGGATACATTTAGAAATATAAAAGTAATTGATGACCAAGGCCAGCAACACACTATTCCAATTATATGGGCCAGTCAAGAAAAAGCAGTAGATATGATACTGCAAGATAACGTTAGAAAAGATAATTCTTTAGTAGTTGACAGAATCAGGCTCCCAATCATGGCGATTTGGAATAATGGCATGACTCCAGACCTAAAAAGATTTACTTACCAAAAAGCATACTCAATATTGCCTTGGTTAAGCATGGACGGGCATAGTCCTGGGTTTACTCAGCAAGAAAAATATCAGAAAGATACTTTTTTCGGGGTTACTAGAGGTTGGCCAGTAGACATAAGTTATGTTTTATACATATGGACTCTTTACGAAGAGGACATGAATCAAATTTTGGAACAATGTTTCTTAAAATTTTCTTCTGTTGCGTATCTACAAGTGAAGGGCGTTTATTGGGAAGTTATTGTTACACTGGATAGTACAGCCAACAATATTGACTTAGAACCAGGGGATGCCAAGGTCAGAGTTCTTAAATATCAACTCAACATGACAGCAAAAAGTTACATTCCGCAGCCAATTTATAGGCTCAAGCATCTTCCACCGTCTATATGTTCAGACCCAACGGCCAAACCTGATGACTTAGTATTTCCAAGAACTCCTATGGCTCCTGACCTGGAAAATCCAGAAATGCCAGCAGGCGTCCCGATGAATACTATGGAAGTGATGACAGATGAAGAAATGAGAAAGGCTATTGCGGAAGTCCGCAATAACTTAGCAGAACTTGAAAAATCTTTAATACAGAAATAATTATGAAAAAAACAGCACTAATAGGTCCAGCGGGCAAAGGCCCGATAAACACTCCAATATATGTTCACAACATACAAGAACTAGTTGATAATTTTGGGAGTCATTCAGACTTGGTAAGTACTGCTCAACATCTAATATTTTCTGGGCATACTCCTTTGATAGTAAGGGTGGCGGGGCCTCAATCTTTACAAACACCGTATGTGAGAATAAAAGACAAAAATCAAAAACTATGCATGGTTATTGGTGCTGACTCCCCAGGTTCAGAAGGCATCTTAACCAGCATAGATGTGAGTCATAATCAAGACGATACATTCAATTTAGAAGTTTATAACAGCGGTCAACGAGTAGAGTTTTGGGGTAATCTAAATTTACAGTCCGTCGAAGAGACAATTAATCTAGCTTCCAAGTGGATTAATTTAAAAATAGTAAACAAATCTTTACCCCCTCCTAAACTCTACCAATTAAAATGTGAAGAAAACTTATTCAACCCTCGCAAGGAAGATGAGCCTCACATATATTTAAATGGCCTAAGAACTTTAGAAGATTTTGATATAGAATTTATTTCGATGCCAGGCTGTAGTTCAATCAAGGCTATTAATTTCGCCATAGAGCATTGTGAAGAAAGGGATCGAATTTTAGTAATAGACTCCCCAAAAGGCTATAAGCTTTTGGAGACCTATAAATACTGCAAATATTTGACGCCATCGGACAACGCAATGATTGCATGGCCTTGGGTTCTTAACAATAAATCATTCGCACCGCCTTCTGGGGTGATTCTATCCAATTTATTAAGTTGGTCCTTTGTGTGGCAACCTGGAAAATTAAAACTAACTGGCATTACTGGTACAGAGTTCGAGGCATTCTCAGATGAACTATCTTACATATCAAAAGAAAAACACATTATAAATATAATCAAAACAAACCCAGATTCTGTGATTAATAACGTATTAAAAACACTGGATGGAAACAAAGTTTCAAAAAGAAGGCTATTAGCTGGTGTAAAGAGAGATATCAAGAAGGCGACCGTCGATTTGTTGCAGAACTATAAGCCCACAGACCCTATCTTCAGGGGTAAATTTATGAGTGTAACCGAGTATATACTTAACCAGATCAGGGAGGATCAAGGAATTAATAATTCCTTGATCCAGGTGAACGAATTGACAAAAGAGGAAGAATTTTCAGTAAGTATAGGGGTTCAACTAATAGATACTCTAGAATTTATAAATATCGAGTTTAAATTTCTTGATATAGGGGGATAAATAAAGATTAAGGAGATTCAAAATGGCATGTGATATTGATACGTTAGACGAAGCTGCCGTAAGAACCGCTGCCGACCCGAATGATTTATGCGGTGGTAATAAGCCTATGGGTCTTGGTGCATTGGGTAACGGAAGTATTATATTCAAACGAAAATTTCGTTGGACTTTGGAAATAGAATATTGCTGTAATAGTGATGGACCCCCTAAAGTCGTAGCTAAAGAATTCGTTAAAACTGGCAATAGACCACAAATTGAGTTTGATGAAGTTCAAATTGATTACTTGAACGCCAGAACGTGGATTCCAGGCAAAGGCGTCTGGCAACCAATAGAGTTCACTTATTATGACGTTGCTGGGAACACAGCTGGAGTTGGTATTAATACAAGTTCCATTTTAGGTTGGATTGCAAGTATTTATGATTTCAATGAACCAGTATGTTTACCAATGAATAGTGCATTGCAAGCATATGAAGGTATCGGAAGACTTATTCTATGGGATGGTTGCGGCAATCCTTTGGAAGGTTGGATATTAAGACATATGTGGCCAAAAACAGTTAATTGGGGTGATTTGGATATGACTAGCAATGATGAATGCACAATCACATTGACGATGAGATATAGTGATGTATCCTACATTAGTTATTGCCCAGCACAAACTCTGGACAAGTGCCCATGCATTCCATGTCCATAATTTCATTAAGTTTCGAAGAGGGGCGAATTTTCGTCCCTCTTTTTTTATATATAAACAAAGAGGTATTATATGGTATGTCAAGGTCAGCCAATGGGCTTTTATCGTGGTGAATGGGGTTCAGATGGCACCACGTTAAATTTCAACCCAAAACAGAAATCCAGATGGCTATTTCAAATACAAAATATTACAAGCGGTGATGCTGGGTCTGGGCCATTACCTTGCATTAGAGCATCACGACCTAAACTACAATTCCGCCAAATGCAAGCAGAACACTTAAATGAGACAATATCTTATCCAAGTAAACCAGATTGGCAACCAATTCAAATTGTAATCTACGATAGATGTATATCATTTGAACACCCAATTATGACATGGTTGAGACAGCAATATGATCCTAGTCCTGTTGGTTGCAGTGCTTGGTATCCCTGCATTGATCCTTTGTCTTTTAAGACCTGTGCGCAGTTACTTTTGCTAGATGGATGTGGTAATATTGTTGAATCATGGACATTGGAACATTGCTATCCAGAAAATGTTGATTTTGGTGAACTTGACATGTCAAACATGGAAATTATTACAGCTGATGTGACACTAAGATATGACCGTGCATTTCAAACGTTTCCAGTTGAGCCACATCCTTTATACCCAAGTGAGCCACATCCTTTATACCCAAGCACTACTTGTACATCCTGTGTTGATCCAACATGTGATGAGTCTGAAGAAGGCGGCAGTGGCGGTGTTGATAACTCTGGTGGTAGTCAAAATCAACCTTCCAATGATACTAATGTATTCCCACCTGGCCCTGGAGGGGTCCAGACTAATCCTGGTTTTGCCCCTAGAATTGTGATTCCTGATTTTAGTATGATTTAATATTCAAACAATCCAGGAAAAAGACTTTTACATTCTTCAATAATGTCTTCCAATTGTTTTGTTCTACAGTCCAAAACTCGACAAGCCCCGCTTTTGTTTAGTCTGCCTTTTTTTGTATAAACTTTAGATTCATTTGTTAATAAAGCATCTATAATTTTACCATAACCCTTATCTATCAGTATTTGAATGATCTCTTGTTGTTCAATCGCTTCAAGCGAATTTTTCGACATAAAAACCCCCTATTTAAATTAGAATTGATTATATATTAAAATTACAGTGTTGCAACATTAATCTTATGGATCAAGGTCGGGACTGTCATCCCAATTATAAACTCCATATGGGCAATAAGTTACAGGATACCAGCATTCATCAGGCTGACACCAGTAATACCATCCGCCAATATGTGGATTCCAATAGCAGAATGTGCCGAAATTCACAAACCACTTATGATGGGTCCAATGATTCCATTTAAAACCTTTATAACTATAGCCCCAATTATACTTTACGACTCCGACTTGTTTGAAATGAGGGTGATTATGATTAATAATAACCGTTGTGTTGTTGTTGTTAATGGTGTTGTTGTGGTTATGATTTGGTGGGGTGTTTGGTTTTTTTGGTGGATTTGGTGGGGTTGGAACAGGGACAGGAAGGGCCGCACTTAAAGGAATGGAAACTACAAACGCTAAAACTAAACCTAATATATATTTCATAAAATCTCCTTAATTTTTATTTAGAACTGACCTTTGGCAACGTAATTATTGGGATTGTTAGGTTTGTGTTTTAGTAGAACTTTTTCAACTTGGCTTTGTAAGAAATCGTGATATTTTTTCTTCAATTCGTTATAATTACGGGCAGTACGGTACAATTGTCGATAATGGTTTAGTATGCAAGTAGTCATATAATTGAATGCTTTGCCTTTAAGAGGGTCAAAACGATCAATTTTTTCAAAACAAATCATTACGCCTTCTTGTATAGCATCATCCATGTCTATCAAGTTAAATTTTCTTACAATGTTCTCCGATAAAGTTAAGAAAGCAACAGCTAATTGTGTCTGGGAGTCACTATAGGATTGTTTGGCTGTTGAATACAAGTCAGTTAAATTTTTCAATTTTTGATGAATTACAACGTTCTTATTCCCTCGCTTCTTTGACGCCTCTAAATCTTCAATACATATCTCGTATTTGATCTTTTCCCTTTTAGACTGTTGAAACCTATTAATAACTTCCTCAAATATTCTGTTATTAAGATATTCTGTACTCAAATGCCTCCTAGAAGAAAAATTAAAGCCTATCTATCTATGTCATATCACACGTTTTTCTTACTTTCTTCCATTCAGTCATTCTTTCGAGTGCCTCTAATTTAGCTTCTTCAAACCATTCTTGCGCCTGTTTATAATAGTCTGGACTGTATAGTTTGCCAGAAGTATAACTCCTAATGTGGTCTATATTATCATCTGTTTGTCTGCTGAAATTTTCTTCATGCCCTATTAAATGAGGTTTAATCTTAAATTGTCTTAGGATCATATTGCCTAAGATTTCTGTATCTGGCCAATTTGGACGTAACGGACTAGGCTTATAATCTACGATATCATGCATATTACAGAGTCTTCTCAAACTCCAACCAAATCCTATTTTGTCCATTACTGGCATGTGGTATATGGTTGCAGTGTGAGACACCATGCCACGCCAGTCGTTGTGCATTCTAGGGGACATTTCGTAGCCTACGACAGGTGAAACTGTGCTGGCCAATTGAACTAATTCTTTAATAAACCCTTGATTTCTTAGGAAACAATCTGCATGAGTAGCAAATAGAAACTCTGTCCTACATAAAGCAAAAGCAGTGTCCATCGCCATAGCTGGAAAATCACTTGGATGTTGCACCCCATTTAACTGAAAAAAATGCACTTCTAAATCATCCGCTTGCAAGCTACGTATTCTTTCTAATTGCTTTCCCCTACTTCCAGTGTCAATAATCATTATGTAAGGCTGTTCTGTTTGGAGTCTCAACAATGCAATACATATTTCTAAAGTCTCAAAGGTATCCATCACAGGGATAACCGCAGTAACCTTATATTCCCAAGGTTTTTTAGGGGAATTTCCTTCCCACGGTGAAGTGGTTGTATTTATCCCAAAACCTCTTAATGGAGCAATGTCTTCTTTCATTTATTTACTCATTTAATTCATGCAGTTAATCGAAGCACTCTATAAAATAGTAGAAAACCCTAGTTCTTTACAGAATTATAAAAACATCCAGGAATATTATCAAGAAAAAGGCATGGAAAATATTGCCGCAGCCTTCAGTAACCTCATAGAAGTGAGATATGCTAACAGTCCTAATATTGAACAAGACAAACAAGATTGAAAGAACTTTGCAATCTGCATTAAGTTTGAATCCAAAACAAATTTTAATTGGAACATACGTACCTATTAATTCAAAATGGGAAGTCGTTGATCTGCACAATAACAACAATTACAGTGCAGATTTAAATAAATTAATAGAACGAACCAAGACGGACTGGATTTTTTATATCAAAGAAAACGAGGTTGTTTTACAGACCGATGATATATCATGTCTAGATGAAAATGCAGCTTATGGTGTGCAAATATTACAAGACGATATCATTACAAAAGAACCTCGATTATGGAATAAGCGCAAGAAAGCTAATTTCAAAAATCCAGTTTTCGAAAAACTAAATATTAGCCCAACAAAATTCCTAGATATTATCCTTTATCAAGAAAAATCCAACGACGAAAAAGAATCAAAAATACTAGAAGGCTGGAAAAAATCAAATCCTCTAGCTTTAGACCCGTACTATTACAAGGCTTTTTATTCGTTAAGTAACAAAAATTTTAAAGAATTCAAGTCATTAATTACCTATTATCTATTTAATTCAAGACACAACGATACATCGTGTGTAATAGCCAGATATTATCTGGCTTTTGTACAAGGTTTAATAGGAAATGAGACGGACGAAGCCATCAATAATTTGGTACTTTGTCTTGCTGAAAATCCATTAATGGCAGAATTTTGGTGTTTGTTGGGAGATATATTCGTCAAATCTAACAATTTCGAAAAAGCTAATATTTTTTATCAAAATGCAATTTTACTAGGCGGTAGGCGATTGAAACTGGACGAATGGCCAATGCACATCTCAAAATATCAAGATTATCCCAAAGAAATGATTGAAAAATGCACCAAACTAGTTGATACAGCCCAGCAAATAACAATTAAGCCTGGCTAAAATCTAATTCATTTACAATGACCGTAACTTGGTCTTCCCATCTACTAACAGCTATAGATTTTGTCCCAGGTGCAAGTTCTTTCAACTTGCTTTCTAGTTGGTCAACATGACAGTTAATAACAGTCCAGTTGTTTTTTACCAATGGTGGCAATTCAAAGTCTGGATTAACTACTTCTTGATTAGGATACCGATCTCTTAATTGCTGCGATGCGTATTTAAGGATGTTTCTATAAATAGGCAGATTGCATGGGCAACTTGGGTTTTTCTCGTACTTAATAATGTCTTCGTGAAGCTCAGGGGGCAGGCTTTGTCTAAAGTTGGTATCTTTCAAAGCCTCCTGCACCTCTTTTATTGATATCTTGTTCATTATCATTCTTGGTTTCAAGTTCTTTTTCCTTAATTTTTTTGGCGGAAAGAAGTCGGCCACATTTTGGGCATTTATATTTCTTTGGCAAAGAAATTAGCGGTGATGGCTTCGAAGTTCTGCCAGTTTCTGGGTCTAATTTGGGTATCCCGCCTTGTATCTTACTTCTTTTATACTCAACTAATTTTATATTAGCCCCATCTGAATAGAGATTAAACCCACAAATTTCACAGTTCAATCTATAGTAAGCCATTATTTCCCTTCTTCACTAGGCGGCATATTTATAAATGTTGCTGCTTCTAAATAATTCATAAATACTGCAACAAAATTTGCTATGAAACTAGACGCAAACCCGCCTACTATGATCTGCCAAGGTGCGATAGTGGGAAATGCCGCCCAAGCACAAAATAATCCACACCAAAACCCAGAACATTGGTAACAATGAATTAATTTTGCAATTTTTTCTGGAAGGTGTTTATCAAAACCATCTCTTATTGGCTGCATAATCGTGCTGTCCACGACAATATGAGTCAACCCAATAGACCCAAAAATAAACAAAATAATTTCCATAAAATCTCCTAAGATTAACGTATTAGAGTAATAGATAATTTATCTGCATTTCTGCTAATAGCAATATTATTGTATCCATTACAATTAGTCAATGCGCTTTCGAGCGGACCCACTAGAGATAACTCTAAATTTTTCACAATATGGTGGTCTAAACGTTCAATGAATACCATGTGATTAAATAACCTCGCCAGTTTCTCTACGTGGGTTCCATCGAGAGCATTCAGCAGATCAAGAAGTGCCTGCTTTCTCATGTGTGTGAGAGCAGGAAATCGGTAGCTTAAAAGCCATTGGTCAAAGATATGTCTAAGGTCTGGAAGGGCTATTTTTACCTTGGAATTTTTAAACAACAATGTTTCTACATTTTGCAGATTTATAGTTATCATACTACTTTATTTAGTAAAAGGAGATTATATGACAGACATGAATAGAGGTCAAGAGAATAATCCAGAGTCCCCAATACAGTTTAAGGGAAAGGCACCTCCACAATTTTTCAAAGCTTTAAAACAGTTAAAAGAAGAAAAAAACGACTCTGATATTTCTCGTGGCAAAGACCCATATGCGGACATAAGTGCTGCGGCTCCCGCTCCCGAAGAAATGCCAACAGCACCTACCCCACCGCCTGTGCAAAAGAAGCAATATACACCACCAAAACAGCATCAAACCAAAGCTCGTGTAACTGGTAGTCCCCAATTAGAAGACTTACTAGCTAATTTGATTGACCAAGGCGTGACATATGATGAAATCACGCTCCCATCTAGGGGTGTTTTCTATAGCGGCAATGATGGCCCAGCCAATGGTGTATTGCATGTCAGGTCGATGACAGGTGAAGAAGAACAGATTTTATCTACACCTCGATATGTTAAAAGGGGTACAGCTATTAATATGATCTTTCAGCGATGTGTTAAGGAAAATATCAAAGCTGATACACTATTAACGGTAGACAGAACTTACTTACTAATTTGGTTGAGAGGTATATCTTATGGACATGAATATGAAGTGGAAATTAAATGCCCTGATTGCGATAAGAAATTCAACCATACGATCAATTTAAGTGAATTAATGGTAAATTACTGCCCAGCGGACATGTCTCCTCCATTAATGGACGTATTGCCCAAGTGTGGATATAAATTCATTTGGCATTTGCCAAAAGGCATGGATGAAAATAAAGTTCAAGACTACAGAGATAAAAGGTTAAAGGAATTTGGTGATTCTGGAACCGATGATAGCTTAATATATAGAATGTCTTTAATGTTGGACGAGATAGAAGGCGTTAAAGATAAGACGGAATTGATGCTTCTTTTAAAAAAGCTGCCAATTCAGGATGTTTCATACTTAAGGAGTTTAACCCTGGACCCACCTTTTGGCGTTGATACGAAGTGCCAGATTACCTGTGCTTCTTGCTATCACGACTTTGAGGTTGAGTTACCATTGGAGGCAGGTTTTTTCTTCCCACGGCACAAACGGAAGAAGGAGGGGACATCCTCGGATTCTGGAAATATCTGATGGATGAGCAATTCTTTTTCTTATATCATCTAAATACTTCTAGGACGGATTTTTTGAAGTATCCTATAAATGAGAGAAAGTATTTAATAGCTAAATTTATTGAGCAGAAAGAAAAAGAACATGAGTATATGGAAAAAGCGAGAAGGAAGACTTAATTTCAAGAATTATTGGCTTCAGAAAAGCGAACAGAAAAGAGAAGAAAAAGAATGGAATACAAAATTAGAAGAAATCGCCAAAACAGTCACTAAATTCATCAGGAGTAATTAATGGGCGTAATCAAAGATCGTTATCAAAATCCTGTAATCGGTGACACGGTAATTTTAAAACTATTTGTTTTAAATTCCAACATGAGTGCCGAAGTACAGACCATAAACAATGTCAAAATATTTTATTTAGACCGTGCTTCAGTAACACCTTTGAACCCTGACGGTCGTGTATTAATACAGACCATACCAGGAACAGATGTAACAAATCCTGCTCAAGGCGAATATAATCTAAGTTTGTATTTAGACCCTCTTATCTACGTCAATACTGGTCGCTATATCGACGAATGGGAAGTGGTATTCAATCCTGGGGATTTACCAGCGACCCTAGATCACCTTTTCCAAGTATACCCTGACTTATGGTTCACTACTCCGATACCTATAGTCTATGATTTCAGTTTTTATTTCCAGCCAAATAAAATCAGGCAGGGAAGTAAAAAGTTTATTGAAATCGAAATCATTCCGAATGTGCCGCGTGCAACCGATTTGCAGGCTTATTATGAAAACTTGGCAATCTCCGCGCAATTATTTGTCTACATAGAACAACAATGCGGAGATTGCCTTCCTTGTGAACAAGATTTAAGAACTGTGGTTGATGGACAACCCGCACAATATAGAGAGAAAAATAGAGGTTACTACTTCATAGACACTGAGAATTTTGACTGCGGAATTTATGATATGTGGTTTAAATTAGATTTTGGCGGAAGTGTGTATGTGGGGGATCGAAATCAATTACAAATATACAGTTAAGGAGACAAATGAAAAATGAAGCAAGAAAAGATTTTACTAGAAGGGTTACAACTAAGGAAAGTAATGTAAAACAAAACCCTATGGGGTTCGCTGGTCATCCAGTTACATCACCATCTATAGTAGTGCCAAGAAAATCAAGATGGCTCTTAACAAATAAAGAACATCCAAATTTTCACTGGTGGATGAAGTCACTAATAACTGATTACGTAAACAAAAAAATTAAAATTGAAGTATATGATGATTCGAAAGGCGACGTTTTTAATTGGAGTCAAGACATACTAAATACACCAAAAACACATGGACCTTTACACCTAGCTCACCTAGACGGCCACGGAACAACAATTTCATCTATTACATTTTCAGATTTAAAATTAGTTGAACACTTAACCGAATATGAGTATGGCACAAACGATGTGCTATTGCATAAAGTCACCGTTGGCTACTCCAAAGTTGAACGACAAAATGAAATTAAAGAAGCTTCCAAGTCGTAACAATAAAGATTGATTGACGCCTTACTATACTAATTGTATAGTGAGGCGTTATGGAAGAATTACTCTACGAATTAGCATATCAGTTATTCAAGGTGGACAACAGTGAGCATACTGTCGAACTCCTAAAAAAAGTCAAAAAACTAGACAAGAGCAAATTCCAAGAAGCTATTAGCGGCATGGATGTAGAAGATTTAGTAGGCAAAAAGCCTAAAAAGAAAAGACTTAATTCTGGAGTAAAAGGTAAGTCTGGAGAACGTTCATTAGTCAAATTGTTCAATGAGCGATTCACTGAATTACTAAGTAAAAATAAGAGTTGGGGAGAATTTCATAGGGTGGTTGGTTCTGGGAATCTTTGGAGCCAAGCAAACTTATCACAAAGATCAGAAGAAATGCATAGCGGTGATGTAGTCTGTGAGAATCTTAAATTTGTAATCGAATCTAAAAATGGCTATGATGATATCGACCTAATTTCCTTACTTGAAGAAGGCAATAAAGACATAGATTCATTCCTGCAACAAGTAACCAATGATAGTGTGAGAAGTGGAAAGAAACCACTGCTCATATGGAAGAAGGCAAGGAGACCTAGACTCGCATTTATAAAGGACTTAGGTGAACATGCAGACAAGTTTAAAGGGGCTATGATGCAATACAAAGAATGGACCATTATATGCTTAGAAGACTTGTTAAAATTACCAGATGAGTTTTTCTTTTAAAGTGCAAATCTAAAACCAAAACTATATCGGTCACATTCTGTGTAAACACAATGCCAGTAAGGTTGTCCCTTGATTACTTGGAATGCTCTAAAATTCCATCCTTTATTCTCCCATTCAGTGTGGACTTTATTGTTCTTGTAATAGCGGAAAAAACTCTTTTTGTTCTCTTCCGCTTTAGTTGCATATACTCTCCAACCAACCATATTTGAGTTAGTATGCCAGCCCATATATCCTTTAGGGGTATAGTGAAACCTCCCTGATATAGAAATCAGTTCACTATTTGGGAATAATGCCTGTGCAAGCTGTTTTAATTTGGTCTCATCCTTCAAGTGTTCCATGTAATACATGTGAACATTAGGAGCAATTAATACGTCACTTTTTGAATTGATAGTTTCCAGCAAATCTTGCTCGGAAAGTTTAGGGTCAGGATCAGGAGAGCCAACAATCTTCCCAAGTGGTTTATAGGCAGCAATTACCTTATCAAGCTCTGAAGCTAAATTAAGTAGTCTTTGATTGACTGGCATTTTTATCATAATTATTTTCCTTCAATCTCTTTTCATACCACACTTCAAGTCTTTTCATACAGTCTGGATAGTCCTCAGAAAACACTATGGACAATACTCTTTCCATATCATTATATTGTTCTTTTATTTCTTCCAATTCAGGTACAGGAGTAGGACCGAATACATCTTCCAAAATTTTCATACATGCTGCTTTTTCTTCAATTGTTTTTGGAGTCAATTCTGTTACAGGTTTTCCAGTTTCTTGTAGGTGGTAGTCTTTTTCAAAGTCTTCAAATATAATATCTGATAAAGCAAAATCTAGTGAATTAAGATCATGTAATAACCCACAATCGCAAAATGCGCCTCTTTGACCATGCTTATTGGAAGCATAAATTCTACAGTCACAATGATGCCTGACGGCACCACCGCAAAAATATCGACGACGGATATGTAATAACTTATTTATTTCTGAATGAATACTCATTGTTGTCCCGTTGTTTGCTGGGCCATATTTGTAGGCGGTGTTGGCATTTGTTGCACAGGGCCTGTAGGTTGACCTGGCGGCGGCGGTTCAGGAGCTTTTGGTTTTTCCTCTTCGCCAGTACCAAGTTTATTAACAGGAGTCCTTAACTTGCCAGAAAGTTTCTCTAATTCTGCTCTTACACCATTGAAAACTTCTGGCAGATCACCTTTTTCTTCAATGGCTTTCATTAGGGCTACGCCGCATTTCTGCAATACTTTAAGGTATTTGTGTTCTGAGCGGGGCCAACTTCCATGAAGAATTCTACGAATCTGGCCCGCAATCTCTTCACTATTCTTTACTTGTTGCCTTGCACCCATCTGTTTGCCAGCTTGCAATAACTCATGAATTCCAGTTAATATATCATTTATTCTATCACCCAGATATTCTTTTTGTTCTGTAAGCAAAAATTGTTTGAATCGCATATTACTTATGTAGTAATCAACGATTCAGATTTGTGCTTCATACTAGCTTTAATTAAGCCATCAAACAAAGGTGCAGGTGCATTCAAGCGACTCTTAAATTCTGGGTGCGCTTGAGTTCCAACAAAGAAAGGATGTGATTCAGACTCTAATTCCATCATTTCCACTAAGTTAGTCACAGGATTAGTCCCAGAAACTTTAAACTTACCTAACGTGGCAAGTGAAGAAACATATTCAGAATTAACCTCATAACGATGGCGATGCCGTTCACTTATTAACTTCTTTTTATATAAACACTGGACAATACTATCTTTGACTAAATCACACTCATACGCACCCAATCGCATTGTTCCAGATTTCTTTTTAATGCTCTCTTGCCCTTCTACAAAGTGAATTACAGGATGCTTGGCATCTTTATCAAACTCTATACTGTTCGCACCTTCTAGCATACAAATATTACGTGCAACCTCAATTACGGCACATTGTAAGCCAAGACAAATGCCTAAGAAAGGTATTTTTTTCTCTCTTACATACTTAATTGCTCTGATCTTACCTTCAATACCAGAAGAATCAAACCCACCTGGAACTATTATGCCATCTACATCTTCGAAATATTTCCAGACACCACGCATGTCTTTGGGTTGTTCAAGTTCCTTTGAGTTAATCCAACCAATTGTTACTTTTACTTCATTTGCAACGGCAGCATGATATATGGCTTCTTTCAACGACAGATAAGCTTCGTCACAATTATCGTATTTGCCTACAATGGCTATATTAATGGTTGGCATGTCTACGTTGCCAACATACTTCTCAACCAAGTCACGATACTTGTGTATTCTGCATCCGTTTCTTTTCAGATGGAATTTGTCTACGATTAAATCATCAATGTGCCTTTCATAAAACTCAATTGGCACTTGATAAATTGTCTTAACATCTGGTGCGTCAAATACAGCTTCTCTAGGCACGTTAGTTAAATGTGAAATCTTATCCAGAATCTTTGGTGGAATTTCCCTGTCTATTCTGCAAAGAAGGATATCAGGCTGAATACCAAAAGATTGTAATTCTTTAATACTATTCTGCAATGGTTTGGTTTTAAATTCCTTGATGGTAGGAATCCACAAAATTGGGGCTACCATAACAACCAATACGTCATTCCAGTTTTTTTGCTTAAATTGCCTGATGGCTTCAAGATAAGGCCCGCTTTCAAGATCACCAACAGTACCACCTATTTCGCATATAACAATATCCGATTCCTTTCCTAACTGTGTAAGTCTATCCTGAATCTTATCTGTGAGATGTGGAATGATTTGTACAGTCTGTCCTAAATATTTTCCATCTTCTTCTTCAGTTAGCAACTCTTTGTATAAAGTCCCACTTGTGAGAATGTTTTTTGATGAAACTTCGATGCCTATAATACGTTCATAATGACCTAAATCGAGGTCAGTTTCGGTACCATCATCACATAGGAAACATTCCCCATGTTCACGGGGCGCAAGAACCCCAGCGTTGGTATTGAAATAAGGATCAAATTTGATTGGCTGCACTTTAAGTCCTCTTAAACTTAAGAGAAACCCAATAGATGCAGCAGCAATTCCCTTACCACCACCAGATATTACACCGCCAAGAACAATAATATACTTACACATATCATCAATAACTCCATTTACTATCGTTTCTTAGGGTTTTAATTTGATTCACGGTAATAGGTTTATCTGCACAGGAAGAACAAAAACTTAACCCGAAGTTAAGTTCTACAAATCCTAAAAGTCTTTTCAACTGGATTAGCTCAATAAGGCTTTCAGTACTAGGAGTTTCTCTTAGGCACATGCAACATATTGTTTGATAGGTCATGTATTTATACTAGTAAGTTCCAGTACTCTTTGCTGTGCAATGTCCACATAGTCTGGATTCATGTCCGCAATTATATACTTTCTATTTTCTTTTAGAGCCGCCACTGCTGTTGTGCCACTTCCAGCACATGGATCGAAAACAATATCTCCGACATTAGAACTTACTCTAACCAAATACTGAAATAGTTCAAGTGGTTTCTGCGTAGGATGTTGCTGATTTCTCACAACAGGATACTTCCATACAGTATTTTTACAATGTTCATTAAAAACTGCCTTTTTCTTTTTGCCATAAACACAACACTCAACCCCAGAAAGCCATATGTACTGACCATTCATTGGGCTAGGATTTGCTTTTTCCCAAATACACAATCTAGTAGATAACTTAGCGGATACCATCTCTGCCCTTAAAAAACTGACTTGTTCTGTTGAACAAAAAACATAAATGCTTCCTTTTGTAACTCTAATTACATCTTTCAAAAAGACCTCTAAATCAAAAGTCTCAGTATCCGCAGCCTGCTTATCCAAATCTCTTAGCCCATTTGAACTCCGATTAATGACACCATACGGTATATCCGTTAGTGTCATTTCAACACTATTGTCCGCCATTGTCTTCATCAAACCTATACAATCGCCACTAATAATTTTGTTTGTCATGTTTTGGAAAAACCAAGCTAACAACAGTAGATACTAGCAAAAGGAGAAATATGACACAAATACTTCAGACTAAAACAAAATGGGGCGGTCTTGGATGGCACCCAGGTTTACCAAAATTCGGTTCAGCACAATATATCCCACAGGTTGCAACGCTTCCTGTATCAGTTGATCTAAGGCCAAACTGCCCAGCAGTCTATGACCAAGGACAACTAGGCTCATGCACGGCCAATGCCGTAGGTGGTTTAGCACAATTCCTGATGATGAAGGAACAGCATACTTCATTTGTTCCTTCTAGGCTAGCAATTTATTATTGGGAAAGAGTCATTGAAAACAGTGTAAGTCAAGACAGCGGAGCTTCTATTTCTGATAGTCTAGCTGTCGTCAGCAACACTGGTTGCCCACACGAATCGCTTTGGTGGTACAATATCAATAAATTTGCAGTCCGTCCAAACAATAAAGTAGTCGCAGACGCCAATAAGCACAAGATCACAAGTGCTATGCAAGTTAACAACACTAGCTTGGCAACGATGCAATCCTGTCTAAGCAGTGGATTCCCAATTACAATTGGCTTCACTGTATACTCAAGTTTCGAATCAAGCCAAGTTGCAAGAACAGGCATTGTCCCAATGCCAAATTCGCATGAACAAATTCTTGGTGGTCACGCAGTCCTAATTGTAGGCTATGACAATACTCGTAATTGGTTCATTGTTCGCAATTCATGGGGCGCGGGTTGGGGTGCCGCTGGTTATTTCTATATGCCTTACCAATATTTCACAAATTCTAATTTGGCATCCGATGCATGGACAGCCAGATTAATAGCGTAACATAAAAAAAGGGGGTTTTAAAACCCCCTTTTTTCTTTCATATCGCTTTTTTGAAATCAACTGGACACGCACCACCTGCACATTCAACATGCGCAAAATCTACGTCTTCTTCTAAAACCTTCTTGATCTTGTTCAAGGTATCTTCATATTCTGCCTTTGTAACAGGTTGTTCTGGAAGATACTCATAACTAGATTTTTCTTCTTGGGGCATGATTGAACAACACTTAACCAATGGCTGATACTTCTGCACCGTCTTTGCAAAGTCCCTATAGCATACCTTGGCAGGCAAATACTTCAAAGTATAAGATATTTGATTAGCGGTATCCTTTTTCAAAAGCACGCCATTCTCATCGACACCATACAACCAATACTTTTCCCCTAACATTATCCATTGATATTGTTCTTCTGGTGTAGCTTCTGCCGCTGTAACTAACTTGTTGCCCATGCCTAATTCAACAATGATAGGCATTGTCGGAAAGCCTACTATAGTTGTATTCTGGTACTTTTTAAGTTCTCTAATTGGATATCCAGCCTTCTTGTATGTCTGAATGAGTGGGTCATTACTACTGAATTGCACCCATCTCATGAACCATAACATTGAAGGTAAGTGCCACGCCTCTGTAAGCCCGAATAATTTTGAATTAGTTCCTGCTGGCTTTAAGGTTGTGTCTGTATGTGGCGGGGACATACCATATTTCTTTGAGTAAATCTCTGCCTCTTCCTGAACTGCCCTTTTGAATCTGGCCAAAGTCATCCAGAAGGCTTTAGATTTTTCCTCATCAATTAAATCTCTAAATCCTAACTTAAAGAACTTCCATGCAAATTCATGAATGCCAGTCATGCCAACACCAATTCTGTTGGTACGTAGTACCTCTTTCTTGTAAAGAGCATCCATTGTATTAACGCGAATAAGTGCCCTGGCAACTGCTCTAAACGCTTCTTCAGCTTCATCTAGACTGTCGGCATGGAATGGCACCAAATCACCAATGGTACAGTATGCTCCAAATAATGCGATTGCTATCTCGCCACAGTTATGTGCCCTTATGCCATTTGCATCAAATTCATGCACAGTTTCAACACCACAGTCATAAACATCTTCATCGCCAATATGTTCAATAGATTCAATCTTGGCAACAAAGTTTTCCTTATAAATACCACGCTCAATAGAATTGATAGCAGCATTCAAAGCCGATGCTTTATCAGGCTCACGAAACCCTATTAAATCTGAAAACTGCAAAAGATTATCTTTACTAATGTGCAATTCGTGAGACGGTTGGCACCAATACAATTTTTCTCCACCATTACCATCAGGCATTTTCTTGTAACCAGCTTCTTTTCTATCTTTGTAAACAGAAGATATAATGCCCAATCTTGAAAGCATTCTTTGTATCGTATAGAGTCTTGGTAAATTAGACTGTGAAAGGCGCACACTTATACCTTTGTTTTTATTTTTACAAACAGTACCGTCCGCGTCGAACAATCCACCTAGCAATCCGCAGTAAAAATTACTGCCCATTTCTTCAACGGATTTCAACAGATTTTTAGTCAATGGCTCTAGCAATGGTTCAGCTAACTTGTTTAATGCAACACAACTAATCGTTCTGCTGTCGTTAATTTCGTTTAATTGACCGCCTTCAAAATTAGCCTTAACCTTCATGTCTAGCGACTCAATACATTTCAAGGTCGCATCTATCATGTGATCTTTATTCTCACCCCAGAATCTTAAATAAGTGCAATATTTTTCTGGATTAAATCCACCATCACCAATTATTTCACCAATCAACCACCCTTCGCCAAAAGTGCCATTGCCATCCCATCGAACATTACGCTGATTGGCAAGAACTAAATGATCGCCTATATTCAAATCTTTTACTTCAACCCATGAATGCTCATAGTTATAGCCACCATGCAATTTTGAACGTTTGTTTTTCTCAACCAATAATGGATGATTATCAGTTGCCTTCAAAGTATAGCCACGATTCGTCTTAATCAGATACACGGGCTTGCGACCTGTCTTCCAAAATCCAGAGGCATTGAATGATTTGCCATTGACGATAGCATTAAATGGCTTGTTGATTAAATCAGCAACTTGTCTTGGACCATCAGATGTTTGCACCCATGTATCTGCTGTGACACAAGGATTACAGATCATGTAATACTGTTTTTTCAATGCTTTGCGTAGCAGCCGATTCATGTAAAGATTGGTATCGTCATTAAGCTGATACTTCTTACTACCAATTAAATCACCTTTAGAAAGTTCTTCTAACCCTTCACGATTCTCATTTAATTTATCGACGTTAATTAGTCCAGGCTCACCAGTGCTGTCTGCATAAGCTGCTGATGTAACTAATTTGAAAACTTTTCTGGCGTGCTTGGCAAGTGGAGTATGATAATCTGGATTGCTTCTTTTCAACTCTATTAGTTTCCAGAATTCCTTATCAACCATTACGCTGTTGTTGGAACTCCATAAGAACCCATTGGGTTTAACAACGTAGCCTTCTCTTAGTTCTATTATTTCTTCAACACTCTTGTCGTAATATTCAATTGGACGCTTAATGGTGATGAAGTCGAAAACTGTTACGTCTTTCCAGAACTTAGTGGACATTCTTGCCGCACGTCTTGCCCCACCTACGAGGACACATTCTGCGAAATAGTGGTCAATATACATCGTTTGCATGAACGGCGTAAGTCCTGCGCCCTTGAGGGTCAAAGCCTTATAAAATGCATTCATTAAAGGAACGGGACCACTTGCTGGCCTATTTTGCATCCCTTTGATTGGGGTGCCCTTCGCTCTCACCTTAGAAAAATCTAGAATTAGTAGTTTATCTTTGTGTATTTTCTCAAACGCGGCATTTTCCCATATCTCTAATGCCTTTGCCCAACCTTCTCTAGTATCTTCAACGACATGCCATAATGTATCCTTGCCGCTACCATATTTATGTTTTGCATCCCGCACAGACTCATGTGCCATATAGTCATAGTCTGGGTGCGATTCATCTATTACACAACGTACATTTGGGGCATTATCCCAATTTACGAGCATGATATCATCATCATAGGAACGGCCAACACCAGAGCCGTTCATTAACAAATAGAACAATGCAAAACTTGTAGCACTAGTAGAACAGTTTGTAAAAACTTCAATATTACGATTTGGTTGTGTTTCATCACCATGTTGCAGGTGCCTGCCGCTCATCAATATGGTGGCTTTTGATAGGTGCTTATAAAGAACTTTGTATTCTTGCTCTTGTTCTTCTTTTGTCCTGCATAATAAGGAATTGCCTAAAGCAACACGATGAGCAACGTCATCCCAACTCTCCCATTTGCCATTAGCTTTTTTTCTTAAAATGGTACGCTCTGCGACCGCCTGGCCCATACCAGGGTGAAAATTCTTCGACATATTATCTCCTCAATTCAATCTTTAATGTTGTGGATGTATCTAAGTAGCAATGCAAAAAAATTTCTACTATTAAAAGTTAATAATTAAAATGAATCATGTAACCACTGTGCTGACTTCATCTTTCATCTCTAAACATATTGAGTCACAACCAGATAGCATTTCCAATAATGCTTCATTGTGGTCAATAACAAAAACCTGTTTTTCTTTCGCTAACTCGCAAATCATTCTGTAAATACCAAGAACCCCAATAGCATCAACATTCATTGTTACTTCGTCTAGAAATATGACCGAAGGGGACGCACCAGAATTTAAAGAAGACACAAATGCCCATGCAGCGGCAACTGTTAGATTCAGTCTTCTTCTTTGCCCGCCCGACATTCCGTGATACACGTAAGGTCTTCCATTGAATGGATAACGGTCAATTGTTTCTTCGAGTTCGTTATTAAACGTCAATTTGATTTTATTGTCAATCAAAAATTGTAACCAGTATTCAATTCTGTCATTAAGTGTGGGAATGATACCATCAATGACATATTTCCTGATACCAGTATCCCCAAATGCCTTTACCCAAAATTCGTAATAAGGTAACAAATCTTCATTTTCCTTAATTTCATCCTTTTTCTTGTTACAGTCTTGGGCTTTAGTATTCAAATCATTGATGGCAGTGAGTTTAATTGCTTCAAAAGGTGATGAGCCTTTCATCTGCTCCTGTTTCTCAGTTGCTAGTTTCTTCAAATTTTCAAATTGCTCAGCAAGCAGCAACTCTGAAATGTTAGAATCAGGCATTGTAACCTTACACAATTCATTAATCGCAAGATGCACACTATTGATTTCTTTGTTAACGTCATTTACCTTGTTTCCATAATCTGCGATGACTCTTTCGCCCTTATTTTTAATAGTGTCCAGGCTCGTCAAATTGAGCAACTCGGTGTCGTGTTTTGTTTTAACCTCTTGTAAAAGTGGCTCATTCTCTTCCAGAACCTTCTTTGCCTGTGTAACGACCTTCGTAAAATTGGTCTCATTAACAACACCTAAACAATAAGGACATTCTTTATTGGTCTTTTCAGCTATTTCCCTAATACACTTCTGGTTATCAGATATTAGTTTTTCTAACTCGTCTTTTTTCTTCTTAAACACACTTATTGTTTCTTTAGAAGTTTTAATACTGGCAACAAGTTCATCACAACTGTTTTTGATTGCATTCAAAGCTCGCTGATAAGCTTCTTTTTTCTCTTCCAGGGTTGGCACCTTCTGTTTTAAATCTGCTATCTGTTCTTGGGCATCTTGATAAGATGCAAGCGCCGCCCCCGTACTAGATTGCTCCAGTTCATCCCTTTTCTTTTTGATATCAGATAATAATTCATCTAATTCCTTCTTTAACTTTTCACGCCATTCATGTTCCTGTTTCTCTATTTGAGAAATTCTCGATACACATTCATCCTTCTGCACAACTAGAAACTCATATTCTTTGCCAAGGTCTTTGATCTTAGTTTTAAGGTTCTTCTTCAGGTCATTAGTTTTTTCGAAATGGTTTCTATATTTTTCAAGTGACAAAATATTCTCAACAATCTCGCGTTTCTTGGTACTATCACATTCCAAAAACGGATGTGTATTATCATCACTAAAAATAAATATGTTTATAAACGACTCGTAAGTGAGACCAATTTTTGATTCTATTTCAGCTTGCGCCCCTTTGCCCTTCGAAATTTCAGTATCCTTATTCCATATCCCCTCAGCACTCTTCCAAAGTCTTAATACTTGCTTATTATCACTATTTCTTTCCCTGACAACTCTATAATCATCCCACCTTACTTCTACAACTAGCTTCTTACCATCTTTGTTATTGATGAGATTAAGATGTGTTAATTTAGTTGGCTTCTTGATGGTTCTACCATAAAGACCATAAACTATGATTTCTGGTATACTGCTTTTACCACTTCCATTAGAAGCTTTCTCACTATCTTCATCCACTACATCTAAATTCCTGCCTTTAATGGCCACAATATTCCCGTAAGACTTGAAGTCAATTTCAATTCCATCTTCGCCAAAGCACAGAAAATTTTGTGCTTTGGCGTATTTAAAATCCAAATTTATCATATTAATTCCTTAATACAGGTTATGCCAATTTCAATTAATTTTGTCTTATCAAGGTCGCCTGTGTCAGACTCCTTAGCATAAGTCTCAATCATTTCATCTTCTTTGTTTAAAATTGCTTTTGCATTTTGCACGACCTGTTTTTGATCGACTTTCATTTTTGGGCGAATCTCTAAAGTGCCTGGCTTTTTTTCCTGAATACTCTTCCTAATGTCAATCAAGTCCGTCGTATTAGCAGCTGTGTTCAACCTGACAAAATTTTTCTCAATATCAAAGTTAGCGATATTGTCATCATCTGCGATTAAATGTTTTGGACTGAAATTATTTACAACGTACTCCTTTTTGCCAGAAGCTGGGTCGTAAATAATGATGTGCTTTTCTTGAAAAGCTTCGCTAAAAGTTAATTGTAATGGCGACCCAATATATTCGACATTGCCTAGCTTCTGTTCTCCATGATAATGCCCTAAAAACACCTGCTCCCAATGTGTGAATAATTCAGGCCCAACTTTAACCATGTCCCCATCATGCTCTAAAATAACATCAGCCAAACTACTAAAAAGACCATGTAGCTCAGCACCATGTACCGCTAAATGACCTACTAATAATTTGTTTTGATTTTTTTCTAGAGTTTTTAAATGTTCGATTGGATTGCGAACGAATGGGAGAAAATCAATGATATTCCCAGCAATTTCTATTGAACATGCTTTGTCAATAATGGTTACTTTTGGCAACGCCGAAAAAGGCAAAACACTATTAATGTCCCATTTGTCTTGGAACCAAAGATCGTGATTGCCTAGAAGTAACCAAAGATTTATGCTGCCATCACAGTATTTTGACAATATGTCAAATGTTAAACAATAGGTGTGAATATCTATTTTTTGGCGATCTTGAAGCAAATCGCCAGCAAAAACAATGTCCTTGATACCCCTGGTCTTAGCAGTTTCAAACACCCACTCTAAAGCTTTCAGACAATCTTGGAGTCGTTCAAAACTCCTCTTGTGCGTGTAAATGTGTGAATCTGCAAAAAGTAATATTTCACTCATACCAAGGATTATAGCAATGTATCCGAAAATAACAATTACTTTTTGGTTTCGTTACCTGATAGTAACTTCTCAAGTATCTTCCAAACATTGATTTCAGGCATTTTGAAAATAGGTTGCATTCCTGCGGCTCCACCTGCACCGCCGCCTGGTGGTGGCATACCGCCCCCTGGACCCCCTCCTAAACCACCTAATGAAGGTGGTGGACCACCTCCTAATGGTGGCATACCGCCCCCTGGACCTCCCAATGGCCCTGCGCCTGGTGGTAATGAAGCTGGACCTCCTCCTGGTGGACCGCCTGCTGGGGCGGGTGGTGGCCCTGGTGGGGCTTCATTCAAAATAACTTCACTTAGGAACTTTTTAAAAGTTTTCACTTAATATATAGTATGGTTACTAAAATAAGCAAGGGGTTAGCTATGCATAATTTAGAAATTGGCCCATTATCCTTAACTTTCATGAGAACGGTTCGCGTTAAAGAAGTCGATACTTCTAATCTTCCGCCTGGTATGGGCTGCATGGATATTTACAAAGTTTCTGATTATGGTGAAAATTGTCCCAATTCCTGGGATAGAGATGCTTATTTCATAGCAATGCACGACATTGAAGCCATGTGGATGAATTTTCAGTGCTGCACTCCTGTCGCCATATTAATCAGCGCAGGTAACATCAACGCTATTTCTGGAGAAGAATTTGAAAACAAACTAGCCAAGGACAATTATTTAATAGCCCCACCACAACCTTGGCTAGATGGTTGGAAAAGCAACGATGGTAGTGTTTATCAATTCGTTTCAACCACGGCAGGCGAAGGATTAAGTGTCGGAGAACAGATTTCAAAAACTAAAGATCATGCAATGCAAATTTCAGTATTTGAACCAAAAGACCCAGAAAAATTACGTAATACATTGAATACACCAAGAACAACTTGGGGTATGTCTGATGACGATGAATGTATTGCTAGTGATTATGACTTTTGCAAATGTGGGTCATTAAAAATGTGCGCAAGTGAAATGGCAGTCGGAAAAGGTGGAAAAATAATACAAAAAATATACGAAGACCCACATGGAATTGAAGAGTGGAAAGAAAATCCTACAAAAACTGTAAAGGTTTACTTAATTAATGCTGCACAGTTTGCAGAAATTACAAATAAGGAAATGCCACCAACGCCAGTCAGTAATCAAGAATACCAAGGTATGTGGTATGGACTAGACGACAACCACCTTAATGGCACAACTGGTTCGGCAATTTTCAATAATTTAAAAAGTGTAGGAACCTAATCATGAAGACAATTTTTGCTCTAATTTTCGGACTAACCTTGTTTCTAACAACAGTTATGGCCGATGCGCAAGTAATAGTGACAAGACGAGAATCAAAAATTTATTATCCTGTTGCTATACAAAATAGCCAGTGGCGAACTTTTTTTGTCGCACCACATGGCTTTTACTACGATAATCGTGGTCACTTAACACCAGTTGGTTTTCGTTTCCATACCACGTTTAGACGTGGCGACCATGTATATGGCAGGGTAGTAAGACTACGTGTAGTAGCTACTCCAGTAGTAACTTTTGGTGCATGGACGTATACTCCAGAATGGCGATAAAAAGTTCTTGACAAGTCAGAAATTCATGCTAAGATAACAGTGTAAGATTTTTATCTAGAAAAATTTGGGTCCGTTGCATATATTAAGTAAGGAATTTAAAATGTTTAATTTATCCGTAAGTTTGCTGTCCAGTTTATCATCGTTACTCTATAGTAACGCGGGAAGAGGGACCGAGTAAGCATACGGATTTCAGGGTTAAAAACCCACCGTGAGCCGAAAGGTTTACGGTGGGTTTTTTGTTGGGTTCTTTGACAATTTGGCTAGATTCTTGGTAGGTTCGGCATTGGCAAGCCAGCTTATTTCGAAAATAAGTAAACCGAAAGGTTTTGAGAATTCAACTTTCTCACCTACCGCTATACCTTAGTTGTACTGACTAAGGAAAGGGTGCTGTTCCACACGCTTGTCTGTAAAACAAGTGCCATTAATATGTGTGGTGGATGGCGATGGGTTCAAATCCTACGGTGCCCACTTGAAATGTAGCGTTTGGGCATTGGCAAGCCCCACTGACTGTAAATCAGCCGCCCTATGGGCATTGTAGATTCGACTCCTGCACGCTGCACTGACTTGGAGTAAATTGAAAGTGGCTATTCTAATCACTCCGCTAAAGTGACAGGTGGGGAAACCCGCCTTGTGAGTTCGACGCTCACTTACTCCGCTTCAATAAATTTTCCAAAAATTTATTGAACGGTTACTCTTGTATTATTATACAAGGAGTAATCTATGAAAAATTTAGAAGTCGAAATTATGACATTAAGGGAAGATGGGCATTCTTACAACGCCATAGCAAAAAAACTAAATTGTTCTAAAGGCACAATTAGTTATTATTGCGGTGAAGGACAAAAACAAAAAAGTAAAACAAGGATTCAGAATAGAAGAAAAAATACTGTAATTTCGAAACGTGTTGAAAACTTTCAAATTGATAGAAAAATAAGAGACAAATCTGAAGATTTTCAACGGGAAAGAATAATTGTTAAGAGTAAAACTCGTTTAGGCAAACGGTCTTTGACATTTACTTGGAGAGATGTAATTGATAAATTCGGATGGGAAACAATATGTTATCTAACTGGAAGGGCTATAAATTTAAGAGAGCCGAAAACTTATCAGTTTGACCATATACATCCTTACGGCAAAGGAGGAAGTTCAACTTTAGATAATTTAGGTATTCTTATTAAAGAAGTAAATCAAGCTAAGGCAGACATGACCGTTGAAGAATTTTTAAATCTATGTAAAGACGTTTTGGAATATAATGGCTATGAAGTAAAACGTTTGTAAATGGAAGCTTCCGCTTATGGCACAGTAGGCAATTAGCAGACCACTTTCGCTTAAAACGAGAGATGCTGTCAGTGCAAATCTGACCTGTGCTACTTTGGCGACGTAGGCAATTAGCAGACCACTTAGACTCAGACTCTGAGATGCTGTCAGTGCAAGTCTGACCGTCGCTACTTTTTGGCAACGTAGGCAATTAGCAGACCACTTTCTTTCAAACGGAGAGATGCTATGGGTGCGAGTCCCATCGTTGCTACTATGATACCTAGACGTTTCAGAATACTATCTTCGTCCTCAATTATGACAGAATTAGGGATCAAAGACACCTATGGTGTTTTCTTTCCTGACTTTGGCACATTCATTATAATGTCTGAAGAAAGAGGAATAGATGAGTTTGATGGTTGTCCCGAAGATGTTGAGTGGTTGGACTAGATAGTATATGGCTATTTTCCTAGAACATGTGAATAAGCGAGATTTAAATAAAAGATTATTTGAAACTTTTGGCAAGTACAAAGTCTTCATTGTAGACGGCCAAGCCATTAGAAAACTTAATCTAACTGACCATGAGTTTACTGATTCCGCCATCCATGCTACCTTTCCTAAATTAATACCAGATAAGGAAATATGGATAGATGATGTAATCAAACCGAATGAAAGATTTATATTGATAAGTAATTTACTATCATTATACAAGTATTTAAGTAAAGAATCCTTGGACAAAGCTTATGATAAAGCATTGAAAAAAGAAAAGTCGATGAGGGAAAAGGTAGACAACGTAAGATTACATCCAGAAAAAACGAATGAAAGAGCGTCACCGAAGGTTTACAAGAGTCTATATGGTAAGATTGGAGATGTTAAGATTTGGTTGGTAGATGGGGAATACGTAAGAGATAAGTATAAGACAGATTATACCGAAGGTGGACACGATTACGTATACAAATGGATTCCACACAATGAAATTTGGATTGAGTCCACAATGCATAAGTCTGAAATGCCTTTGATCGTTTTACATGAATTTGTGGAAAGAACATTGATGAAGACCAAGGGAATAGAGTATGATAAGGCACATACGATTGCATCGAAAGTGGAATTTGCAAAAGAAGATAAGTTTGATAGGAACGATGTTTTATCCATGACTGAGGATAAGGCATTGAAGATGGACGAGACGCGAGTGGTTAGCAACTGATTTTGAAAATCAGGGGACCGAAAGGTTCTGTGGGTTCGAATCCCATCTCGATCCGCTTGGAGCGTTGGCAGAGTGGCTGAATGCGCTAGTCTTGAAAACTAGAGTCCCCTCACGGGGACCGAGGGTTCAAATCCTTCACGCTCCGTACAATAAAATTATCATAATTTTTATTGAACCCTAACTATGTTAGGGCATGAAAGAACAAATATTAAAACTCCGTGCAGAAGGTTTGTCTTATAGGGAAATCTGTGCCCGATTAGACTGCTCAAAAAGTGTAGTGTCCTACCATTGTGGGGATGGACAAAAAGTAAAAACTAGGATTAGGGCACAAAAAAGACGAGGCAGGGCGGTTGTAGATAATAAAATTTATAGATTCAAAAATAAAAAAGCCTTGAGAGACAAAACGAACGATTTCCAACGAAGAGAAGGGGGCAAGCTTAAAATTAGAAAAATTATTTTTAATTATGAAGATGTAATGCAAAAATTTGGAGAAACCCCTATATGCTATTTAACGGGAAGAGAAATAAATTTAGAAGACACAAAAAACTATCACTTTGACCATATTATACCAGCAACGCGCGGCGGCTCAAACGATATAGATAATTTAGGACTAGCGTGTAAAGAAGCAAATAAAGCTAAGTCAGATATGACAATAAATGAGTTTATACAAATTTGTAAAGAAGTATTAGAGCATAATGGTTACAGGGTAATTAAGTAATTGGACGGTTTGGACATTGGCAAGTCCCCTTAGTTGGAAACTAAGTACACCCGAAAGGGTGTGTAGAGTTCGAATCTCTAACCGCTCCGCTTATGGCGCAGTGATGCAACCTTCGGCAGACATTCTTGACTTAGAATCAAGATTATATGGGTTCGAATCCCATCTGCGCTAGTATAATAGTGAAAATGCGGTAGTGGCGGAACGGTATACGCGCTTGCTTGAGGTGCAAGTCCCTTAAGTGGGATGTGGGTTCGACTCCCACCTACCGCACTATGAAAACTACATATTATCGACAATGCAAATTGCAGAAAAAGAACACCTTCCAAACCAGCTATATTCCAGAAGAATTTGCTGTTATGAATAAGATTATTAAACTACGTGACAACAACGTATGGGATGATGGCTGGAAGGTCATCGCAGTTAGTTCTTCACGGCACGCAGATGATAACCTGCCTGACTCTCATTCTTCAATTAAGGCACATCGTAGGGCAACTGGTGATTCACAAAGGAAATAATATGTGTTTCATATATGATGAATACGCCGAACTTTACAAAGAAAAAGACGTAAAGGCAAAAAAAGAACACAAATGTTCTGAATGCGCCAGAACTATCTTTAAAAATGAGACGTATCAATATATTTTCACAATATTTCAAGGTGATGCGACCACTACAAAGATTTGTTCAGATTGCAAGGATAAAAGACAAAAAATACATGATATAGAGATTAGTCATGGATGTAGCGAAAATGAATCTTGGCCTCCTTTAGGCGAACTAAGGGAATATTTACAACATTATGAATGATATATACTGTAAAGGAGTATCATGGACAAGCGTGAATACCGACAACTAAAAAGGACTTTAAAAAAAGAAGGCAACAAAAAGGCACGAAAAAAACTTAAAAATGACTTAAGAGACAATCCTGAAGAAACCCATTGGTCAGAGATAGATTACGGCAACTGTAAGACCGAAGATATGAAAAAATACAGCAGAGGACATGAAGATGAATATAGGTCTATTTGATATGGACGGTAGCTTAGCTGATTATGAAGGTCAACTAAGGAAGGATTTGACCAAATGTCTTGGTGAAGAAGATTTGAAAAAGTTCGATGAGTTAGGCATGTGGAAAGCTGACGACCAAGAACCATTTAAATCACTCATTAGACTGATTAAGAATCAACCTTGTTGGTGGAAGAATCTCCCAGTAATGCAGAAAGGACTGGATATTTTCCACCTTGCTGTGCAGATTGGTTTTAAGAACCATATTTTAACTAAGGGTCCAAAACATTATCCAAGGGCGTGGAAAGAAAAAGTTGAATGGTCTCAGCATTTATTTGGCAAGGATATTGACATTCATATAACATCGGATAAAGGGTTAGTTTACGGCAGATTTTTATATGACGATTATCCTGATTATATGTTAAAATGGCTTGGGAGGCGTCCAAGGGGTTTGGGTATTATGCCAGTGAACAATTTCAATAAGGATTTTAACCATCCACAGGTAATTAAATGGGATGGAATAAACTATGATGAAGTGAAGGAAGCGTTGATAAAATGTTTCAATAGGGGCTAAGTGGCAAAACGGTATACGCAGAAATAAAAATTAAAACGTGTTTACTATATTAGTTGATGAGAAAAAGAAAATGGAATGACGAGCAATTAATAGAAGCTGTTAAAACAAGCAAATCGGTGATGGAAGTATTGAAAAAAATTGGCTTAGGTTTAAGTGGTGGCTCCCATGCTTTGGTAAAAATGAGGATTAAACATCTTAAAATTGATAATTCTCATTTTACAGGAAAAGGATGGTGCAGAGGGGAAAAGCACGAGGAATTCATTAAGCGAGTACTTCAGTATCCTTTAGAACAAGTTTTAGTCAGAGATTCAACTTATCAGAACACACATGCCTTGAAAAAAAGACTTATAAAAGAAGGATTATTAATAAACGAATGTTGTAATTGTAAACTAACCACATGGCTCAATGAGCCTATCAGTTTACAATTACATCATAAAGATGGAGATAGATGTAATAATTTGATTGGAAATCTATCAATACTATGTCCAAATTGTCATAGTCAAACATCTACATTTGCAGGTAAGAGTAAAAGAAAATAAACGGCCAAGTGGCGGAATGGTATACGCGGCACACTCAAAATGTGTTGTCCTTGGGCATGTGGGTTCGACTCCCACCTTGGCTACTTATGAATACAAGTCTCAAATATCATGAAAAGATTTGGAAAGAATCCAGTTTTTTAACAAAGATTAAATTTATTTTTTTTGGTTCGATCATATTCATGATCTTAATCGTTGGGTATTGTTGGGACAATGGAATTAAGAAGACATTGGATTTATTCAAAGAATGAGCGTATTTCTATATAATTTTGAGCTTTTAACATGGATGCAATGGAAGATAAACTATCTTCCAGGCATTAGGGTTCAATGTGATTTCAGCAAGATTAATGCTACACCAGCGGTTCATATTGCAACTACGACAGATCAAATACGTTATCCTTGGTATGAAAATGGTGATTGGCGGGATGGGACTCCGTTGTGGTTCAAAGTTGGTGGTGGCCAGGTATTATGGCGGGGGCCTGCTGTAAGATATAAAGGTGTTTATTTAATTTTAGATGGGTGTCATAGGCTTCTTGACTTACAGCCAAGTATTGTTATAATGGATTATATTGATTTGAAGCAGGAAGAAATTTGTTATTTTAGTGACCTTTTAGGGATGTGGAACAATGACAATCCAAGAAGCGGCTGGTTTTTTGGTAAAACACCTGAATGATCCAGAAACATTTATTGTTTCTGTTCGGGATAATGAAATCTTTGTAGACGTTAATTGGATTTATCGTAAGTATGAAATAGATCAATTAGGCGGCAGTTGGAACGGGTTTCCAGTGAAAACAGGTCGCATAAGTTGTTGGTAAGCAGCAATCGTGGCGGGTAGTGAGCATAGCAGGGGCGAAAACGCAAATATTCCGCGAACGAAGGACTGGGCGAGTGAGTGGTGAGCGATCTTTCTTTATTCATGGATGAATAAGTGGCTTATTAGAGGCGAAGTTCATCTAACTATGACAACCAGAAAGAGCGGCGGATATTCTAATCGGCGGTATCAAAAGGCGTGACACCTGCATAGTCGATTGATGGCCAAGTGGTGGAACGGTATACACAGCAGACTTAAAATCTGCCGCCCGTTGGGCTTGCGGGTTCAACTCCCGCCTTGGCCACTATATGTCTTTCATAATAAATTTAACCTTTCTGCCAGTATCAATATTTGCATACTTACTATTCCAAAAATGGTATAAACCAATTACAATTCCAGGCATACTATATCATTACATTGAAACTGGTAAATGGGGAAACTAGCCAATGGAAAGAACTGAACTAACTGATGGCGGATACATATTGTATCAACCAGATTTCTATAATACAAAAATCGCAGATAATCTCTTCAACTTGTTACTAGATGTTCCCTGGAAACAAGAGACATTTTCTTGGGGCAAATTTCCTAGACTCACATCTTATTACGCCGATGAAGGTGTAAAATATGAATATTCTGGAGTCACCCACAAAGCTTTGGTATGGCCAGGAATTCTCTCAGCGGTAAAAGATAAAACTCAACAAGTTGTTGGTGAGAAATTTAACAGTCTATTGTTAAATTTCTACAGGGATGGTGCGGATTCTATTGGCTGGCATTCAGATGATGAGAAAGAATTAGGAATAAATCCAATCATTGCATCTATTTCATTGGGTGCTGAAAGAACATTCAATGTTAGGCACAAAAGAACTAAGGAAAAGTGGTCTATAGTTTTAAAGAATGGAAGTTTAATAGTTATGGGTGGTACAATGCAACATCATTGGCAGCATTGTGTGCCAAAGACAACCAAGCCAGTTTTTGCAAGAATAAACCTTACTTTTAGGAACATTTTATGAGTTCATACAAAGAAGCATGTCAAGTTACAAAAGAGACTGATAAGTTATTTACAGCATACGATTTTCATCCAAGTGATTTGGTTGTAATTGGTCATGAAGAAGGCACACAGTTAGTGTATAAAAGTGCCTTCTTAAAAGAATGGAAAGATTACATCTTCGTTTTCACAGAGCATCATGGGACTTTAGTTTACCATAAATACGATTTATCTTATTATAATCAATACACTACCAAGGAAATAGAAAAGCTAAAATTCACATTTCATAAGGATATATGTCAAGACTGCAAAATTGAATTCAAAGTTGAAGATTTAAGGTATGGCTATCATCCAGAACGATATGAGGAAATCAGCATTCTTTGTAATGGTTGCTATGAAAAGGCTTGTGACTTACCCTGATACCTTTTTAATATAAATGCCATTCGTTGCTAGCTCAAAAGTTAAATACTCAATATATTCTTTAGCTGATTTTAGATTCCAACCCAATGCTTCTCTAGCTAGTTTTATTGCTTGAATCTTATCTCCCTGTTCTATTTTGCTCTCCATGTCCATTATTGTTTTTTTGTCTAAAAACGGCTTGCCAGGCATATCATGGTAGTGCTGAACCATTATTTCATGTGCTTTTTCTTGAGATAAAGGAGAAATGGCATAAATTGTTTTAGCATCAAAATATTTTTGTATTGCTAATTCTTTTAAATAGGTTTTTTTGATATCAAACAATTGATTTGGACTATAATTAGCACCTAATGCGGCGTTGACCTTAGTTAAAATATCTTCAATTGGATAACTAGGGTTGTAATATTTAGTAGAAATAATTGCCCTCGCTACTTTCAAATCCATTGGGAAAAGGAATGCCTTCAATGGATTAAAGCTGTTTTTCAAAGAATCAATAATTTTAGCACCTGTATCTATGGGAGCAGGAGCAGTTGCTAGTTCCATATCATCTGCTTCGATAGCATAACTACCGCCACTAGGAAACTTAACACTATAACCATGTTCAAAATCTGATTGTGGAATTTTGTAAACAATTGTTCCAACCATACCTTTGTGATAACCATTTATGATCTTAACTGGATCGCCATTTTTGAATTCTTTTTTAGGTTTTGAAGACAACTCAATATTCACCACCTTAATAGGTGCCTCGCCACCATCATCAAACTTAATATGCACCATGTTATCTTTGTAAGCGCCTGTATAAGTTTTAGTTATATGACCAGTCAGACCTGCATACATTCCATCTTTGACTTTTACAAAGTCTCCGACTTTAAAATCCTTTTTAGACCCCGCCGCCACTGGTGCTACTAATTGCAGATTGCCTGCATGTACCAAATATTCATATCCAGCACCGCCAGACTTTATTTTATAAAGATTATCACCTACAATTTTCTCTTTAACGACGCCAGTTATTCCATTATGTTCACCGCCAGTAACTTTAACGGTTGCCCCAATTTCAAACGTTTTTGACTGACCCTTCTTGCCTGTTATTTCGAACTGATTTGGTGCTAAAATTTGATCTTGTTTGCCACCGAAGGCAATGTCTAAAGCAATAGTATAATTTGTTCCGTGGTTCACCTTAACGGTGCCTGTAAAACCTGCAAAACTACCATCTATTACCTTAACAATGTCCCCCACTTCTGGGGTGGGCGATTTATCTAATTCGATATCATTTTTATAGAAAAGATACGGGGAATCGGATGACCCTAATGTAACCATATAATTCCCATTTTCAGTCTTGTGCTTAAATTTACCTTTTTTGCCTGTGTGCAAACCATTTTTAACTTTAATAGGATCGCCTGCCTTAAAATCTTCTTTTTCCTTAACAGAATCATCCTTCTTCAAATCCCCCTGAGAGAAATACAAATTTTGCTTTTTACTATCAAGGGGACTTTCTACGGCGACAATCCACACACCTTCAGTTGAAGTTGAGGTTACAATCTCACCTTTCTTGCCCTTGTAATCACCATTAGTTATGATTACAGGGTCGCCTACTTTATATGATGGTCTTGTTTTTTCATCCTTTTGCAAATCGTAGTTTGAATAGGGAATTAGGTTTACAAGACCAAGATCGACTTGATAGGGATATGGGTCTTCGGCGGCTTTTATATTTTTGATAAAACCTTTCATGCCTTTATGACTTCCATATTTGATAGTAACATGGTCGCCTACTTTAAGGCCCAGAAGCGACTTGCCACCGCTAGCGGAATCGTCTTTCTTGAAGTAATCTGAGGAATACCATTGTTCATCGGCTTCCCCACCATGCGGCATCGTTACAAGAACACTCCATGAATGCCCATTATAACTTTTGAGAACACCTTTTGAGCCGTTATAAGTGCCATGAGTGATGATTACATGGTCCCCTACCTTATTCCCTTTTTCGTCTGGGAAGCTGCTGGCTTTCTTTTCAACAACTTCAAATCTATGTCTCTTAAAAGCCTTTGTAGGCTTATCTGCGAACTCGACGTTGAAATAAGGAAAATCGTATTTGTAAATCTTATCTATGACGGTTCCAGTTTGGCCAACATATCCACTAGAACCACCTATAATCTTAACCTTGTCACCAATATCTACATCAGAAGGATGTGGGGGCTGATTAATTGGGGTTCCTGTGTATGTCGGCTGTGGAACAGGTTTACCCTTATTAACCTTGGCCCAATATTCTTGATTAACTTGTCCCATAGAGTATGGGGCTGGTCCATAATTGCCAGTTACAGGGCTTGATACTGATTGATTTATAATATGTTGACTAGCATATTGTTCTGGGGTAATATCTTTAGGCTTACTTTCCCAATAAGTATCATTAGGATAGTTTTTTTCATGTTCAGCTTTCTTTTTCTCATATTGAGATTGCTGCATCTGATTATATATCTCTGCCTTTTTCTTTAGAATTTCAGGCCAATCTTTCTCAAAGTCCAAAAAAGTTTTGCCTGTCTTGAGCTTAATACCAATTTTGGCCACTTCCCGCATTGAAGGACTAATATGCTCAAACATTTCGTGGGGAGAAACTAGATCACGTTTATGGTCAAGTGATTTCTGAATCCAATCATACTTATTATCTTTCCTATAACTTTTTAATTTAGTGAATACACTACCAGTATTATGTTGTAAGTCGTAAACATGGTCAATGTAGGCGATTATCTTATTTGGCGTTTCGGCATCATTTAGGTGTGTCCAACCATCAGCAATACCTCCCCAGGCTTTGCCACCATATGAACTACCCCATTTTGCATTATAAAATAGCCAACTGGCTAGCTTTGCCCATTCTTCATCTGTTCCACCTGCATGTTTCAGAGCTTTGTATGAAGTGGTATAACCATCATCACTGTTTTTAGCTGTAGTCGGTATATGGATACGATCCATTATTTCTGCTGTTTCTGGATTTTGTAAATTTCTTAAAGCGAGTGTGTAATTCCTTAGTAAACTTGCTTCTTTTGGACCGAGTTCCTTTTTCACTCTTTCAATTAAAAGTTTAGGCTTATTTCTTTCACTATCATATAAGTGTCTTAATTCGGCGGAAATAGAAAACATAACTGCTTCCAATAGTTCCTTTTTAAGGGCTGGCAGTAGTTTATTGCCTACTTCATATAGAGCATGATAGAATTTGTCCTCTACGGTCATGGACATATCACCATAATGTCTCGTATCTGGTGGAAGTCCTTTTTCTTCTCTTTCTTTATTCTGAAGTGCATTAGCTTTTTCTGTATCTTCTCCACCAAAATCCATTGGTTTTAGATACATGTGAATACCAGGCGGAAGAAGATATTCGAGCATGTAAAAGTCGTACATTTGCTGTTGTCTATCTTCTGGGACATGGTATGTCCATGAACCAAATACACCTTCTAGTATTGGATTATAATCTTTTTTATTTAACCAATTAGCGAACTTGTCTAGCATTGTAATATTTATGTTCTTTTCTCTCAATTTTGTTGGTAAATACTAAAATGAGTGTGTCACTTGATGAGTTAGTTAATTGTGATGGGCAATTAGTCTATGCTATTGATGAAGAAGAGAACGTCTACATAGGTATTTTGTATTATAAACCAGAGAACGGTGAATTTTCGGTTGAAATTTGGGAAGATTCGTGCTGCGCGATGGCAATAATGACTCCAGACGACCTTATTTACTTAATTTGTAATAATCCTAGCGGAACAGTAATAACATTCTTTGACCCAGACTTGTTTGATTTAAATACGACTTGGACAGTTCCTGATGGTATTTTTTCTGTATTTGTCGAATGCTGGGGCGCGGGTGGATATGGCAATACTAATATTAGTGGTGCATTTGGAGGTGGTGGAGGTGGTGGGGGTGCTTACGCTGCTAGTATAGTGTCAGTAATGCCTGGAGATGTTTATAGTATAACGATTACAAATACTAATTGTAATCCTAACTTCGTTTCAACCATATTTGGGTCAAATTTAGTTACTGCTGCTGCGGGGAGTTGTGCTAATGCTCTTGGCATAGGTGGGGCAGGCGGGCAAGTGGCAGATAGTATAGGCACTACTAGATTTGCTGGTGGAAATGGTGGGGATGGGGACACATCTGTTGGAGGTAGTGGCGGCGGTGGTGGGGCATGTGCAGGGCCAGGTGGACCAGGAAATGCTGGGGCAATTGTCACTGGTGGTGTCGGAGATGGTGATTTAGCAGGCAGTGGCGGGGCAGGAGCGGCATTGCCTGCAACTCCTGCCGATTTTGGTGGACTTTATGGTGGAGGTGGAGGTGGTGGAGCAAGTGGTGGAGCAATAGAAGGAGCAAATGGACCCCCAGGAATTATTCGTTTAACATATTGACATTCTTGATTTTTGTGCTATATATTAATTAGATGAAATACACCAAGGAACTACTTGAGGCCATAGTAAAAGAAAGCTTATCAGTAGCCCAAGTTATAAAGAAATTAGGACTAAAACAAGCTGGTGGTACGCATCATTACATTTCAAAAAAGCTTAAGTGCTTTGAAATTAATGTTGAGCATTTTACTGGACGCGCAAGTAACCACGGAGACATGCATAAAGGTGGCCCAGCTAAAAGAACGTGGCAAGAAATACTAGTTTTAAGAGAAGATGGTAAAAGACAAAGAGCATTTGTATTAAGACGTGCATTGATTGAATCTGGAAGCAATTACGAATGCAGTATATGTAATATTAAAGAATGGTTTGGCAAGACAATAATTCTAGAAGTAGACCATCTAAATGGCGATTATTGTGATGACAGAAAAGAAAATATAAGATTTATGTGCCCGAATTGTCATAGTCAATCACCTAAATATTGTGGCAGTAAGGGTTACACAACTATAACTAGCACTGCCAAATCGCAGAAAGAAAGAAGGAAGAGAGTACAGTTGGCCAAGTGGTGAAATGGCATACACGCAGGTCTTATTGGTTAAACAACCAGCAATAGAAGCCTGTGCCCGTAAGGGCGTGCGGGTTCAAGTCCCGCCTTGGCCACTTTATGAGTCGATACGGATTTGATTTAGATGGAACTCTTGATGTTCCTTCCATAGCACAACTCGCCAATGATTTATATGACGCAGGACACGAAATATACATAGTCACAGGTGGGTTTGGCGATCATGGAGAATGGACAATTTCTGAGCGCGAAAAGAAATTAGCCAGACTTGGTGTTAAATACACAGAAATCATTCGTTGTTTAAAACCCTCTTTTGAAGAAATTGGTAAAGAGAAAGGTCGTATTTGCAAAGAAAGAAAAATTTCTTTGTTATTTGACGACTCAGAAACTTATATCCAGCAATCTAAAGGGGCGGTCCAATGTCTGAAAGTGATCTAAAACAACTTATTCTTGAAAAAGGCGGCGTAGCTGCCATTAAACATTACCGTGAAATCAATAAATGCAATTTAAAAGAAGCAGTCCAAGCAATAGATTCACTTGGCCCATTGCCACGTATCTTTAAATCAACTACTCCATGTCCAGATTGTGGCAAATTGCTTAGAACAGATTTAGCAAAACAATGTTTTGAATGTGGAAAGGATTGGCATTAAATGGAACTTCATGGTTCAGATTTAGTTTTTGAGAATGTGAAAGTACCAATTTCAGAAGATTTGGTTATACCTATAATCAAAACTCACTGGCCTGAGTTGGTCTACGAAGCAATGATGGAAAATGGTGATCTGCACTTGTTCATGCACCCAAATCAACACGCTGAAGAATCTTGGGACGATGAAGGTTGGTCTGAAGAAAATGACATAACTTTGATTTACATGATTTGGGATGAATCGAAGGCTGAACTGACTTTTGTGATTGACGATGAGAAGAAAAACAAGTATATCGTAGATGACATACAGAAAGGTCTTGGGTTCTAAATCATGCGATGGCTCTTACTTGCTTTACTCTGCGTAGGTTGTGCAGAACTACCTTCTGCCAAAGAAAAAGAAGAAGAATTGCAAATACGTAAAAAAAGACACGATGCTGAGTGTGAGGAATGGCGGACGAGAATTTTTGATGTAGTTAAGGTTTCGACGGAAGAAGATAAAAAATACACTGAGTCTATGCTGCATTGGTTGAATACTAATCTAGATGATCCTGATATTGTTCAGTGGATTAGTAAGGAATACTCCAGATGCAAAAAGTATGGTACGTCAAAAACTGAAATTCTTGTAAAGATTAGGGTAATTGATAGTCAAGGGATCAAAAAGATTCACGAGTATTATTTCATATTCGACTTTGACAAAATCCAAAATGCCTACCCCAGATATACTCACCCAAGAAAAATTACCATTATACCACCACCCTACTTAGGTTAACATGGTTGACTACGAAGGATTTCACCTTAATCAGGCAAGTGCTTTTCTCCAGTTTATCCGCACTGGCGAGAAGTTTGGGTATAGTAAATGTTGTGTATTTCAATTTGCATCTGACTCAATATCCGATAAATTGCCGTTTAAACTACGTGGTCTCATAAAAAGAGAAGATGGGAAAATCTACGTTCCATGTGACTCCTGTACAGGGTTAAGATTATGAAAGATGCTGTAACCATCTACTATTGTGGTCAAGGTTGTATCTATCGGTGTCCAGAGTGCCATAAGGCGGATAGATTGCCCTATGACAGGCCACCTGCTACAAAAACATGTCGTTTTTGTGAAAAAGAATTTGAACTCATACAAGTAAGTTCAATGAACGATGAATTGTATGGAGTCATTCAAGAAATTAATGCTCCTGATGCTTATTGGGAAGATTAATATGTTTTGCTGGCTATTTGGACATACAATATACGTTGAAGATATGGGCGGCACTCTTATAGAATGCTGCGAGTGTTGTAATTGGGTTGGCAGATATGTAAATTACGATATAGAGGTTAAACATGAACGAGACCCTGATAAGGAAAGAAAAACTTCCGAAGGGACTTAGCTATCCTTTACAGACACAGGATATTGTTAATGGATTACATACTGAGTCCTTGGCCATTTTTTACCGTTATGATTGTAGTAACCCAGGAAAAATGAACAAATGGACTGTAATAGATTTATTTGACTTACATTGTTATCCTGATAAAACTAGGACTCTCGTAGGTAATAATTTTTCTATAGGTATCACTTCAATCGAATCTAAGTTAAGGAAAAAATTTAGAGAAATACTGTGTAAGGAAGTGTTGCCACTTGCAAAGACATGGCAGGAATTGAACAACAAGGGAAAAAATTTATCTGTTCATTATCGAGTATTTCAGGATGACTATCTAGGTTATGGCGGCATATATATGGAAGAAAACCGATATGGGCCTAAAAAGAAAATCTTATATCGGAATGATAGCTTTAACATAGATGAAGATTTAAAGGTGATTTATGAAAAATAACAAACTCCGTGGGTGCGAGAAGCATAAGTTTTTCTCACACTACGGAGGTTTCTATGAAAAGGTGGCACGAAGAGTATAATGTCTTTCATCGTCAGTGGAAGATACATCGCAAGTCTCACGTTGAGTCTAATAAGGACTCAAGTAGAAATCGTATTGGCAAAGACCCATACGAAGTCGATTGTAGTTGCGATGAGCAGGTAGGTCGTTTCAGGAAAATGGATGCTTGGGATTGTGGCAATCCACACTGTCAGGTGTGCCATTACAACAAATATCCTAAACGGGAATTGACAAATGGTGAAGTAAAGTCTAACATCTCTTTCAAGGAACAGTTGAAGGAAAGAGATTAGTTAGTGGCCGAATAGTCTAACGGTATGGCGGTAGAATTACATTACGTGGCTTTGGCTGAAAATGCCGATATTATAGTTTCCACATAATCCCTAATCTACAGATGGCGGGTTCAATTCCCTCTTCGGCCAATTAGGAGAATTTATGACCCTTGAATACTTGCTATTTAGATTCTGTATGGCAACAGCCATATCTACAATATTCGTATTAACTTGTCTAATGGATAAGTTTCATGGTCCAGTGAGTGTAATTATTTTTACCTTGATAACCATAATGATGATTGTCAAGGCAGGATTAGCTTATAATGACTTTCAAAGAAGAACTGACGTATAAAATAGAAGTATACCTTAAAGGTTGGATTACTATTAGGGAATTGAACGCTTGGCTTGCTCCAACTGGCTGGGATATCCATTTGTGGGGCACGCCCGAGGAACAAGAGATGTGTTATTCCACTTCTCTATACATATGGGAATACAAATATTGGCCCATAAAAGAGTTTAGGGAGAAGTTAGCTAAGATAATTAACAAAAATTAGGTCACGCATTTTCTAGTTATAGAAAGAATAATTTCCAAACTTACATCAGATACGCCACCTTTAAACGCCAGTCTAGTTATAGCTATAGTCTTAAACACTTGCGTTGTTCCTGCCTTAACTGATAAAACGGCATTTGGATTATCATTTATTTTAACTGAAACGTCGTCCGTGCCATTGTTATTAATTTGGGTAAATTTAGAATACCCGCAATCTATAACAATGAAATTCGAAGCAAATGTATCAGTCGTCAAAACCATATAGTCAGCATACACACGCTCAGGTGGTGGTTTACTTAGTATGTCCACAAACGCAATGGATGGCGGAAGTGCAAGTGTCGTAAAGTTGTCCCAATAATCACAATCGGCAAACGTTGTATTGTCCACAGCTTCACGATTGATAAGATTAGCACCCGCATTATACATCGTTCTTTGCTTACTTGGCTGGAATATCTTACCTGTAATCGGGTTTATGTCCAAATAACCCTGTTCTCCAACACGATTTAAATGTACATTATATAATCCACAAACAATTTCATTTGGAGTAGGCGGTGGAGGAGGTGGTGGAGAAGAAGCTGGATAAAATATCCTTACTAATCCACTGCCACCATTGCCACCATTGCCACCTCCACCACCTCCACCACCTCCACCTGCTGGAAAGCCACTAAAACCATCTCCACCAGAGCCACTACCGCCTGGGCCACTAGGATAACCGCCACCGCTTATACCAGGACTTGTTCCTGAACCATCTCCCCCTGAACCTAATAAACCAGCACTGCCACCGCCCCCACCGCCAGCACCCGTTATACCATCGGCACCATTTCCACCACCGTTAGCTATATCTCCTATACCAGTGGGAGCGCCAGGAGCGCCAGAAGTTCCACTGGCATTACCGCCAGCTGGGGCAGTAAGTAATGGTGTAATACCATCTGTATCATAAAATACGGTAGTGCCACTTGAGGCAACAGTGATAAAATAAACTTCGCCAGGAACTACATCAATAGTAATTTGTGAAAAAGCACCACCACCGCCACCGCCACCGCCTGGACCACTTAAACCTGCACCGCCAAGGCCACCATTGCCAGGAGTTCCGCTACCACCACCATTAGTGCCACCTGCGCCAGGAGAATCAGTAGTAGAATTACCACCGTTTCCACCAGCACCAGCACCACCAGCGGCACCGCCACCGCCTGCACCACCACTACTGGTAGCACTACCGCCTGCACCACCACTATAATTAACATCTCCTGTACCATCAGCTGCGGAGCCACCTAGTCCCCCTGCCCCGCCGACTGCACCATTTCCCCCAAAAGCTTGGGCTAATGGAGTAATTCCGTTTGTATCAAAAAATGTAGAAGTACCGCCCGCGCCGCCTACGGTTCCGCCAGCACCTACTTGAATATTATAATCTTGGGAGCCTTCTAAGCCTACATCAAATGTCGTTGTAGCATACGCACCACCGCCACCACCGCCACCTGCTGCTCCACCACCGCCCCCACCGATAACTTCTACAGTTATGGTCCAGCTGCCAGGAGGTATAGTAACTATATTAGAGCCTGGAGTTGTAAAAGTAAAAATAATAGGTGGGTCAAACCCATCAGTATAAGAAACAATCACAATGCCAGTAGCCCCATTGCCAGAAGTTCCGCCAAAAGCAGCACCACCGCCACCACCACCAACAACATTACCATTAGCGCCATCACTGCTACCTCCACCACTGCCAGAGCTACCAACACCGCCTGGACCAGTTCCTTGAACAATTATGGAATTAATTCCAGGAGGAACAGTCCAAGTAGTTGAACTAACAATATTATTAAAATTTTGCGGGTTACTATTATTGGTTGTTATTTGTAATATGCCTTGTGCCCCAAGACCACCTGCCTGTATTGTGAATGGCGCGCCACCACCACCACCACCACCACCACCTGGGATGACGCCTGGAAGACCTATGGCCCCAGCAAGTCCACCACCGCCACCAGCACCAGGAATAAGACTACCGCCACCAACGGCGCTTCCGCCGTCGCCGCCAGCACCAGTATCCCCAGCGATACCAACGTTACCACTAATGCCTGAAAACACTGAGGAATTACCTATTGAATAATATGCATTACCACCAGCACCAGGCAACGCCATTTGAGCTTGACTACCAACCGCAGCATAAAGTTTAAAATCGTTTAAAGTTATTGTTGGCAAATATGGTTCAGGAACATCAACAAATGCAGTTCCCCCAGAAGGTTGTGCAGGAACATACACTGAGTATGTTCTACCTGGGATAACAGATAGTATTGATTCAGCATAAGCTCCACCACCGCCGCCACCGCCGCCACTATTATTGTCACCACTAGCTCCACTACCACCATGACCTATCGCTTGTATAGTAGCACCAGTTTGGTTTGCACCAGGAGTCCAAGTACGGGAACCTACCTGAGTAAACACCAATGGATTAGTAGGGTCAGCATAAGTTAATCTAATGAAACCTGGACCGCCAAGGACGCCGAGACCTGTAATACCGCCACCACCTCCACCACCGCCAAAACTATATCCATCTATATTAGCTGGGGGAAATCCGCCATTTAGACTTCCTGCTCCACCATTACCACCATTTTGGCCAGGATCGCCACCATATAAACCACCAATATTGTTAGTAGTAGTATGACCAATGCCAACTTCACCAGCAGAACCGCCACCACCTCCACCAATGCCGCCACTTTGATTAGCACCACCGCCGCCGTCGTATGTTATATCGCCTATAGAACTTGAGGCTAAACCGCCACCACCTCCTATAGTGCCAGCGGCATTAACACCAGCATCTGCTTTAACTAATTCATCAAGACCATTAGTATCATAGAAAATACTATTTGGATTGCCACCAAACTGTCCAATATGAACAAAGTATGTTGCCCCCGAAGTTACAGCGACAGTTTTAGCAGCATAGGCACCGCCACCGCCGCCGCCACCACCAGAGCCGATTGTATCTCCATCGCCACCTAATCCACCTATTCCTACTGCCTCAACAACTACGGATGTGACTCCTATTGGCGCAGTCCAAGTAAAATCATAAGTATAAAAATTGGTAAAATTTAATTGGACTATTGAAGTTGGTGGTGGAGGTGCTGGTGGGCCGTTATATAATAATTGCACAAGACCATTAGCACCTGCACCACCTGGGAAGCCATTAGCACCCCCGCCGCCACCGCCGCCATTAGTGCCAGAATTGCCAGGCAGTCCTGCATTACCACCATTACCGCCCGTGCCAGCTAACGTACCAAAGAAAGAACCTGGATTTCCACCGAAACCACCTGTTATGTTGTTTGATGGTTGACCACCCCAAGTGCCGCCGATATATGTAGTACCACCACTGGCACCACCGCCTGAGCCTGGAATGAATATATTACCAGTGCCACCACCGTTACCGCCTGGACTAATATAAGTGCCTGTACAATTTGCTGGTACAGCAACACAACCACCTGTCCCACCTGTAGTAGGGTTCCCTGCTGCTGCACCGCCACCAGATTGCACTAGTGGTGTAATGCCATTAGTGTCGAAAAAAGTAGTTGAAGCACCAGGATTACCAGGGGTTCCACCTACACCAACAGTAATATTATAAGTTAGACCTGGCGTGGTCGCTACTACTCTTTGTGAATAAGCACCACCTCCACCACCAGAGCCTCCAACACCGCCAGAACCTGTACCACCACCACCTCCACCACCAATTGTCTGTACTACTACAGAAGAAACACCTGGGGGTGCAACCCACGGAGTTGGGGGACCGCCACCACCAAAAGTTTCTGTTGTTGCGGTAGGAAAATATGTTAAACGAATAACACCTTGCGCACCACTTTCGCCAAGTGAATTAAAATGTTGACTTATTGCACCGCCGCCACCGCCACCACCATAAAAACTGCCTGGGGTTCCTGGTATGCCTGTAAGTGATCCTGGGCCACTACATGCTGGGAAAGCCCCCTCATATATTCCACCAGCGCCAGTTCCACCATCTCCACCTAAACTACCACCCTTTGAGCCGCCAGCACCGCCAATACCACCAAAATCACCCGAAACAGCGCCTCCATCTTGACCTACATGCCCTAATCCTGCATTATCTGCGGCACCACCACCGCCGCCGCCGCCTGGACCGATACAAGATGCACCACCTGTAGTGCCACCACCACTTCCACCACTTCCACCACTTCTCCTAATATCACCTAGACAGTCTACATCAAGACCACCAGCACCAGCTGGCGGTCCTGTTCCAAAAGCATCGCCGCCACTATGACCTCCTACAGATACTACTTTAGGATTTGATGCTATGTCTGAAAAAACAGTGTAACCAAATGCCCCTGAACCACTACACCCGCCCCTGCCCGCATTTTTAAATCCATTATATACATCGCCTGGTATTACATCCACTACACTAGCACTATAAGCACCACCGCCGCCACCGCCACCGCTATTGGCACTGCTTAAATAAGAACCGCAACCACCACCACCACCAGGGCCAATACATTCAACAAAAACACTAATTACATTAGCTGGAACTGTCCACTGATCGGTTTCATCTGGAGTCGATAAAAGTAAAACTGTCATAAGGCTATTTATGGCAGCAATAACGTAAAATGGTGTTGATTTATTTTATTATTTGTGTTAACATTCAATGGGAACAAAAATCCCAAGGCTTGGTTTCGCCACAAAAATTAATGCAAAAATTTTTGTAATCGAAAATCATAGTTTTCCAAGCAAATGACCACCAAATTCTGTATTTATCTGAATAGGCCCAGCCGAATGTCATGAATGTGAACATATATTATTTAGGTAAAATTTAATGGAAATTACTCCTCAAGAAGGTGGATGTTGGTATTGTCATAAAAAAGATGAATTCCTAATATTCTCCCGCGAATTTGACACCTACCTCCACATTAAATGTTTGAAAAAAGCACTAGCTGACGATCCTAGAGATAGGGAAGCAAAGATAATGATGCGAGAGTTTGAATACGATTAACGATTGACGAAGAACGCTATATTGCCAGTCTTATCCTGGTAGAAATGAACACCACGTCCTGCACCCATAGCATATTGCGCACTTGGTTGTAATGGTAATTCTCCAGTTTTGATTTTACGACTTATTGCTTGAACTAAGGCCGTATCTGGTAGATTTCTAAGTGTCCCATTAGTTGGCATTCCAGGCATTTTACTTAAATAAGTCTTAATGCCAGTTTCAATGCTATTCATATCTTGATAACCTTGCTGCTGCTGCTGATATGGCTTGGCTTGTTGATTAGGCTGGCCTGCTTGGGGAGCTACATTTTTCTGTTGATTTTGGGCTTTCCAGAATCGTTGATAGGAAGGATTAGCCCACATTGCTGGGTCAACACCTTGGGGTGCTGGTTCACTTGTCATCATTTCAGCTTCTACAAAGTCTTTGAAACTTAACATATAACTTATATATATGTCATATGAGATTTTTCGAAGTATTAGATTTGATGCAAGGTGATTACCAAGTCTATGGAATAGACACTTTAGGCGGTCACAAATTCATCTGGGGTGGAAATGATATCAACCAAGCCAAGCGAATTGCGTGGGACAATAAGAACAAATATTACGACACCACGATCAAATATAGGGGTAAAGAACTCCCAAAAGCTGGCAAATTAACTCCTAAACTACCTTACAATTATTAAGAAAGTTAGCTACAGAACCAGTTGGCACACTATCTATACGCTTAGCTGGCGAGCCTATATAAACACCTTTTTCTGACAAATCTGCTGTCACTAAAGCATTAGCCCCAATAATTATGTTATTCCCGATAGTAATATCGTCTTTAATCACACAGCCAGCACCAAAAAAGTTTGAATTGCCTATTTTACAGTTACCACAAATAATAGCACCTGGACCGACATGATTGTACGAACCTAGCATAGTGTGGTGGCCAATTGACGCATTGCGATTGATGTAGTTAAAGTCTCCAAGATTTGCTTTGGCTGCTACGGTAGAATGTGGCCCAAAATAGTTCCCAAAACCCACTCCAACATTCATGCATACCCAAGAACGAGCATGGGTCAAATTATTAAAGTGTTTGGGTTCTTTCCCAATCTGTCCCAAAAACTTAGACTTATTTGGGTCAACGAACCCAAATATTCTTTTTTCAAATTCGTAAGAAATTGGCATAGCCAAATATTTTTTAACAGTTATTGGTTTAGAATAACCAAAATCGACTTTACTCTTTTGGTTTAGAACGATTTGTCCTAAGCTTTCTTCATTGGAGCTAATAGCATCAATAATATCCCAAACTAAGTCTCCAGCACCAAATATGGTCCATGACATGGATAAATACCTTATGTTTTGTGTAATAACACCTGTTTTTGATGGTTGTGCTGAATCTGTAAATCTCTTAATTCAGGATTTACTGAGACAGACCTTCCCTAATTTCCAACAAGTGTTAATTAGCAACGGTCCTTCGCCAAGAATAAAAGAATTAGTAGAAAAAGTCAATGATAATAGATTCATTTACAAAGAATATTATCCACAAGAAGATACATCAACACCGCCTAAACTAATCGAGAATATAGGTAAAAGAAGAAATCAGTGTATGAGCAGTTTTGATGCAGACAGATACTTCTTTTTCGACGCTGATTTAAAGATATTAGATGAGGATTTCTTTAACAAGACCAGCAAAGTTCATGATAAGGCAGACATACTTATAAGTAAAATCATATGTTATGGCAGAATATTGCCAGAAATGCCTATTAAAAAAGGACACATTGACTTGGCAAATTATTCATTTTCTAGAAAAATAGCTCAAAAATATAGTTATCCAACGGTATACGAACAGGCAACTGATATCTCATTTGATTGGCGGTTCTACACAAAGATAAAAAACGAAGGGAATTACTTCACTGATATTTTGTATGCCCACAAAGACGGACATAATAGCTATCAGAACCTTAGTTTGTTATACATAAAATGGGTAAACACTAGATAGGCCATCTAACTAAGTAAAGATTAAACAGCCAGTCGATCATGGCTGTATAGTAAACAACTACACCCAGGAACATAATATAAACACAATAATCACTTTCTTTATAATGATAGCAGACAATAAATGACGTGTAGACAACTACTCTACTAACCCAAACGGCGGTATATATACCAAACACTTTGATGCAATATGACATCAATGGGAAAGTTTCATTTTCCCATTGATTTCCAATGTAACGTGTGGTAAGCTCCATGTCTATTGTGTGTATTAGGACTAAAAGTAGAAGAAACAACCAGAAAAGAAAAGTTTTCATCTCTACTATATAAGGAATAGGAGATAGTAAAATGAATAAGAAAAACAAAAAACCAGAAGTAAATCTTGCAAATCAAGTCCCCCAATCCTGTCTTTGACAATTCTAATGAAATCATCCTAGAAATTCAGTTTGGAACAGGTGGGGAAGATAGCAAACTTTTCACCTATGACCTGTTCTCAGCATACGTAAAATACGCAGAACGAAACGGACTAAATGTAGAAATTTTAAATGACGAAAATGGCCACATCGTTGCCCAAGTTAAAGGAACCAACGCTGGTCAATATTTCAGAAATGAAACAGGTAAACATATAGTCCAACGAGTCCCACCAACAGAGTCTAAAGGACGAAGACAAACCTCCGTCATCTCTGTTGCTGTACTACCACTACCACCTGAGAATAAATATAAACCATTACCAGATAACGAGTTAGATATAATTGCTCAATGTGGTAGTGGCCCAGGTGGGCAGCATCAGAATAAGTCGGCAACGACAATAAGGATGAAGCATTTACCAACAGGGTTATCTGTTCATATAGTAGGAAGGTCGCAATTAGCGAATAAAAAGGAAGCTTTAAAGATATTGACTACGAAGGTCAATGAGAAGTTCATAACTGATGAAACCGAGAAGCATAATTATCTGAGAAGAAAAACCTTGGGGGATGGTGCTAGGGGTGATAAGATAAGGACATACAACTTTATTGATTCCAGGGCTACTGACCATAGGTTCAATATAAAAACTGGCAACATTAAAGGGGTAATGCGTGGTGATTTTACCTTGCTTTACCCTAAAGAAGAAGTTAGAATAGAGCCTAAATTCATGCACATTGCTGATGCCAGATGTTTAGAACTCAGTAAGGGTGATGCGATGACCGAGAACGAAGAAAAGCATACTGACGTATGTGATTGGTGTTTGGAGTATGTTTTGGATGGCAAAAAACCATCTCATTCTGCGCCTTCAAAAATAAATTAATATCCCTAAATATCTGGTATGATAAATTACTGGATAGAACGAGCAGAAGAAATCATTGAAAAGGAAGTGGTCCTAGTAAAAAACTCAGGAGAGACGAGAATGTGGTTTGATAAAATGTTCTCGTCTCTCCCGATTATTTACCCTAACAAAAAGCCATCACGACCAGATGAATTTACGCCTCGAATAGGCTCTGCCAAACATTTAAAACTGACTCGTTTTGGCATAGAAGCAGTTTTAAAAACACATAGAAAATATCAAAGACTTAATTTCTATGTCCTTCATGATAAGATTAATCAGCCACATGAACCATTTTGGGTAATTTTTTACAATGGACAAACTCATATTTGAGTGGTTACAAAGCCACCACACAAGTTTTCTCAATCAAAACATGCTGAACATTACCGCTATGGGCAGTACCACAATTTTGGTACTACTACTTCTAGCGGGGTTATCATATACTGGATTTATCTTAAAAGATTGGAAACAGGCCCTTTATGGCGGCATTTGCGTATTGCTTAGTCTTGGCACAGTGGAAATTGGCAAATATGCGATTCAAAGAGAACGACCTATCGCTCATGATAAAGTGATTAGTACGCCCAATTCTCCTAGTATGCCTAGTGGTCACTCTGCTATGTCTATGTCCGTCTTAGGTATTTTGGCCTTAATGGTGCAGAAGTCAAGATTTTGGGTTATTGTTAGTATATTGGCGTCTTTGTTGATCGGGTTTAGCAGAATATATTTAGGGGTTCATTGGTTTACGGATGTATTAGTAGGTTGGTTTATTGGCGCAGTTTATTTCTATATATTTTACAGTTTGGCCATAAATAATAGGTATGCTAGAGTTCAAGCAATGGATTGAAGCGAATCAAACGCCTATTTGGAAGGCCAAAAAGAAAGAAATAATACCTTTCTGGAAGGCTTTGCCCAATAATCTGCCATTGATTCCTTATAATGTGGTGCCAAAGGGACACCAAGGTTCCACCCATGCTTACGATGGCATAAGAATCACAGGAAGTCGCCAATTTGTAAATTCCGCAATATCAAAACTCAAAGATATGCTAAATTATGAAGGGGATAGGACAAAATTGTACTTGCTTTATCGCCAACAAGTTGATAAAAATAGTCAGAGTCCTTTACCTAACTCGTTCGTTTTCTATGTCCAGGTTAAAGAGAGAGCAAAGAAACAGTGACTTACGAAAAATTGACAAAACTTGAGAGACAGTACAAAGATTGGCTTGCTAAAAAACCATTTTTTGTAAATACCAAAGTTGAAATGTCAGAAGGCAAGAATTGGGCCATCTGGATCAATTATAAAAAAGGTATGACCATCGCCACTAAGAAAGAAATAGCTACAGAACTAGGTGATATCCCTTTGAAATTTAACGAAATCAAGGAGTAAGTCATGCAACTCGATGCTAAGCTTTCGTCTTATGACATGGACAATCTCATTACAGCAATCACAGCAGACCTGACCAATGGGATTATAACTGCAACCAAAGATAAATGTGCTATTAAGTACGGCGGTAGTGAAAAACTACCATCGTCCCTACAAACGGCTGTAGAAAGATTGTTGAATGCTGCCTTCAAAGAAGGCTGCAAATGTGGTAAAGGCGGTTTCTCGCCCTATTGACATTCCCGAAAATCGTAGTAAGATACCAACAGTGATACTTTCCTTTTTTCTAGGAGAATTCCGATGAATCCCAATTTCTATTCGCATCTGTTGAACATGTTTGTTTATGGTTTGAGTGGTATTGCCTTGATGTTTCTAGGGTTTAAGCTACTTGATTGGTGTACTCCCTGGATGCACTTTAAGACAGAAATTGTTGAAAAGCAAAATATCGCAGTAGGCATTGTAGTCGCTGCACTTATTTTAGGCGTCTCTGCAATTGTTTCGTCAATTCTTTTAGCCCCTTGAGTTTAACCAAACAGGGGGATTAAAATGAAAACAACTAAATCTATTGCACTAGTTCTAATTTCCTCTGCATTAGTGTTTGGGGGCTGGGGCACTCCACTTTGTTTTACAAATCGTAGTTCCCCTAGTGGCCAAGTTACTAGCAGTGGTGGAACCTATTACAGCGGCGGCGGTTCAAGCTGGCCTAGCTTCTTCTACTTTGGTGGCTGGGGTAGCACCCATAATTATTATGGGGGCAGTAGTTCCCCAAGTAGTTATACACATACTGAAAGCCATAGCAGTAGCTCTGGTGGTGTAGTTAGCCGTGGCGGATTTGGCGGAACTGGAAGTGGAACAGGTATTGGGGGAGGTGGTGGTTAATGTTTAGTATTATACATTGTGACCAGTGTAGCAAGTCTGGCATGTTTGATATCGCAGTAAAATTCATACTGGAGATTCATTCATGTGAAAAGTGTAGCAATCATAAATCAGAAGAGTGGCAGTACTATTTCTGTAATACTGATTGCTTGATGCGATGGCTTAGAGAAAAAGAGATCGAAAAAGAAGGATTTCCCTGCAAAGATTGTCGTAATCGTGAAGGGGCTTCAACGGGGTGGCAGTGGGGGTTTGAGGTTAATGGTACTTGCAAGACATGTGACGGTAAAAAGAGAGTGAAAGGTCATAGAAAACAACAATGGGAACATAATCAAGAAGCAGCGGCCCGAGAAGCGCTCAATTCACTTATTGGCGGCAAAGTGGCGGACAATAGAAATGATGTGGAGATTTAAATGGACAGAATTAAGACTACTCCCCGTAAAGATTGGCAAAAAACCGTAGAGTCACAGGGACTTTACTACCACACCATTCCGAATCATCAACCTACCTTTAACCCTGCAAATCCAGAAAACACTAACCCTCAAGAAAAAGACCGTGTTTATTGGGATGAAAGTGCATATTATCAATTCTCTTCCAGAGAAGTCGATGAAATTGAAGAATGCACTTATTGGTTAAACAAAATCTGTCTTGAAGCAGTCGATCACATCATAGAAAACAATCTTTTCGACAAAGTTGGTGTGCCCCCTGCATTCGTAGAATGGATTAAGCAAAGTTGGGAAAACGACGAACATACCATCTATGGCAGATTCGATCTTTGGTATAACGGCAACGAACCGCCTAAGCTCTTGGAATACAATGCTGATACTCCTACAGGGCTACTTGAAGCATCAGTCGTGCAATGGCATTGGATGAAGGATACACAAGAGTTTTTCGATCAATATAACAGCATCCATGAAAAATTGATTGAAATCTTCAAGACTCTGAAGAATGAATGGGAGGGTAGGTTCTACTTTGCCGCCATTGCTCAGAATCTTGAAGATTATATGACAGTGACCTATCTCCGTGATGTAGCAATACAAGCAGGTTGGGACACTGAATATATCAACATGGAGGACTTAGGTTGGGATAAAACTCGGGAAAGATTCGTTGATGCTAAAGAACGAATGATCTTTAATTGTTTCAAGTTATATCCTTGGGAATGGATGTTAAAAGAAGAATTCGGTCAGCATTTATTGAAGAACCGTTGTCGTTGGATGGAAGCCCCTTGGAAGACTCTCTTAAGCAACAAGGGTATTTTGCCAATTCTATCAGACCTTTATCCTAAGAGTGAATACTTGTTGAAAGCTTCGTTTGAACCGCTAAACTGCAAGTATGTCAAGAAGCCAATTCATGGGAGAGAAGGTGCTAATTTAGAAGTTATTGAAAAGGATAAGACGCTCATCAAGACAGAAGGGCCTTATACTGGACCTGTTGTCTATCAAGAATATAAACAATTGCCTAATTTTGATGGCAATTATCCAGTAATTGGTAGTTGGATGGTCAATGGCTATGCGTGTGGTATAGGGATTAGGGAAGATGTTAATCCAATAACTCAAAACACTAGTAGATTTGTCCCACATGTTTTCTCGTAAAATAATAGCCATTCTCTATTTGGTAAGTGGTACTAAGTTCTATTTCGAATGGTTATTGATTACCAATCCAGTTTCCAAAAATCCAGCAATTAAGCTTTTTTGGGGTTGGGCAAAAGAATCCTATACGGCAAAAGACCCAAGTACCAGGCTTAGATTGGCTTGGGGCTTGGGTCTAGTTCATATGTGGCTAGGAGTAGGCTTTGCTGCAATAGATGGTGGTATTGAACTAACTAACTTACTTGTAAACTTTTACCCTATTTTTGTGCAGATTTACATTGGCTATCGCTGCTGGAGTGTTATAATAAGAAAGAAAAAGCGAGTGACGTAAAAAAACATCACTCGCTTTTTATAGGAGGTTAACACTTACTTTCTAACATAGTAAAGGTTTAAAATTAAATTATGATGACTTGCAAATTTACCAAAGATGGCTTTATGTCTGTAAAATGGAACCCAGCCAAAAAGAGGGAAGATGTATTCAAACCTAAGCATCCAGTAAGTCATATTAACAATATCTGTGAAATTGAAGAAGGTGTAACCCTACGTGACATAATGAATTTAGTTGCTAATGATAAAATGCTAACTACATTCGTGTCGCTTTACTCCAGTGTAAACCACATAGAAGAGTTCCATGAAGAATTGAATGTTAAATATAACAAAAAAGAAAAAGAATGTGATTACCTTGAAGTCCACAGAGTAGGTGATTTATTTGAAAATGAATTAAATTGTTGGACTGATATCTCTGGGGTAAATACCAAAGAAACATGCAAGTATTGTAATGATGAAGCATGGCCAGATCACAAACATTATATATCCTATTCTTATACTCCGCTTTACAAATATGCAATGTTACCTGTTAAGTTAGACAAAAGATTCACTGTCAGGGATTTCAAAAAGGATAAAATCCTTTTAAACGTAACTCAAGATTTCGCTTTGATTGATATATTACATGCAATTTATTTCGATATTTCATTTCATGGTGGACCTAAAGACAGGGATAAGTTCTGCAAGAGCTTGAAAAGACAAGTTAAGAATTTAGACAAAACTAAGACTTTCCCCCTCGACGACCTATTTAAAAAGGAGTGAATATGTGTATTTTTAGCGGACACGTAGATTATGTTGGTGATACAAAAATATTTGCAAGAATACAAGATGGTATACAACATTTAGTATACCAAATGAGTATGGGAGCGTCTAAAGATGTTGCAATGATTCTCCCATTGCCTGTGTCTTCTCACAAGGAGGACGCTGTTAAATTTATCAGCCTAGAAGCCTATCCTGAATTTTTCAAAGACGTTGCCAAAAGTTTTGTAAGAGCAACTAAAAGTATTAGCAGAGGTATTGGCTGCGCAAGTCTGAGGACATTACAAGTGCATGAAGTCGGAGATTTTATTGCATCGTTTGTGCCACATAGAATGAGTTTTCATAGGTTAAATGAAGTTTTTAGATTGCCAGATAACGCTTGGAGTAATTTACCAGATTATAATGACTATGGATATGCTGTATTCCAATTAAAACCTGACCCAGCCAATGCAAAGCAAGAAGTCCATCCTATGGCTTTTAGTTTTCCAAGTCGTTTTGAATCCAAACTGTTCTTCCCCACAGTCCATTTGCATGGTGAAAAATTTCATGAAAAAGAACATTTTGACCACAATCTTTATTGGCAGGGTGAATTCAATGTAGGAATAGGACACAAAAGCACAGCAAAAATGGGCATGTTCGTTAATTTAGACAAATCTCAAGGTATTGTATTGGATGAAATCGGACATGAACTTAGTATGGTTGGCATCTATGAAAATAAAGATACTATAATTGGCTAAACTAAAGAAGGTGCGGCCAAAGGAATGATAGTCGCTGGCCAAACTTTGTTTTGGTCATGCTGCACGCCTAATAAGATTGAAATAAGTGGCACGTTGTCATGTGCAGCGATCATCCTGCTCTTATTTTGAATCAAAGTGTTGCTGTAGACTGGTCCTACCGCTTTTGAGTGAGCAATAGTGATATGTGGTGTGCCGTTTGTAATAGGCAACGCAGGGCTTGAAGAGACAGTGACAGCGGCACAATTGTCGTCAGAAAAGAATGATAAAGTATATAATTCCACTTTTTGGCCAAAAAACTGATGTAGTGTCTGAATATCAGCGGCTTGAGGTTTGAATTTGACGGTCATGTGATGGGCACGAAATGTCCATCCCATAGGGATATTCCTGCCATTTTGTTCCATGAATAGCTTTCTAGCCAAACCTATCAGGTGATTCTGGCTTATCTTTTCCAAAACACAACCAATGTAAGCAAACTGTCTTGCGTCAGGCAGTGCCATTTGTTGCTCCATTTCATTGAACCAAAGTGAGAACTCCATTGCAATATATAGTAATGTCTTTATAATGTTTGTAAAGGAGAATTTTCCATGAATCCCTCTCTCAACAATATTAGGGTACGGCATAGTATGCTATTATCATTGTATGTTTCTATGAAAAACTACCTTGAATGTCTTGAACATGGCTATATGGGGGAAATAAGCCCTTACGAAAAAACATTGGCAGATGAAATGAAAGATACTCTATTAAAAATGGAAAGCACTTGCTTAGATTATTTTAAAGAAGAAGGGAGAATTATAGGAGAATGATTAATTTATTACCATTTTTTGCAGGAATATCTTCGTTATTGATGTTTCCTTTGGATTTTGAACTTAAAACAGAACTTAAAAATGACCAATGTTCAATAGAGACTGTCTGTAAAGTCACAAAAGCTGGAGACACTTACACTTATCTTTACAGTATTAGAAATACTGGTAATACCACAGTAAAGGTTAAATGGGATGCACTAGATAAAGCCTTGAATATGGGAAGAGATATTGATATGATGTGGGAAGTGGAACCTGGGGAGAATTTGAATTTCATACTTGAGCATCCAGACCCACCTCAAGAAGTAGGTGGTAGAGTTCAATCCCATTCATTACTTAGTAAGAAAGATTTAGACAAAATGGTAAAGGGAATGCAGGCACTCCCAAACGGAATCAAAGTTGATATTCCAGTCTCTAAGCTCTATCAGATAGACACACGTTACGCTAGTGGTATTTTACCAAAAGCGTTCTTAACCCCAGCATTTATGCCACGCAGATAAAAAAGGAAAAAAATTATGCCTTACGTTAGATTAGCTGCAAGAAATCGTCTCGATAATGGCCTACACGCCATGTTACAATACATGCCCGCTGACGCAAGCGAACTAAATTATGTCTTAACCAGGATTTGTGATACATTCATAAATACCAAAGGTAAGAATTATCAAAATCTCAATGAGGTTATTGGCGCGATTGAATGTATGAAGCAAGAACTTTACAGGCGTGTAATTGCTCCCTACGAAAATACAAAGATCGACGAAAATGGCGATGTATACGGCATGGTAACATCTAAGCCCAAACCACCAGAAATTCCGAGGTAAATTATGAACAGAAGATTTTTCGTGAAGGCCATATTTGGCATTTTAAGTCTACTAGGTTTTGGTAAAACCTTAGAGGCTAAAGAAAGTTCTATATACAAATATAACAAGATTATTCGCAAGTGCGATGAGGCTACGTTAGATGAGTTTAGAAATTTCGCATGTATTAAAGAAGATGGCACGTCTATTCCTGTGCCTATTATATGGGCATCTGATAGACAGGTTAATGACAATCTATTACTTGTATGTCCAATTGGACATACAAGTAACCCACAATTTGAAAAAATAGAAACAGATAAGCATATGGAGGCTTTGAGAGACAGGACTGTTAAAGTAGAAGTGCCACCTCTTTGTCCACCATTAATGAATCTTTTCTCTAGTGATATCATACCTGCGGATAAAATTGGAATTATATATAACTTAACTATCAGAACCTTCTACAAGGAAGACATGAATCAAATTCTCGAAAGAATTATAATTAAATTCCATCCTACTTTCACTAATTCTGTGGGAACATACACTTTACTTGAAATGTGTAATAACGAAAATGATGAAGGTGCGGTAAAGCCAATTATATACGCTATAAGATTTAGGGTAGATTTGAAATGATAAATGATGAAGAAATTTTGCGTAAGCTATTAGCCCTTGGTGAGCGGTTTACGACAGAGCAGTTGGATGAAGTGTTTTTAGAAATCTGGGATAATACCTTCGATGCTAGGCTACATTGTTCTTCATTAAGAAAACGTGGCTACATTGATTATTTGTCTGATGATGAGTGGAGATTGGAGATTACTGAATTTGAAATTAATGAAAAGTTTGGCAGCAACGGTAAACAGGATAATTGAAGAATTGAGTTTCTTTTTCTTGAGAGTGCATAATTACGCACTTCCAAAAATGTGTATGGGTATGCAAGTAATTAAGTGGCCACAATCCTTTATAAGTAAAACAAACAATACGTTTAAAACATTTATATCAACCCTTCAATGTACTGGTCAAGAACGCCGCGACAATCAAATTGAAATATCAAAATACGACCCATTCATAGTAAGAGATTTTGAAAAAGTTTATGCCGTTTATGGTGGTGCAGTTTTAGAAGAATGTAACTATTTAGAATTCATGAGTGAAGAGATTCTAAAAAAAAGTGGTTGGATACATCCGACTTTAGCAACCAAGATAAGAAGATTAACAGCAACCGAAAGGAAATCATATGAGAAAAGTAGTAGTATTTAGTGGTGCAGGGTTATCAGCGGAATCTGGGATTCCAACATTCAGGGATTCGAATGGGCTATGGGAGAACCACAAAGTAGAAGATGTAGCCCATCCTAGCGGTTGGGCAAAAGATAAAAACTTAGTCCTAGAGTTCTACCGTCAGCGTTTTGAAAGTGTAAAAAACTGTGCCCCTAATGAAGCCCACAAAAGTATTGCTCGACTTCAAGACAAATTTGAAGTTGTAAACATAACACAGAATATTGATGATTTGCTTGAGAGAGCAGGTTGTAAAGAAGTTCGTCATTTGCATGGCAGTATTAATAAGCGAAAGTGCGAATGGCATAAGTCCTGTTGTATGTTAGATGGTGATTCAAGATATATTTGCAACTATGCAACTGACCATACAGAAGCTGTTAAACTAGGAGATTTGTGCCCGAAATGTAGTGGTCAATTACGTCCAGATGTGGTATGGTTTGATGAGCCAGTCGCCTTTGAATTTGAGACTATGCACGAGCTAGTTCGTGAAGTCAAATACAACAATGGAGTGTTCATATGCATAGGAACATCCGCTCAAGTCCATCCCGCTGCCGCATTGATCCCATTATTTGTCCAAGTGGCTAATAAGTATATAATTGATTTGAATGCCAGACCAATTGGTAACTACACATTACTAAAAGGCAGTGCTAGCGAGAAGATGAAAGAACTGGCTGATAAACTTTTGGAGGTATAGTGGGAGTTATATTTTGCGATGGTTGGTCAATACCAATTTCAGAATCAGCCGAAGAAAAAGCCGATGCGAAAAAAAGAGAAATTGAATTCCTGGCAAAATGGTATAAGCCTGGCGGCGGTTGTTTTATTGAGACTCTTATGCAACATGGTTGTCAATGTGGCGAGTTTCAAAAAGAGATGAGATGGAAAAATGGAAATAATAATTAAAAAACGAAAGCCACTTCCTAAGCATTGGTATAGGCAACATATCGCGGAATGTCCAGTTTGTGGTGCTGACCATAGTTCCAGAGAAAGGGTATTTGGAGAAAAGCCAAAAGACCCTAAAGAAATATATAGCTACTCTGTGGCCTATGACTGGTGTGATATTGATGGAAGATATTAAAATGAGTATCTCAGACTATTATCCAGAAGAAAAAGCGGTCGGGCCACATAAAAAATTCATGATGTTTTTCACCGACAATCTAGTACCTTGGGTCGGTGGTAATGTTGAATTTGGTGTGGATTTCTTCGGTTGTCTCATACTTTGTTCGACCTATAAACACATGAAGAGAGTGTTGTCAGGTCGGCCAGAAGTTGAAGAATTTAGACAAAAATGGAATAAAGAAATCACTCCAGTAGAGTTAGATGCATTTATCAATTGGGTACTAAGACCAGATTCAGAAGAGGGTTTAAGTGCTTATCAAAACTTATTTGCGGCAATTGTTTTAGCCCTGGAACCTTTCTATAAGACAGATGAATATGCAAAATTATACATAGACAACTCAGCAAAAACAGGTGGTATTGTAGGATTCCTAGCTAGGGAAATACAAGAGAGAAACTTGGCGTAATTTTTCTATGGATTTAGAAACCACCTTACTCTCTAATAAGATATGAGATACAGATTAACCGATGAACAAAATTTAGATATTGCAAAGGCTTTCAGTAATGGGGACTCGATAGATGTGTTAGCCACAAAATACAATAAACATAAAGCTTCTATTCGAAGAATACTATTTAAATTTGATATATTTTCTAAAAACACTAAAAGCAAAACTAAGGGTGGTTTTTCATATAAAGATAAGCTAAAAATTATAAATTTATATACCATTGAAAAAAGAGGCAAATCTTACATAGGTAAACTTTTTAATGTGTCAGATTTCAATATCAATTATTGGCTCAAAAAGTGGGGTGTAAAGTCCATTTCCCGTTCTGATATTTCTACTAAAATACGTGAGATTTATGGTCCTACTAAAGGATTTGGAGGTCGTAAGCATAAAGTAGATTCGAAAATTAAAATATCAAATAGTCTTTATGCTTCCTGGGAAGACGATAGAGAGCCAATGATAGGTAAATCACGTACTTATGATACTATAATTGGTAAAGTATTGGGGACGTGGGAAGTGGCATATTTACAAAAGTTGAAAACCAACAATGAACAATTACCTACACTTTGTCATAAAAGATATAAAACTCCTTATGGAAGTTATAAACCTGACTTTGAGTTCAACGATAGGTTTATAGAAATTAAAAGCGAGTTCACTTTAAAAGTGGCAAAAGGTAAATATAAAAGTCATGGTAAATATTCGAATAATCAGTTTAAAAAAATAAAATATGTCAATGACAATATTAAGAAGATTGAAATTATAGTGCTGGACAAGGATGAAGCTATTTCCTATTTTAAAATGGCAAAAAAAGGAATATTGAAATGAAATACGTGAGCGTAGACATAGAAACAACAGGTTTAAATCATGAGAAATGCACCATACTTGAATTCGCAGCCGTAGTTGATGACTTAAATTTGCAAGAGCCAATTGAAAAATTACCTAAGTTTCAGACTTATGTAAGACAAGAATACTACAGTGGTGAACCATATGCTCTTGCGATGCACTGTGAAAAATTTCAAAAGATATCTAATTGGCGTGCAAATGGAATTGACGTTTGTTATCCTGAGACACTCATCAAGAAATTTCATACTTTCTTGATAACATTCGGTTATCAAGAAACTGGCAGAACTCATTCATCTTTAAAAGATGGTTATATTAAAATAAATGTTGCTGGTAAAAACTTCGCTAATTTTGACAACAGATTTATAGAGAAACTACCAGATTATGATAAAATGATTAAAGTTGGACATAGGATTTTAGACCCTGTAATGCTCTATTTTGATCCTAAGAAAGATATTGACCATCTGCCAAGTATGGCTGAATGCATGGAACGTGCAGGAATCAGTGGTGAAGTTCCACATTCAGCATTAGAAGATGCTGTTTTGGTTGTTAGATTACTAAGACATAAATTTCCTATTAAAGAGTAAATAACACATGATTACAGACCGTTGGCATGGTATTACTCGTCCTTATAATATAGATCAGATCAGAAGACTCCAAGGTTCTTTTGTCGAAGAACACAGCTTGGCAACATTGACTGCCGAAAAACTTTGGGAAAGACTAAATGATAAGCCTTACCTTCATGCATTAGGAGCGGTTACAGGTAATCAGGCCATGCAAATGGCTAAAGCTGGCTTACCTGCGATCTATTGTTCTGGCTGGCAAGTTGCTGCTGATAATAATGATTCAATGCAAATGTATCCTGACCAATCCTTATACGCTGTAAATAGCGTCCCTAATTTAGTTCGCAGAATCAATAATTGTTTAAGACGAGCCGACCAAATTCAGTGGATGGAAATATGTGCAGGGGGCAAATGCACCACTGATTATTGGGTTCCTATTGTCGCTGACTGTGAAGCAGGCTTCGGTGGTCCACTCAACGCTTTTGAATTAACAAAAGCAATGATTGAGGCAGGTGCAGCTGGAATTCATTTTGAAGACCAGTTATCTTCAGCTAAGAAGTGTGGCCATCTAGGTGGTAAGGTTCTGATTCCAGCGTCCCACTTTATCAAGACCCTGATTGCGGCACGGTTAGCTGCCGATGTTTGCAATGTCCCAACAGTTATCATTGCGCGAACAGATGCAGATAGTGCTAAATTACTAACTTCAGACATAGATGCATTAGATGCACCTTTCATAAAGCGTAAAGATGTTTCACTTGTGGGTAATTTTGGTGATACATTAACAAAGTGGGAAGTGTGTAGGACTTCCGAAGGATACTATGAAATAACTGGTGGTATAAACATGGCCATAGCTAGAGGATTGGCCTACGCACCATATGCTGATCTATTGTGGTGTGAAACCTCTCATCCTGACATAAATGAAGCAAAAACTTTCGCAGAGGCTATTCATGCCAAATATCCTGGTAAGTTACTGGCTTATAATTGCTCACCCAGCTTCAACTGGAAAAAGCATCTAAATGAGAGACAGATTGCTGATTTCCAGAAGGAATTGGGACAAATGGGCTATAAATTCCAATTTATTACTCTCGCAGGCTTCCATGCTCTAAATCAAAGTATGTTTGATTTAGCACTAGAATATGGCAAGAGAGATATGGAAGCTTACGTAGACTTGCAAGAAAGAGAATTTGATCTACAACACTTTGGTTATACAGCAACCAAACACCAGAGAGAGGTCGGTGTTGGTTACTTTGATTTAGTTGCAGAAACTCTTGGCTCCCAATTAACCGCTTTGGACGAATCTACTGAGAAGGAGCAATTCTAATGATAGAAGTATTCGCAGATGGCAAAACATTGTCCAACGGAATTTATGTTCAAAGAAAAATTTATTGGGCGGACTGTGAAGTGGCAGGTTGGCCACTCGACAAGCCTTGGTTGGCCACAATTAACGTTGGTTCATGGCATTATTCCTCTAGAGGAAACGCAACCAAAGAGGAAGCAATAAAAGATTTATTCGAATATATGCAGGAACAAATTAAAGCTCATAAAGACCAGTTAGAATTCCAAAATAATAGGCTCAAAGAACTAACCGAATTTCTAGAGAAGTATAATACTAATTAGGGTCTGAATCCGCCAACCTTTTCAAAGCCTTGCGAAGCATTTTTGCTATCCATTGAGCGTGTTTCTTGGAATCCCTTTCAAACGATTGAAGGGTAAATCCTTGGTGGTCAATTGAAAATTCTACTGTCCAAGCCTTCTCAGAGTGCCAAGCAGGTTTGACTCTTACCTTCCATTTCGATTTCATGACGCATCCCTAATTTTAAATTCCTTCTCCAAGGAATCAAGAGCATCTACAATACCAGTGTACGCCAATTCTGCCTTAGATGCCATGTTAATTCCAAAGAAGCCCTGTCTCCTGAACTCTTCTGCCTTCTGAGCAATCTTCAGTCTGGTTGCATCCCATACTGTGTTAGCAAAAATATCGACATGTTCAGAGAGTTTGCCCTGCCCATTTAATGAAAATGCTATACAGGACACAATAGGCAAACAATATGCCCCAGCTACTGGTGAATTGATTGGCATGGGCATTATAGGCATATTATGCGACCCGCGAGCATCACCAGTTACATAATGTCCTAATAAATAAGGCTCAATAACCTCTTCTGGTGCTGGGAACATGCCTTGTGTCCTAATAATGGCCACAGGATCGTCCTTGCCAGTGTATTTGCCAGCAATATTGTGCAATCTAGTTGCGGAAACCGCAACTGTTTGCTCATCTGGCTTATATCTAGAATGAATTTGTTCGACACCGAATTTATCAATATCCCTGAGAAGGACTGCAACATCCCATATGCGTTCTGGAACATCCAACTCAATTAACTTATCCCCATCCTTATTATCCATGTCCATAATGGTGAACTTAAATCCCTTCTTCATTTTGGGATTCAATAATAGACCACCATCATGCATTGGATCACAAAAAACTTGATAAAGTGGCAGATTATAAGCCCCTGGCCCACATTTATCAGCAGCAAATACTAAGAAAGACTCAGCAGGCCGCTCTTTGGTCAGAAGCTCAAATTCAATCTCAGCCACCGCTGGCCCTGCGCCTCTTACGTTACCTGAAGGTGCGTCCACAAGAAGGTCTTGGCCAGCCCCATACAAACCTTCAACACTTGCTATTTTGGTGGCGTCTTTGAATGTTTGCCATGCAAAATTATGGACTTCTGTATTTAATTTACCCTTATCATGTACCATTATTAAACATATATCATCGCCCGTATGAGTGACTCTGCCATCAATCAGGAGTTTATTCAGCATGGCGGTACCAATTGCAGAATGACATTGGTTCATCATCATGCTAGATGGCTCAGTATGCCCGCCAATAGAGCCAACGTCAGCTTTGATTACAGAGATAGTGACTTTCATGAATTGTTCTCGCTAAAGGAAGTTATTTAATGATACTGAAATGATTGTTGGAAATCAACTGGAAATTGTAATTTTCATCGCATCTTTATTGTAGTTAGCTCGTTTTTTCATACTGGCCAAGCCTGGAGTCTCAGTAGTAATGTAAGGAATGGCATATTCAAGATAAAGCTTATCCTCAATAGTGTTCTTAGCTGATTCAGGATCAGGAATTAGTCCTTCATAGGTTTTATCTCCCCAACACTCGGATTTCCCAAATATTGGAAAATACTTTCTGGCCAATTCCCTTAAATCCTCAGCCACTTGCTTGTGTTCAGTATAATAACAGTACCAACTCTTTATCCTTGGGTCTTCGTGTAAAGTGTGTAATAGAGAAATATTCTCATGCTTAATACCTTCCCAGATGATTTTACAATCCCCTTTTAATTCATCATCCATAAAATGGCGATTCATATCAAAACCATCGGCACAAAATCTCTGATTTCTCTTAAATCCATAAGGATTGGCCAAAGGGATTATAACTACTTTCTTGCTTTTTGGGATGTGAACTTTGTTTTTAATGAATTCTAGAACGCCATAAGGACCACCCTTTTCATTGCCATGTAGCCCTGCGATAAAACATATAGTCTTTTTGGCGTATGGATTCAGAACTAGCTTGAACACACTTTCTCCGTCACTTTCACCTATCTCGGTAAGCTGGCCATAGCCCTTGCACGCTTCAACAAGGTCTTTGTTAAATTTGAATGTTTCTTTTTTATTAACAAACTCATTGAACATATAATGTATTTAGCCGCCCTAAATACAATATGGACAAAAGTTCGGGAGTTTGGTAGAATTCTGATATGAACACGATACTAAAAATTAATAACGATTTTAGCTACTTGATAACTTCAGATACGGTTTTTCGAAACAAATTGTGGGAAAAAATGAGGTTCCGTCAAAGGAACTACTTCCACACGCGGGCCTATCAGCAAGGTATTTGGGATGGTTACATCAATTTTCTAGACAAAAAAACAGGTAGATTCCTTACTGGTCTAGTGCCAGAAGTGGAACTTGCCCTTAATAAATACTTCAACATACCATATGATATCATTGACGAAAGAAAGCATGTCAAGTTCGCCTACGATTCCATTGATAAGGATTTTCTAAAGCAATGGACTCCTAAAGGAAAACCTCCAGTAGAACTATATGACTATCAGGTGGACCTAACTAATCAGGCTATAAAACATGGTAGGGGTATAGTAAAATCACCCACTGCTTCTGGGAAGACGAATATTTTAATAGCTATATTGAAAGCTCTGCCACCGAACACTCCCACTTTGTTTCTAGTAAATAGAAAGACTTTGGTTTCTCAGAATTATAAAGAAATGATAAAGTGGGGGTTGAAGAATGTAGGTCGTTTCAACAGTGATTATCATGAACCAAATCTTATAACTTGTGCCAACGTTCAATCTCTACATCACTTAGACCGTCTATTGCCAAAATTCAAGATTTTAGTAACAGACGAAGTTCATACGATGACCAATAATAGTGGCATCAGGGCTTTCAAAAAGCTTACTGGCACAACAATCAGGATTGCTGTAAGTGCTACACCATTTAAATTCGGGGGAAAGGATTTAGTACAGAAATATACTGCGAAGGGTTATTTTGGACCAGTGTTTGAAGTGGCTAGTGGCGAGGATGGAAAATTAACTACCTCCTTCTTACAAAAAAGAGGAACTTTATCTAAGTCTTTATGTAGGTTCTACCCTATTGATGAACCACAAATACCTTATGATATATGGATCGACGCCGTTACTAACGGAATCGCCAATAACTTCCATTTTCACAAGATAGTGGCAAAACTATCTGCTAAACTAGCAGGCAGAACACTTATTCTTGTGGACAGAATCGCACATGGAGATGCACTGAACAACTTAATCCCTGACTCTTTGTGGGTACGCGGCCAAGATGATGAAAAGACCAGGGATTATGTAATTGAAAGACTAACAAGTGAAAAAAACAAGGTCGTAGCTATTGCCACAAGACAGATTTTCGACACAGGTATAAACTTCTTCTTACACAATGTCATAAATGCTACAGACGTGTCATCAGAGCATGGTATTGTTCAGTTGATGGGTCGTGGATTAAGAACCGCTGCCGATAAAGAAATTCTAAATTATTATGACTTTGTTTATAGGATTAATCCCTATTTAGAAAAACATTCTCTCAATAGAATCAAAACTTTAAGAAAAGAAAAACATGAAGTTGTTATTATGGATAAGATAGACTTTTAAGAACATTGTTCAAATTATACAGATTGTATTTTAGAAGGGTTTCAACCTGTTCTTTATTTGTGGAGATGAATTCTATATTCTCTGATATTTTAGTAATTTCTTGGCCTGCATTGGTGCCGTAATTACCAATTATTTCCTCTCCAGCCATTATATCTCTTGTAAACTTGTATATGATTTGTCCCGCATGTTGACTTCGCTTATTTAAGCCTTTTTCATATACAAGTTTACAATTACTTAATTCGTCACTATGGTTGACCATACCGCCATAGCCCATTGGCACAATCTTGGCATCAAGTTTATCACTTCCTGCAAACTTATACCGTTTTGCGTATTGAGTGCATTGGTCAGCTAGACCATTAGTTTTTACATAAACACCAATGACCTCAAGCCAATCATTCTTTTTGAGTGGTATTTTAGCAAAACAACCATTACCAGCATTTGGTATGGTTGATGGGGCGATATAGAATCGTTCATCAGTTTCTTCTACAAATATCATTTGTTATGGTCAAGGAAATCATTAATCCACTCTACAGCTTCTTCACCTTCTTGATGATCTTTTACATTCTGCACAGTCCGAACCTTAATGAGTTGAACCACTTCCTCTAACTTATCTCGTTTCGTCCGCTCAGAAGAAATCCACTTACCTAGTTCAGGCTGTGTCCATTCTTCTTCAATACCAACAATGTTAAAGATGCCAGTGACATATTCTGGATTCGACTGACCTTTAGCAAAATTTTCATTAACCTTAACTTCAGGCTTGTCAAGCTTGTCTAAAGGCTTATACAATTTGCCTTGTTTCCTACATTCATAATATCTTGAGCAATTTACCATCATCAACTCTTTACTTGGCAATTCGGGGTCGGCACCAATCTTCTCAGGAAGCATACCATACAAATACATCTGGTCATCTAACCAGCAGTTTTCATCACCTTTTTGGTCTCTATGTGTCCTAATTCCAGACCGAAGTTTCATTGTTTCTTGTTGCAACTCTTCCACAGTCATATTTTTTATGTCTTCGTCCATTAGATGTAACCCCTTTCTATAGCTTCATTTATGTCTTGAAGGCTAACTTTTCTACCTAAAAACTCGGGAAAAACAATTGGTAAAATGGGATAATATATTACCAATGTAAGTTTCTTTCATCATTGGATCATTATTAATTTGTAATTGGACTTTTTTAACTTGGTCGGGTTCAATGTACCAGTCAAAGGCTTCATTGTCTACGACAATATAGTTTATGCCTTCCAAATTAAAAATTTTGATTTCTTGTTTTGACATGCGTATCTCACGAGAGCATAATGAGACATTTTTTTACCAATATTCGCATCATTTTCTTTAGCTAGATCGACCATATTTTTAGCATAATCTAGTTTTTCAGCATCTGTGAGATGTAGATTTAGATTTTTCAATACGGTCATTGCCATGATAGCGTAATTTTTTCGATTTAGCCAATGATTTTTCATAATATAAAATAGTAAAGGCTAGTGAATAACACTAGCCTTTACTATGGGATTTATGTCTTAATTAGGAGTTAAGATCAACGCCAAACTCAGTGGTGTTAATGTCAGCAGGTAGCCACGTTGCTACAGTTGCTGGGTTTTGTTCCCAAATAATACTGAATTCCTTGAATGCAGTATCATTAATTGTAGTGGCTGAGGATAAGTAATCCACGCCGCCAATACGAAGTTGAGATTTAATAGTATGTGTAGTTGAATCGGTGTTTCTTGACCAGTAATTGCAAGAAACGCCTGCAATACTACCAGTAATAAAGTTAAGTGCTGAACATTCAAATGTGTCTTGTTGTCCAGCAGTATTAGACTGAGTATATAGACCATCGTTCAATACTTGAACTGCTTCAAAGTTTGGAACATTTGGAACATTAACACCCCACTGAGCATAAGTTCCAGCCTTAATAACATTGACTGCTTCTACCTTCATATCACCGAGGAAAGTAGTATTCAAAGCTGTAGAACCATCATTAATGTACAAATCGTCAATCTGATATGAACCACCCAAGCCTATGGCGGTTGGGCCACGGAAGCCTATATTGTTTGCAAAATTATTTGCAGAAGTCTGAGTATTGCCTGTGAATGTTGAATCGGCAGTAGTATTAACATGAATATCTACTGTACCCACTGCTGGGTCGATAAAACCCTTGATTTCAATATAATACCATGCACCAGTAGTAATTGCGAAAGTTCCAGTGCATAGAACTGTTGCACCCCTTATTGCACTGAATATTCTTGTGCTTGGATTAAATGTCAATGTAACTTGTGCAGTAGTAGCATCTCGTATATCTACTAAAGGCATCTGAACGTTAGATGCGGCTATGTTTACATTTTTAAATGCAAATCCAACTGTCCATGTAGCATGATTGGAAAAAGTTGGCGTTACGAACTGTGTTCCATTGACTTGCAGCGCATTACCAATAGCGCGTCCTGGTTGGAAGGATGCACTTGGGACGTTGAAAATCGGATACCTGAACTGTAAAAAGCTTACTAAGTTAGAATATGATTCAAATCCTTCTACCCATTTTAATGCCATTTTTTATTCTCCTAAATCTTGGAATCTTCATTATATATATGGTAGTCTAGAATATTTTAGGAGAAAAATGGCTCAAGCTTTTATAGATCATTTCGAGGTAGAAACCCTTGGTGTTACGGCAAACTTAAAAGCGGCTAATATGGCCCATATTGTCATGGAAGTTTTAGGCTATTTTAAGTTCGGTACTATAGATATCCAACTTATAGTCACAGAAGTTCTAGGCAAAACACCTAATCAAAGCCTGACTTTTATAGACCATTTTACGGCAGAAACGATTGGGCAGTGGGCAGGCTTTTAGAAAGCATTTTCATTACCAATTATTTCATAAAACTTACTATATAATTATAGGAGGCTTTATGAAGTTTAAAGAATTAAATATAGAAGAGTTCAAGACATATTACGTTGCCAATCAAAGCAAAGAGGTTGCTATCAAGTATGGGATTGCTCCTTCTACAGTAGCGGGGTGGGCAAGAAAATTAGACTTGCCAAGAAAATCCTTTACTTATCTAAATGAAAATATTAAATTTACCGACCGCCAATTAGATGTATTGACTGGTTCGTTATTAGGCGATGGTTCGCTTAATAAAATTAAACCTAACACTAATTGTCAATCACATTATGAAGAGGGACACAGCGAAGATCAATTAGGTTGGCTGACTTGGAAACATGATATGTTATCACCTTTATCTAATGACATATTTTATAAAAAACGTAAAGGTTTAATAAATTTACCGAATGGCAAAATATTATCTGATCCTAAGAGAAGCCATAATAGCTATGGCTTCAACACAATTAAACACCCGACTCTAACAGAGATGGAAAGGCGGTGGTATAAGAGAAATGAAAATGGTAAGTATGTTTACAAAATATCCAAAAGTAAAAAATATAGAATAAAAATAGTGCCAGAAATTGAGCTAACACCATTTATTTTGTCTGTATGGTATATTGATGATGGCTCAAAAGATGTTAGGACTAAAAGATGTAAACTATCAACGCAGGGATTTACTAAAACAGCAGTGGAATCACTAGTGACTAAAATAAAAAAATTAGGAATTCATGATTGCTATATTGGAAAACATACTGGATATGTGATATACATTGGAACTTACTCATATTTTGATTTCATAAACATGGTCAAGAACCAATTGCCAGACTTACCACAAGATGTTCAATACAAAATTGATTTATCTGGATACAATCCAGCTACCAAGTGGAGCGATAACAAAACAGGCATACCTTTTTTCAGACTTGAAAAAGGAAAATATTGTGGAACGGTTATGATAAATTATAAATCAATTTATCTAGGGTCTTATGATTTTAAAACAGCACAAAAGGTTTCAAAAGAAGTAGAATACTTAGTTAGGCATAAATGTAAAGAACCAGATAAGTATATCGAAATTAAAAACAAATATACCAACTCACGTTGATAGGAAATCCATCAATACTCGTTCCACGTCTTTTTCCCAATATGGAATGATTAACAATTTTTTGTTATTAGTTTTACACCAATCAACTTTGATTTTATCTTTACTTTGTTGTTTAACGAAATTACTTCCACCATCATGCTTACCCCATTTTACTGGCTTATAATGTTGTTGACCTTGAAATTCAATTAGAAATTCTTCATCATTAACAATAACGCTAAAATCAAATGGTAATGGAAGTATATTGCGGCATTCTGAGAATCTCCGCTCTTTTGTAAAAATAATACCTTTTCTTTTTAAGATTGATTCTATTAGAGATTCACCATAAGAAGCTCCAACACAACCGCAGGATTTGGTCCACCCAAATTTCAATTTAGCGGCAACAACTTCAGTTGAGTTTCCGCAATCACACTGACACAGCCAAATCCATTGCGATTTATTTTTTCGTAATGGTTTTATCGCAATCAAAAGACCAAATCTTTGTCCTGAAATTTTTAGTCTTAACCGTGTGGACATTCTATCCTTGTGGTAGCAACTACACGATTGCGTCTTGCCAGATTTTAGCTGTGGTCCTTTGACGAATACGATATTGCCACAATCGCATTGACACTCCCATAGTTGTTGATTCCAACGATCAACTCCAGCTGATGAAATCACCATCAGCCTGCCGTATCTATTACCGACCAAATAATCCCTTTCACGTTTACTTACACATTCGCTCTTATAGCAACCACACGAAGTAGTGTCACCCCTACGAAGCATACTTCCAAGTGCTTTATGAATGTTTCCACAATCACATTGACACTCCCATAACCTATTACCGATATACTTAATTACAACCAATCTCCCAAATCTCTTACCAGTCATTTCTGTTCGTTTTCTACCCATTTTTTACTCAGTGACAAAAGCCTCATCTTTTAAAACAAATATATATTCCGTATAACCCAACAGATATTGAAGTCCAATACATGTTAGGCATAGTAAAGATTGTTTGTAAACGTTTTCAATATATTTTTTATGGCAACCATAATCTCTAAATCCTTCTATAGGACGTTCATGTCCTTCTGGGACAATTCCACCTATACCATAATCTACCAAATTAGTATATTTCTTTTTTTGTTTACTAAATTCAATCTCGTTTGTACAAATTCTTATCAAATCCGTATGTTCAAAATCAAGTAAACCACCAATAATAATACAAGCAGATGTTGGACATCGTTCTGAAATTGTTATACCTTCATCTGGCATAACAATTTTCCCATAAATGAAATCAGAACTTTTGATACAAAAAGCAAGGGGTCTGCGATTGTTACAAATAGTTGAATCATGTGATGGTGCAAATACAATTTTATTTTTTTCAATCAACTCAGCAATAGGTCCAGTAAATTCAATTTGAAAAATTGCATTACTGTCATTAACTCCGTTAATTGCTCGTATTGCTTCATTCAGATCACATTGCTTAAGATTATATTCAATAAACCTATTTTGTTTGACAAATTCATCAAGCAACTTGTCACTATATCTTCTGTGATTACCCAAATGACTATCTGGCTTAAGTTTCCCACACCTATCCCAATTCCGTAAAGTGCTTTCACTGACCTTAAGCATTTCCGCGACCTCTGAAATTGTAAAATTTAACATAAATCTCCTTTTGGTTACACTTATATAGTGTGTTGCCAGCAGAATTGCGGGATAAATTTTGTTAATTCTACAAAATATATTCATTATTCTGGTGGGTATTTCCCAATAGGTCCACTTTTTAATTCTGTTGCGTCCATAGAACGATATTTGCCACCTGCCAGTCCAGAAACAAATATAGCAGTTTCTTTCCTATCAAGAAATCGCCCCTTGTTAGTTAGAAAACCACTGATCCACTCTTTACCATATTCACTATCTGGAATTACACTAGAAAGATGAACAGGCCCAGATGGATAAATCTTCCCGTCAATACTAAAGGCCGCTTGAACAATTTTCTCAATATCGGCACTTTCTATCCATTGTTTAAATCTGATTATCATATTTACACCACACTACCAGGCCCCTGTATACCTTGTGCTTGTTGTCTTTGCATATTGTTCATAGGATGTGGAACCTGGCCTTGACCAGGCGGTAATTGAGCAGGAGTGCTATCACTCGTATCTTGTTGGTCAAAATCCCCAAAATTTATCTGATTAATAAGGTTTGTTAAACTGTCTTGCTTGTGCGACATTGCCCAACTTGTCAATTCTTGCTTCTTCTCATCGTCTATTGGAAGGCTACTAAGAGCATCTGATAACCTTTGTGGCGGGATTTCATCTATTCCTATATTTTTGTCAAGGGCCTCCTTAGTCAAACCTAGTCTTTCTAGCAATTTAGATATAAACTCTCTTTTTTGCCTTAATTCTTCCATCCATACCATAAACGTCTTCATGTTAATATATACTTAGTAATGCAATATAAATTTAAAAATTGGCTAGAGTATGCGGACTTCGGCTTAGACGTAACTAAAACCCCAAAAGAGAAATCCCCTGTCGAGCAGTATGATACGCCTATTGATAAATTAAATGTCAATTACATCATAAACTCTTTAAAAAACCATAAATTCGGTGAAAAGTCCGCAAAATTAAACGACTTTTTTGGAGAACAGCAATGGGGTGATACTGATGGTGCTTTGCAGGTAGCATTTAGTCCATTTGGCGGCATGAGAGCCACATTAAGAAAACTTATTCACGACCAAGAAGGGCATCCGACTTGGATTTGCAAGAAAGTAATAGAGGTTAGACACCTTTTTGATGAGCATCCAGATAGTCTAAGTTTCCTATTACAAGATAATTTAAACGAAATGGATCATCAAGGAATCGACGCAACTTCAAACGATTACAAAGGACTTGAGAGATTGGTTTTGAACTTAGCAAGTGTCCTTCGTAGAAAAACCACACAGAAAATATTCATCTACGAAGGGATTCGTATATTGAAAGAAAACGAACAATACTTGATTCATTTTGGCTGCACAGGGTATGGTAGACAACGACCAGGCCAAAAAAGATTGGATCAGTTTGCAATACATTGCACTTACCACCCAAAGACTGGAACTATTTTAATTACTGGAACTGAATTAGGTGATAAATTGGATCAGTATCGTTGGATTTATGATCCTTCTACTTTTATGGAATATTTTGTGCCGACTCAACATGAAGATGAAATTACAAAGGCAGTCCTTGCAATGTTAAATTCTTATTGATATACTGAGAGGTATGATAATGAATTTTCTATCTATTGATGATTTGTCCAATATAAACATTACCAATATATTTGAACTTGCCACAAATGCGTCAAGGTGCCCGCCGACTAGACTTAATAATAAAATAATTGCGACTGCTTTTTTTGAACCTTCAACAAGAACCAAACTATCCTTCCATTCTGCAATCCTGCGCATGGGTGGCACGTATATTGACCTGCCAGACAATTCTTCTTTGAAAAAAGGAGAAAGTGAAGAAGACACAGTGAGAACTTTGTCTCAATATGCCGACTGCATCATCATTCGTCATCCGAAAGACGTTAGAAATTTAGCACATTATTCTAACGTCCCTGTCATTAATGCTGGAGATGGTAGTAATGAACATCCAACACAGGCTTTATTGGACATGTTCACAATAATAGAAAATGTCCAATGGCCAAATTTAAAAATAATGTTCACAGGAGACTTGTATCATAGTAGGACTATTAATTCTTTAGTAAGAGCTTTAGATAAGTATATTACGCACGCAAACTGTGCCCCAGGAAATGTCGAATTTATATTCACTAACGATATAAACTCTGAATTAAAAAGATATCCACATACAATGATAGATGAAAAAGATATACCATATTGTATTGATACAGTGGACGTTCTTTATATGACTCGTCCACAAATAGAAAGACATAACCCCTTAGACAAGGCTACACATAGCGATTTTGTATTGACAAATGAGTTGGCTAACAAAATGAAAAAGGATGCAGTTATTATGCATCCCCTTCCACGTACAAAAGAGTTATTGCCAGAAGTTGACAGCAATCCCCGTGCTAAATATTTCGACCAAGTAAAGAATGGAGTTTATATCAGGATGGCACTTCTTTACTGGTTACTTTAACGCCCGTGACAAATCGGCAATCTACGACCAATTCCAAATGCAATAGGCGTGATCTTAATGCCAGGAGCGGCCTGTCTACGCTTAAACTCATTGATGTTGATTAAACGAATCATTCGCTTATATTTTTCTTCAGCATCCTTGCTATCAATCCAATCTTGTATAGGAATGTGGCGACTATTGTTGTAATACTCTCTGAAAGCTTTAAAATCCCCAATAAATTCTTCAACATAAGCTTCCACAATCGCATCCAAAATTGGATAGGGTAACAGACTAGCTTCGTCAGTTTGCCCTGGAGCAAGTTCAGCAGATGGGGCTTTAGTTAAGATATTCTCAGGAATGTAGTATTTACGTGTTCTGCCCGATCTTCCATCTTGATTATAAAAATGTGCCATGTCATAAACCTGCATTTTATACAGGTCATTAATCGGACAGAAGCCACCATTCATATCGCCATACAAAGTGCAGTAACCAAGTGCTAATTCAGTCTTATTACCAGTTGATAACAACAAAGCATCGAATGCATTGGAATAATACATAAGAATCATACCGCGAAGGCGGGCTTGAATGTTTTCATCTGCAATTGGCTTAGGGTCTATTCCCATCTTTAAATTAGCCAATATATGACCAATGAAAGGATTATGAGCAATAGGAATAATATGATCGTGACAACCTAAATTATTATGTAATAGTTCAGCATCATTCTTAGAATGTTCACTACTAATTGTAGTAGGCATACGAATGCCGTGAACATTTTCAGGGCCAATAGCATCACAGGCTAACGATAAGACTAATGCACTATCAATACCACCACTAGACCCGACAACAACTTGTTTAAAACCACTTTTAGTGATATAATCCTTTAGCCCTAGCTTAATCATATCATAAGGTTCATCTCGTAAAATAGAACCCCATTGATCTGCTCTATTGGCATCGTCATAAAACTGATATGGTTCCATTCCAGCTACAGCCTTTACTAAACCTTTTTCTACAATAAAACTATTGCCATCAAACACTAATTCGTCCTGTCCACCAAGCTGATTACAATAGATTATAGTGCCAATTTTGTCTGTGCTTTGCTTGACCATTTCGATACGCTTCTTGGGCTTGCCCCGAACGAAAGGAGAGCTATTAATACTAATAATGTTATAAATACCCCTAGTCCGATATGCTTCTAATGGATTGAATTGGTAATTATAATCATCGCTACCTTTGTCATTCCATAAATCTTCGCAGATACAAATACCCCATTTCTGCCCACAAATTTCAACTACAGTTAATTCTGTGCCAGGTGCAAAATATCTTCCTTCATCAAAAACGTCGTAGAATGGCAAAAGGTGTTTTTGATAAGTGGCGATTAAGCGAGGCCCTTTAAATACCGCCGCCATGTTACGGAACGGTTTACCACAACCACTATAGTTGCGGTCGATATAACCAATTACAATATGTGGTTCATAACCAGCAGGAAGATATGAAGGAAGGGCCTGTAAACAATCTAAATTTTTTCCTATAAAATCTTTGCGAAACATCATATCTTTACAAAGATAACCAGGAATAGCTAACTCTGGGAATACAATTAAGTCAGCGTTATTTCTCCTACCTTCAGCTATGCCAACTACAATTTGTTCATAATTCCTTACGAAATCATTAGGTATTGTATTGATTTGACAGATAAGGGTTTTCATTTTAACTCCAATCAATGTTCATATTCGCCTAACGCACTTAAGAATATGTCATTATCCAAAGCTTTACGAAAAATATCTTCTACGGTTTTGATACTCATGCCTAGTGTTTCTAAAAAGAACACTCTTTCCTCGTTGTTCATTTCGCGTGTAGTCTCACGAAGACGTTTATTATATTCTAGAACTTCATCAAGGATTTCATTACGTCGTTCGATTCTTAACATCACTATGTTTCCAATTTTGGTAAAATTTAAGACAGGTTGGCTCTAAAATGGGTGTTAATGGTTTGGCAGGTTCATCAAACATCGGTACTTCACATTTTTTAGCGATACCCGAAGCAACCAGCCAATCTAATAGTTCTTTCCAGTCAGCTTCAGCTTCGATAGTAAATGTATTAGGAACGTAAGCCATTAAAACTCCTTTGCCATAATTACCCCATATAACCTGCTGAATGTTTTGGGTCTGGCAGATTTTGTTGAAGGATTCGGCGTAATTCAAAACTTGGATATTTCCCTTGAACTACTTTTATAATTTCTCCGTCCTCAACTTCTACTACTGTCTTTTTATCGCAAACAAACGTGGCAATGCCAGCACACATTCGATCCCCGCCATCCCCTGTATGTGCGGCATCTAGCCATTTGACACCTTCCCAAATAGTTTTATATTTCAATTGCCATTCATATAAGTTGTCTTCTTTTGCCTTCCACGTTTCAATTGTGAATTCAGTTGGCTGATTTTTATGGTTGTGTTCCTTGAGAGTCTTAGAATCAACGGTTCCAGCAACCCATTGAAGTAAATCGCAACATTGACCAAGACTGCCCTCTAATACATTATGATAGGGCACATCTTCAAGTGACCTAAACATCATAGGGTCAACAACTTTATAACCTTCATAAATATTAGCATTAAGAATTACATTCACACCTACACTAGAATCTTCTGGACCACCTGATAGTCCACTCAATTTACCTGCCAGACCAGTTACAAAACTATAATGATTGACAAAAGCTCGCAGAAGATGAACTTCTGTTTTATGGTTTGGATTTACCCTATTTGATCTCATGTTATAATTCCCGTAAAAATAAATCTCTGAAACAGTTTTCCACCTCTACAGTTATATTAGCACAAAAATGTGAAATGTCAATTTCCTTCATGTCACAGTGGCGTTTTACCCACGGAGATAACGCAGCATAGAAACCAGAAACTTTACCAACAGAAATCCAGCACCCTATATCTTTTGCCATTTCTTTAAATTGCTCCTCATCTTTAATTTTAGAATCCAGGAGTTTTTTAGTTTGTTTCAACTCATTTTGGATTGTTAGAAAATCAACTTTGTCCAGACCCACTTCTTTCAGGGTCTTCACTTTTTCAATATTGTCGAATTTCTTTTTCCAAATTTTCCACCGAACCCAAGCCTTGTCTCCAATTAAGCACCAAGTAGATATCAATGGATGGGTGTTACCAATTTCCACAGCTTTTAACATTTGAAGTTGAGCCATGACATACAATTTATAATCTTTAGGGTCGATTAATCCCCTTGTTTCCTTCTGCAATTTGTAGCAATATTTAAACAAAGTGCTATTGCGTGGATCACCCTTTTTAGGGTAACTAGTCTTAGTCTTGCAATCAGGGAAAACTTTTTGAGAAGATTCTATCCACATGAGTCCAATTTTGTATGCAAGAGCCTGTTCGTCGGTCATACTATATTCAATGATTGGTTCAAGGTTGTAAGCTTCGTCCATAAGAGTCTCCGATGAAAAAGATTTATATTCCATCAAATCTAGATTTGCCAAAAATACTCAAAGACCAATATTCTGATACGGATTTAGACAAATTCCACTATTTTATCCATTTGATCTATGAACAACGAATACTATACAAAAATCCAGAAGAATATATCCCACTAAAGGCAGAATATCTGAGAGCAATCATAGTAAGGGATTACAACCGTTATCGCAACATCCTAATCGACAAAAACATTATTGACTGTGACGGCAGATATATCAAGGGACAAAAATCTTTAGGTTACAAATTATTACCACCATACTCAGAAGTTAAGCATAAGCAAATCATCCTCAAAAATAAACTAATTCTAAAAAACATTGAAAAATGGAAGGCTAAAAGACTTCCTAAAACCAAAGTGCATCAACACTTATATAAATTCTTGGATAAGTTAATGATTGATAGTGATGGGGCTTTAGAATCTATTAAGGATTTAAATGTAGTTGAGTATAATTTTTGTGAGTTAGCTATAAACAAGCTATTGGATAAAGATTTTTTCCTTATTTCTGATGATTACGGTAGAGTTCATACAAATATTACTAGTTTAAAATCATCTCTTAGAAAATTTATCACTTATGAAGGTAAAGAACTTTACAACGTTGATATTGTCAATTCTCAACCTCTTATTTTGCTTTTAATTCCCTTCCTCTCTAATACCATACGCTGTACATTTTCAGACTTTCTTGAAACAGACAAATTAGACATTTTCAAATACAAGGAATTGGTGGAGAAGGGAGAATTATACGAATATTTGATGAACAATTCCAATTTTGATGATTATTTGATAGAACAGAACAAAGAATATGACAGAGAGCCGTTTAAAGAGACCTTTTTCAGGGAAGTTTTCTTTGGAAAGAAGGTTAGTGGCTATTTCTGGGATTTATTCCCATCTGTGGCAAATATTATAGCTCAAGTCAAAAAAGATGATTACAGAAGTTTGGCTTGGATGATGCAAAGAGCAGAATCAGATTTGATAATAAACAAGATATGCGGTAGAATCATGGAAGAATATCCAAAATGTTTCATTTCGACAATCCATGACTCCATTCTGACTACCGCAGAGCATGTGGATAAGATAAAAAGCATTATGTTGGAAGAATTTAAGAAACTAGGGCTATTGCCTTCGATTAGAATAGAACCTGCATGAATCTTATTCCAATAGCTGTAAAACTTGAGAGTTTACTACAAGCTGGTGCTTATGTTTTTATAAGCATAGAACCTGCTATCGTAGACTTTACGCGCAATAACATTTCTTTTAAATTCAAAATACTTACTGAACTAGGGGACATGACCCTTGAAATGAAGGATGATTTTCTTGAAATCTTAGAGTTTGCCAAAACAGCGATTTTCAATAATAAGGAAATTATGATTATTGGCTGGGACTTGAAGAATTTGTTTAGTACGGTTTTGTTTAAGACAGGTAGTCAATTTGAAATTGAGAATAAGTTTCTAGATTTGAAGGTTGCGGAACATTTCATAGGCATTAGAGAGAAGCCACCTACTGACTTTTCCGAGATGAAGGCACGGGTTAAAGTTCTCTTTGCAGATTCATCTTGGCCTAAGTTCAAGCAGATTTACCAAAAGATTTACTTACCGTTAATTACTGAAGTCATACCTTCCATAGAGTGTGAAGGTATGCTTGATTCCAAAGACCGAAAGATGCTTTATCCTTACTATGAAATCGAAGGACAGGTGAATGGCAGGCTGTCCTGTAATTTGGCTTATGAAAACTGCATTAACCCACATTCAATGTCTCAAGAACAGAAGGCAATATTATTGCCAAAAGGTAGGGATTGTTCGTTTTTAAGCTTTGACTTTAATTCAATGGAGGTTTGTACACTTGCTTGGTTGAGTGGGGATGAAGAGTTGAAGGCGATGGTCAATGGAGATTTTTATAGGTCTTTGTTTAAACTGATTTCTGGCGCGGAGTGTGATACGGATGAGAAAAGAGGATTTTGTAAAAAGATATTCCTGCCTGTATTTTATGGAGAATCTGCTAAGGAATTGGCAAAGAACCTTAATTTTAGTGTGGAAACAGCGTATAAAGTAATTGGTAAATTAAAGGCATTATTCCCAAGGGTATTTTCTTGGGTTGATGAGTATGTTCACGAAAATGAATGTGTGGACTATTATGGGAGAAAAAGAAGATTTTCTTTTGAAGAGAGTTATAAATACAGAAATTTCATAATTCAGTCACCTGCTGCTATAGTTTGCCTGGATAGGTTGGTAAGACTGCATCGCAACCTTGGCAGTTATGGTAAGTTGGTGGCTCATATTCATGATGGTTACGTAGTAAAAGTCAGTGATGGTTATATAGAAATTGCTAAATCATTATGTCTTGATTCGTTACAATCAGATAGTTCGATATGTCCAGGGCTAAGTTTGAAGTCTAATTTCAAATTTGGTAAGACTTTAGCTTGATTTAACAAATTTTTATAGTATTATATTTGGTTAGGCAAAATTTCTTTGGAGGTAGAGTGAACAACGGTATTTCTGATAGTTTTCCGATTTCTAATGAAGAATACATGAATTTGGATAAGGATTTTGGCAAGTTAGCTAAGAAACAGGCATGGGAGTTATTGAGGAAAAACACAAAAAACAATCATACAGACGATTTTGAAGACGTTAATCAAGAAGTAATTATGGCATTGCTGAGAGCAGGTTCATATTACAAAAGGCAAATTTACATAGAAAATTGTTTAGAAGTGGCAAAATTATATGTTAAAGATGAGTTCATTGCAAAGATTGTTGAAGAATTAGGTAAGCTTTGGGAAAATAGAAAGCGTCACGGTGCAAATAGACAAAAATTTGGTCAACCACAAGAACAATTGCTAAGTAGGGTAATGAAGAAATTTGTGCCACCTTCTGCTCGTCCTGACAAAAATGCTCCATTAAAAATAGACGAAAAGTTTGCAACTTATTGTAAAGCCATTACTTGGAATGCTCAAAAGAGCATGGGCAGAAAAATCACTAAGGAAAAAGTTCTTAGAACTGGTATGGCTAGTTTATCGGATTTTGATTATCTTGGGAACGAGGAGTAAAATTAACATGAAATGGGATGATTATTTCGTATTTGGTGCATCAACTTTATTTTCTGGATGTGTTTCTGGGATTTTATCAGCAGCGAATCGGTATTTACCACTTTCTTGGGTCGCTGTTGGATTGGGTGCAGTAGCCGTTTTAGCTGTTTGGGTTGGGGTTTACGAGAAAAAGAGGCAAGAGAAAGCCTCGGCTGAGGAAGCGGCGGCTTTCAAAATTAGGATGGAGAAAATTGATGAAGAAGCGGTATGATAGAGCGGAATACAAGAATAGAAAACTTCTAACTCCATACGATCATTGGGAAGATGTTTGGTCTGTATTTCAGGAAACCATTGATAGGGCTGGACTTGATAATTCAATGGGCGATTCTAATTACCTGATTGGCAGATACATATACGAAAAAACAAAGTACGACAAAAAAGAATTTATTGCTACTATTGAACAATATCTTAAAGAGAATGAAGCACATGATTGAATATGTGGTAGTGTATGCGTATACAGTGAAACCTGGGAAGACCTATGTTCCACTGATTCTGAAAAAGAAGCCACCGCATTTGGAAGGTATGCTTAATCTTCCTGGGGGCAAGATAAATCTAGGTGAAGACCCTGTTGCTGCGGCATTAAGGGAGCTTAAGGAAGAAACTGGCCTGGAAGAAGTACAAGAATATGACCCAATGGTATATTGTCCATCTGAGTATATGGGCGTAATTAATGGTGGTACTTGCAATATTCATGCGGTCAAAGTTCCAGTTGTATTTCAAGATTTGAAACCAGGCCCAGATGAGATTGAAGAAGTTGGCTGGTTCCCCATTCCTGAATTGTATGAATTGCCTAATCTTATGCCTAATCTTAGGGTTATGATGCCTTTGATTGAAAATGGTGTCAAGGGCTGGGTAATTTCAGATTTAGATGGCGGGTGGCGAGATTCAAGCCATCATACGGTCAGACTTTTTATGGAGCATCTTGATAATCCTTGGGATATTGAAGTCAAGTCCGTTGGATATTTTAAGGGAGAACGAAAATGAAATTTGATAATTTAATTGCTGACTACGTTTTCCCTTTAAGGGATGCTCTTGAGACCATTATTGTTGGACAAAAGCACGTTATCAAACGTGTTGTTATGGCATTATTTGCCGTAGGTCAAAGAGACTTTTTTGCTGATGGCACTAAGTTTCTTGGCACTGGTCACGTCCTATGTGAAGGGGGCACAGGTACGGGCAAGACTGTAATGTGTAAAGCATTGGCAAGGTTATTGGCTGGTAATAACAAACGTGTTAGCGGTATGCCTGATGCACTTGCTAGTGATATAACTGGTTGTGAAATTATTCTTCTAAACGGCAATACTAAGACTGTTAGAGGTCCGCTTTTCTGCAATGTTATTTTAGCTGACGAAATCAATCGTTTCCCACCAAAGGCGCAAAACGCTTTTATTGAAGCCCTGGCAGAAGGGTCAGTTACGATTAGCAACGACACTTATCGTTTGGAGCAACCATTTTTCTGTTTAGCAACGCAAAATCCAACAGAACAAAAGGGTACTAGTCGTATTCAAGAAGCTCTTGCTGACCGATTTATGTTTAAGTTGGTAATGAGAGAGACTACGGAAGCGGAAAAAGTAGAGATTGCACGGAAGACCCACAATTTTGATTTGTCTGCATTGAAGCAGATTGTTGATAGTGATACGGTTTGTAAGATTAGAAATGAATTATTTGAACACACGTATGTCAGTGACCCGACACGTAAGTATTGTGCAAGGTTATTGCACGCTATTAATCATCCTGAACTATTTGGATTATTCACGGATGAACTTAAGACTTTGGGGACTGATCCATTGTTCAAGCAGCGTCCTGCTTTGAATGACCGTGCCATGTTGCATTTAGAAGGTGCGGCGATGATGGAAGCGGTCATGAATGGTAGGGATTATGTAACACCGTATGATGTGGTATCGGTTGCACCTGATGTATTTAGAGTTAGGTTGATCGTGTTTGATTCCTCGCTCCACCTTTTGACTTCGACATATCCAGAGAGGTATTTGGCTGAGACTAAGTTGATTGACTACTTAATCAATGAGACTTTGAATAAGGTGGGAATGTGATTAAGTATGCTTGGAAATATGATGATGGTTCTTATTATGCTTGGTGTAGTTCTTGGGGATTCCATTGTCGTAGTATAGAGGCAGCACACCTTACCGACACTATTGAGGAGTGGGCTAGCTGTACAGCTGAGGGTAAGCCAGTTATGATTGATGTGTTTGGTGAACTTAAATATCCGTGGAATCCGACCCGCAGAGAAATAATATGACACTGAATAATGGACAAGAAGTTAGAATCGCACTGAAATCAAGACCCCCTGACAACAAATGGGGTCTTTATGGAAGTGTTTATTGTGAAGAAGCAAAAACTTATCGCAAACGTCGTCTAATACTTCCTAAAGATTTTGTAAAAGGTCTATTCTACATGGAAGCTGGATGTGGAATGGACGGTTGGATGGGTGCAACAAGATTTCAAATTGATGAAGTAATAGGCGATGAAGCTAAGATTTCTGTTTATTCATTAGGAAATAAAAGCAGGGGAAAAAAAGATAAAATTATTCAAGTTGCGTGGCCGCACGAATTTATAGCCGATGAACAGTCAGATGAAGTTCTGTATGAACTTTATAAAAAAGGCGTTTTTGTAAAAGGTTATGCCCACAAAGAAGTTTCTTATTTCACAGAAAAGATGAAGGAACAAGACAAAATTACTACTGACAAATATAGGCCACAAGTTGAGCAGGCTATTAAGGATGGTAAAGCCAAAATAGAATTTGAAATTTGTGAGGTTAGAGAAGGTATTGAATACTATCGTGCAAAATGTTATGTAGATGGTTTACATGTGCCGCCTGCATTTGGGTTTACTCGTAAAGACTCCATGTATGAGTCATATTGGGATGAATGTGTTATGTTGTTAGCCAGAGAATTAGGGTTTGTGCCAAAGAATGAGAGAGGATATTTTGTAGAATGAATCATGAATGGCAGTTATTCGTCACGACTGAAAATTATGACTATGGTGGGGTAGATTTCTATCATTGGTGCAAATGGTGTGGTTCTATGAAGAAAGTGCCTGGCAGAGTGGATAAGCAAACTATATTCTATCTTCCAGGGCGTAAATCCATACCAAATTGTGAGGAATGTGTGGGGGATATAAATGAGTGATTATTTAATCATTACAATGAAGGTCGTTCCTTACGATAACGTTTCCCCTGATAGTATTGAAAAGGAAATTGGAAACCAAACCACAAATTTACCCTGCAACAATCTTTTGTCTTGGGGTGGGTTGGGACCATTAGGAAAAATTTATGACGTGAAAGTTAGCCGTTCTCCTAAAGAATCATTATGAAGAAGAATTTTCGTTCATTAGAACTGATAGCTAAAAAGTATTTAGATACTTTTTCTTCTGGTATTCACGGCACGCTTCTGAAGGATAGTCTCATCGAAGTAGATGTTATAAGGGAATATCAGCCTGGAGATAAAAGATTAGATTCTAAATCCAGTTTGAAAACTGGCAAAACAATGTCCAGGGTGTTCAATCCTGAACGGTCTCTTAATTTATTTATAATGTTGGATGTTAGTTCCTCCCAATATACGAAATTAGAGTCAGCGGTAATTACCGCTCTCTACATGTCTTATTTGGGAGATATTTGTAACGAGAAGATAGGGTTATGTGTTTTTTCAGACCATGTTACTTCGGTTGTTGATGTAACAGACGATTATTCTTCGGTTGTAGGCACAATAGAAAAGTCCTTGCAATCTTTGAAGATGGACTCGGTTACAAGCGTCAATGATGCCGTAAATAAAGTATCTAATTTGTTTTTATCAAATTCTTTGATTGTGCTTATATCTGATTTTTGTTATCCTTTGAATGATAAACTTTTGAATGATGTAAAAAAGATGGCATTATTGCCCACGAATAACTTTGTTAGTGTTGTGTTGCACAATCCTAATGATTGGATGTTATCGGTATCGGAATCTTTTAACATTACTTTGAAGGATGCTGAGAGTGGACAAGTTTCAAATTTTAATTTGAAATCAGCACAGGCTCAATATGATAAATGGCAAGCTAATTTGAAAACCAAGTTAGCTCGTTGTAATAGTGATGTTGTGTTTTTGAATGTCAAGGAAGAGAGATTTTTACTGCCATTGATAAAATATTTAATGAGGACTTGATATGAATTTTCTTGTATTGTTTACGTTGCTGTCTTTTATACCGCCTGATGATCCAATTATCGAACCTGCGCCTCCGAATCTTATTGCAGTACCGCCTGTAAAGGTGGTGCCGCGAGCGATGTTTAGTTTGGAAGATTTCCATATTTATGATGAAAAGCACAATCTACATGGATTGCCATTGACTCAAAAGATTTATGTAAGTGCCCCAAGTGACGAAGAAAAGAGACTTTTTATCAAGTTTGGTGAGAAACTTCCAGGCTTTACGGAGTTTTCGGTTATTGCCAACGGCATGAATAAGGACTTTAAGGGTTTGGTGCTTTTGTTCGACGAGAGGGGCAATGCTCTTAAGGCTTTAAATACTTGTTTGAAAGAAGGATATAGAGCCTTTCCTGTAGTAATTTATGACGATGTTGAGATGATTGTTCCTAATCAAGTAGTGGTCAGTATTCGGCCTAGTACTAGAAAGAGTGATTATTTTAAAAGATTGAATAAGGTGGCCGAAGGCAAGTTTGAAATTACAGAAATAGACAACAAAACTTTTTCTATTACTGCTAAAGAGATTGTCAATCCATCAAATATTTTAGTGTTATCGAATTTGATTTCACAAGATACTTTCTGGGTTAGTTGGGCATTGCCTGCTTTCGTACCATTGAATGGATATATTTGGGCTACAGCAACAATTGAAACACCGTCTTATACTAACCTTGGGCAGGAACGCATTCTGAAGGTGGATATTAGTGTATTCGATCCTAAAATTGTTGTTAAGCTCGATTTGTTGCCACAAATGGGGCCAAGTTTGTATCCGTTTCCAAATGCTGGTGAAAATTGGCTTGATGTTAAACCACCTCAAATCACAGAGACTGTTACTGCGACCAAGCGAGTAATTAGTATTTCATATCCATTTAGATATTTGCAGTTTGGCAATTTTGTATTTCAGCCAATTGCGATATCCTATGAGAAGAATGGCAAGTTGATGCAAATAGGAACAAATACATGTCGGTTTGTCACTAAGAGTGTGATATTTGGCACTAATATCGAAGACTTACAACCAGAGTCTTATTCTCCCAATTTAGCTATGTTGCCCGCTGTTAAGCCAGTACAGACTCAAAAAGAATATTTAGGCGTGTTGGCTGGCGATGCCAAGTTGATTGTAACAGGCTCGTTTGGTGTGGTTGGTGGAGTGTTGGTATTATTTTGGGCAGCTAGTTTACTTCCTATGTTGACTAGTATATTTAATAATAATCCTGGTGAACATTTATGGGAGCAATTGGATGCATGTCTGGATTTAGACCTAGAGGAAGATTGGCATCATGCTTATACTGCGATATCTTCTAGTTTGAATGCTGTGTTGGTCCGAGACTTTGGCGTATCCCTTTATTCTTTGACTCCTGAACACTGTACAGCGAATTTTTCAGAGTTGCTCGCTGAGTTGAACAAGTTGTATATGTGCGAGGAACATGTAGAGCCAGACTTTAGTGTATTGGAACACTCATTGATAGAGTTCTGCCGAAAACGTGAAATATGATTGATAATCCTTATTTCCTGCTGCTTTTCCTAGTATTTCTGGCGTATTTATACTTCTGGAAATCTAGGAAATTCTATTTCCGTCATCCTTGTATGGAAAATCTCTCAACTTATAATCCAAGATTATGGTTGAGATGGGAATTTTTCATGCTAATGGGTGCTGCGTTTCTGGTGATGGGAGCGTGTAATTTCGTCTGGAAGACCAAAGAGAGTTTTAGGGTTAGTTTAGTCCATAAGTATGTTTTGATTAATGATGGCAGTGGCTCAATGGTGGATTATAACAAGCCAAATGGCATCGGCAAAGAACTGACTTCTGTTTTATCAGGCAATGCCAAGTTATTTGAGTTCTTAGGCAAGCGGCAAGATGGTAGTAAGGACTTGGTTGGTGCCGTCGTATTTTCTAGTGACTCGTATGTAGTTTCATTCTTATCAGATGATCCAGAGTTTGTGCATAAGAAACTAAAAAGGGTGGATTATAGGCTTCCGCCTATGAATCAGGGGACATATGTAGGAATTGGTCTGTGGACTGGTCTAGAAATGGTTTTGTCTCACGACAAGTCGATCAGTCAAAGTGACCTTGACCACTTGCAATTGAAATTCTATGGTGCAGGACACAATATCAAAAAAGATAGTGTTACTGAGGCTCTGGTTGCGAACAAGAATGTGTTTGCAGGAAGCTCGCTCATATTCTTCACAGATGGGATTTTCGATTATCCTGAAGGTAATCCCAGGATAATGTCCACTTACAAGATCATTAATTTTTGTAAGGATATGGGTATTAGGGTCTATTTCATATCTATATTCCAATTGGACCCACTTATCATAAGATACTGTAAGGATTCTGGGGGCAGAGGAGAACTTATTACGGATGGTTACAACAAGAAAAGATTAGAAGAGATTTACGAAGACATAGTAACTAGTCAGGCTAAGGAATATACAATAAAAGAAGAAAGTGTAGATAGGTCATTAGGTACTATTTTAGGTTTAATTGGTTTGGCTTTAGTATTATGTGGATTGGTTTTACACAACACAAAACAGTTGAATTTTACAGAGGTTTAAACATGAAGAAGTTATTGTTTGGTTTGGGATTTCTTGCACTAGCTTGTGCATCCTTTGTTTATTTAGGGCACAAAGAAACTCAGTTTTCTAATGCTGATTTCAGAGTTGCAGAAGACGATTATTTTAACCAACTTAAGTTCAATAAGGTTAATGGGATGTTTAATAAGGCAAATTCAGAGAGTAGTCTTGCCATAGTTGAAGCGTTATATTTGGGGACATTGGATGAAGTTGCTGAAGCAAGAATGGGGCCTTATGTTACTTTGAAGAAGGCTTCATTGTTGTTTAATCAAGGGGAATACTATTTGCATAGGGCGGAAGAGATTGAGTTTTCTTTATCCTCGCCGCCTAAGCCAGCAGGTCCACCAGATGTTGACCCAGAGAATCCAAATGTAGAGCCAATAGCCGCCCCGAACGAACAGAGGAAATATCATCCTTTGACAATACAGATGTTGCAGAAGGCTACGGATTCTTATGAAGCTGCTAGAAAAGAAGTTGACAAATTGTCAGAAAATACTGATATTGAGTTCAATTTTGGAATGAATTATCTTAAGGGTGAGATTTACTATCGCTTTTTAGAATTCATGTCAGATAGTGATACTGCACAAGAGTTATTCAATCAGACATTGAACTATTACAAGATAGCTCTTAGGCACAAACCTGGGGATATCAATACGGTGGTAAACATTGAAATCCTAATTAAGAACCAGAATGATTTTTTATCTAATGCTAGTAATCCACAAGTGAAGCGTAAGCAAATGTTGAATGTTCGTAAGGCTGGACTTGGTTCGTCAAAGGGGAACTAACATGCTGTTTGATAATCCAGTCTATCTGTGGTTGCTACTTATTTCTGCACCAATAGCGATTCTTTTATTGAACACTATTCGTTTGTTCATGAGATTTCATAACAAGATAGCGGAAGAGTTTTTCGCTTATAGTAAATTCCCTTCTTACCTTAGAAGAGGTATTAGTCATGGCGGTTATATTGCTGCGTTGATATTTCTTATTGTAGGCTTGGCGGAACCATACATTATGGTGAACGTCAGGGATAAGGAATATAAGGATATGCGTCTTTTGTTTGTATTAGACGTTTCCAGGTCTATGGTCTATGCGGAAGATGTTTTACCAAATCGCATGGAAGCGATGAAAAATCATGTGAAGGATTTTTATCTGCATTTAGATGGCCTGTATGAGTGTGCTATTCTTCCTTTTGCTGGTGATGCTAATCCATACTTTTGTCCTTTGACCAAGAGTAGGACTTCATTTGTGGCGATGGTGGAAGAATTGGATTGGCGTTCAGCACCAGTATTGGGCACAGATTTAACTCGGGCAATGCAGTCTGTGCAAGATGTGTATATCAAGCAGGATAAGATTGATAAATCTGGATTTAACATTATCATATTGATATCTGATGGTGGCAAAGAAGAATCCGTGGCCACCAATAGAATTGAATTATTGAAAATTGCGCGGGAATTGGCAAAGAAGAATTTCAAAATTTACACGGTTGGTGTTGGTGGTGAGAAACCTTGTCCGTTGGTGGTAAGGGATAGCAAAGGTGGTTTTAAATCTTACGTACTTGGCGACAACAACCAGCCTGCAACTTCGCAATTAGATGAAGAAATTTTGAGGCAACTTGCGTCGATTGGTCACGGCAAGTATTATAGCCTAAATGCTTCTACCGCTTTAGCTTCCGACTTGAAGGAAATTGTTAAGGAGAATCAAGCTCTTATTACAGAGCAGATTCGACCAGAAAAATTTCCTTTACAGGGATACTTATTTTCTGTTACAGTCTGCCTTCTATTCGGCTGCATGTTACTGAACAAGGTATAAAGAAATGGATAAGCTAAATGACCAAGACCAAGTAATCATTAATTCCTTTATTGATCCTGATAAAACTGGTGTAGAGCCAAAATACCCCTTTGATGAGGAATTTCTTAGGGTTGTTCTAGGCACACTTCTTTGCAATCGTTATTTCATTTGTCAGGGCATCAACCTGATAAAGCCGATTTATTTCAGAAGTGAAATACATCAGGTCATATGCAGGACTCTATTTACATATTTCGAGCAATATAGACAGCAGCCTAGCAAGGTATTTCTTCGTGAGTTAGTAGATGAGTATCTTAAGAAGAGATACAATAACCAGGAAGATACTTACCGTGCTATTCGTTTGATATATCAGACTGAAATTAACTTAGTCTACGACTATTACACAAAGGGTGGTAGTGGTAGCATTATGCTCATGGTGGATTCTCCAGAAGCTATTTTGGACAAGATCACCAGTTTTGCTAAAACACAAGCCATTAAGATTGCATTTGCTAAATCTGTGGACTTGATTAGAAGAAATCCAGAATCAGATGAGACTTTTGATAAAGTGGATTTGTTGTATAAGGAAGCGAGATTAGTAAATCGTAATATAGATTTAGGTTTGAATTATTTTGAGACTTTGGAAGAACGATATGCGAGAACCCAAGAAAATGTAGAAAAGGCAGAAACTTTTTGTAGTGGCTTCAGGTCTATTGATAGTGGTTTGATGGGTGGTGGTTTGGTCCGTGGTGAGATGGGTGCTTGGATGGGTGCTTCAGGTACGGGTAAGAGTTTAGCGTTGACATGGGCATCTGTTTGCAATATTCAAAAAGGCAAAAAGGTTCTGTATATTTCAACAGAAATGGACCCAGACCGCATTGCCACTAGATTTGATGCCCAATTAACACATATTGGCCATCATCAATTAATGCTTAGGCAGGAGGAAGTGTGGGCAGCGTTAAGAAGGCAGGTGGATGAATATGAGGATAAGAGAAGGTTAGTCATTAAGCAATTCCCAAGTGGCAGTGCGGATATGACTACCGTAAGGGCGTATTATTCGCAAATCACTTCTATGGGCTTCAGGCCAGATTTGGTTATATTTGATTATCCTGGTGATATGAAGGATAATTCTAATCTATCTGGCTGGGATTCACGTTTTAGATTGTTGAGAGAGATTCGTGGTTTTGGTGTAGAAGAAAAACATTGTACATTTATTGCAGTTCACCCAAATAGAAGTGTTTCTGAATTGGGTCTTGAGGAGTTCATGGATGAGAAGAATCAGGGTGATTCTTTTAAGCAATTCCAGATATTTGATGCATTTTGGACATTGAATCAGACAGCGGTGGAGAATAAAGCGAATGTTGGTAGAGGATTTGTTGCCAAGGCAAGAAATGGTAAGTCAAAGTTTTCGTTTAAGATTCGCTATCATTTTGACGATCAAACTTTGAGATTGGAAGAGATAAGTCATCAAACCTATATGGGATTCATGACGAAGACCCAGGATGCAGATACGGATCACACAGAAACAGTAATTGATAAGGTCAGTGTTGAAAAAAAGAAATTTGAACCATCTGATGGCGAGAGAATTGGCTAGCATTATTTGGTCTATTATGGTAAAAGGTGATATATGCTTGAAGAAAAAAGAAAAGTAAATGTGAATGGTCAAGAAGTGGTTCTTGACTCTGGTAAATTATTTTTTAGTGAAGGAACACTGGATAATTATCTAGAAGTTGAAGGCGGCTGGATTGATTATTTTGGAGCAAAACTCGCGGATGCTGAGCGACAGCTAGCAGAGTGGGAAATGAAAGTTGAGATTGAAGAAGATGAATATGAGCGGGTATATGCCAGAGTATTCAGCACGATTAAATCTACGGAAGGCGGCTCAGATAAGTTGGTCGAAGGTCAGACTAAGATAGAAGCCACAGTCGTAGCCGCAAAAACCAAAGTTCAAGAATATAGAGAAAAGGCTATTGCTTACAAACATGCTGTGAATATGCTTAAACAGCACTTACGCGCATGGGATAAAAATCATGAAAATGCACAAAATCGCGGTAATACGTTAAGAAAAGAAATGGAAAGGTTACATAAGGATCGTTTCTTAGATGACAAGATTGACGATATTATTAAACATGTAGATGTATAGGAGTTTGCAAATGAATCGGCGTGAAGTTATTGCATTAGGTGCTAGTATAGTTTTTTCTTTACCTGCACAAGCGGCCAAGAAGTCTGAAAAATGTCCTTGTGTAGATCAAGACAAGAAGGCTACTAATCCATTAGAAAGAAAGCACGCTCAGATTTGTGCTTTCCACATTGGATATGATGACTCTAAGTTGCAAATTGAAACAACTCATTATTGTACTGCTGTAGGGGACGGAGTGTTTCAATGCATACTATATGATTCACCTGAAAAAGATGCTAAGTTAATTGGTGTTGAGTATGTTGTTACAGAGCAGGTTTTCGGTCAACTACCCCAAGAAGAAACTAAATTATGGCATCCTCATAGATTTGAAATTGAGGAAGGTTTGTTTACTATTCATAAAGTGACTAAAAACTGTGAAGAAACTTTGTTGAAGGCTTTGTATAGTTCTTGGGGCAAAACATGGCAAACTTGGCCTGACGTAACTAGCAAGGTTCCAATGGGTAAACCAATTCTTATGTGGTCTGCTAGACAGGCGAATGAGGTCGATCCAAAGTTAATTCAAAAGCGGGATAAGAAATATAATATTAAAATAGAGGATGTGAAGAAATCCAGAGAGTTTTTAGGGGAGGGACAAAAGTGAAAGATTACTATTTCTTTTTCAAAGATGGTATGCCTTTAGCTGTGTTCTTAACAGAATTCATGGGCGATGCGATGGATTTATTTGGACGCCTTTATAGACAGTCTTGGTCTGAGTCCATCCGCGAAGGCGTAACGGTTATCAAGGAAAAAGATGTTGACCCTGAAGTTTGGCAAAGAGTTCATGATGAATATAAGGCTCAAGCTGAATTAAAGAATCAGATAGAAGAAAGTAAGCATAAGCTTGAATAGGAAGCAGCACAAGCAAAATTGGCTAAGGCAAACTTAATTGCACCAAAACCCAGAATTATTGAGCATGGTTCTACCATGTTAGAGACTGCGAAATATATGAAATGAATATGAAAGCTCCTACCTGTAAATTAGGTAAATTTATCATCAAGTATAAGCAAGTGCTTTATGATGATAGGTATTTTTTTGTTTCTCACGAAGATTGTAGGATGTGTGGTGCATTATCTCGCAAGCACATAATCCAAATTCCAGGTGGCTTGGTTAAGGATACCACCATATCTTTATTTGATTGGTTAGTTCAGTCTTGTGCAAAAGAATATAGAAGGAATTATTTGGACAGAATAGAAAGATTCATGGGTAGAATAGAGCGGTATGACGAATGTTTAGACTCAGATATGAGGTAACATAAGTGGTTGACCCGATAAATTTTACTAATTTTAATCGTAACACTTACGAACTAGAAGAAACATTGCTTTTTGGGCTTTTGGTAGCTGGCAAGAATGCTATTACGACTTCTAGGTTATTAGACAACTTCATTAAAGACTTCAAATATGAGGATGAGACTCCATTTGAAATCTTTAGGCGATTCAATGCAGATGAAGTGCCTACGTTATCTGTAGCATTGAAAGATTATGGTTTTGGTTGTTACAACGCTAAGGCCAAGGGTATTCATCAACTCGTTAGAGCAAATCTCGATTTGAAAACCTGCACTGTCGATGACCTTGAGAAGATTCATGGCATCGGCATGAAAACATCACGTTTGTTTGTGCTACACACCAGGCAGAATGCTAAGTGTATTCCTTTGGATGTTCATATTTTGCATTATCTAAGGGATTTAGGATATGAAGTTCCTAAAGCAACTCCAGACAAGACGAAGTATTTAGCTATTGAGAAAATTTGTATAGGACTCGCTAAGAAGGCGAAGAAGACTTGCTCAGAATGGGATTTGGGTATTTGGCGGATGTATAGTAGCAAATCCTATGGTATGAATAAAAGTAAATTAGCAATATAAGGTGATTAAAAATGGGTGAGATAAGAGAAGTGGGTAAGTTAATAGAACTTTGGGGTCAAACAGTAGAAACAGACTTTCACGATGTTAGATTATCCAAAGAGTCTGTCAAAAAGTGGATGCGACTTGCTAAGACTGTCAAGGAGGTTGAAAATCCTTGTTATTCTAGGCAAATTGGGGTGGTCATAGTAGACCCGAATACTAATTCCCTAGTATCATCAGGGCATAATGGGCCACCAGAGGGTTGTCCTAAGAATGATGACCCTGATTATTTGCGGAACGTTGTATGGCCGCAATTGACGGAAAATGAGAAAGTCGGTGCTTTTGACATTACGACGACAGGTTGGACCTTCCACCTATCGAAAGAACCGTGTGAGCCTGCTGATTATTCAGTAGACAAGTTCGTGGATAAGTTTGCTAATTGCAAGACCTGTCCACGAAAGCCAATAGGCGCGCCAAGTGGAAAGAGACTGGAGCTATGCACTTGTATTCATGGAGAAGTTGATGCTATAACTAGGGCGAATAGGGACGTATCTGGGTGCTGGATGATGTGTTATTGTGGTGTTCCATGCATAGAATGCACCAAGGTAATAATTAATGCTGGAATAGAGACTGTTTTAGCGATAAATCATGGACGGGAAGATTATAGTCAATATTCTTCCAGGTGGCTATTTGAGAAGTCTAAGGTGAATTTAATTCTTGTTAAAGAAGAATGGATTTGGAAGGACTAATGTTTTACGCTATCAAGAATAAAGAAGGTAAGTATTTGGTGTTAGATAGTCGTTTTATCCATTGGCTTGAAATGCCTAATGCTCAATTTTTTACCACCAAAGAAGAAGCTCAAAAAGTGATTGATTATTTTTTTAAAGAACAGGAATACAATCCATTGGAATACGATATGCCTTTGGAAATTTGTGGTTTCGAGGTGAACTGGAAAGAGATTGAAAGAGAACTTTATGTTGTCACACCAAAGTAAGGGCTGTTTTCAATATAGAGTTTAGTTGACCAGGGAAGGCTTCGCCTGCTTTGAAATATTGAAGCCAGGATTGAAGATATTTATCTAGATTTTTGTTTCCGACTTCGACTTTACTAAGGTCGCCAGTGTGTGGGTCAACTAGTTGAGAAACATACATAAAGGCATTTTGTGGCTCTTGCATTGCTTTGGCTAACTTGTCTTTTATAGTTTGCTTCAGTTGTTGTGTTGATTGTATTGATTGTGCAAATTGTGACTGACCTGTGGTAGGTTGGTATGCCCCAGGTAGGTTTTGAGGACCATTACCTTCAATACGCTCAAGGAATTCTCTGAAAGTCATGCTTTATATATGAATTAAAATATGATATGTGACGTAATAATATACTCATTATTTTTCTTTCTCTCTCATAGGGCCATTTATGGAGATGGGGCTAGGGAAGTGGATAATGGTAAGATTTTATAGCAATTTATTTATAATTTAAAGTCATGGATATAGATATTTCGTATGGTCTTCTGTCGAAGGATTATGGGGACTCAATCTATGACTGCCCGTGTGGACGTTGTAAAATTGACCATAATCATAAAATGAGGCTTTCACGGACGCATGATGGTTTAAGCCAATGCGGGAGCTTCAAAGGAAGGAAACCATCTTCCATAGTGATTTACAGGGTGTTCTTGTAAGTCACTATTTTTTATTTGTGTCCTTCTCGGTGTGCCAACCGAGTTTATCATAAAGGGCCGTCACAAAAAATGTGACGGCCCTTCTTATTTAGATTATGGAAATAAAGTCTTATATTGAAGGAAAGTTGAAAAAACAACTGCCTTCTCATATCTTTTTAAATCGTATGCGTGTCATTGATGAAGACTCAAGGCAAAGCTTTGCCTATAACGATCATACATACGTGCCTTTTTATTACTGGTTAGGTACTATTTTGAAGCCCAAGACTATGATAGAGATAGGGCTAAGACTTGGGCTTCTAAGTGGCAATTTTCTTAAATCCTGTAAAACGGTAAATAAGTTTGTTGCTCTACAAGAAGATAAGTCTGGGGAATATTATTCTAGTCGGTTGGCAAAGGCTAATATAAAGGACAATTATAAGGGCGACTTATACGTTCACGTCGGCGTCATAGACGATGAAATTTTTTCTACCAAATTGAAATCTATGGAATTTGATTTGGCGATTATTAACGAAGAAACTAGTTATGACAGACACCGTTTATATTTTGATTTATTGTGGCCACAAATGGCGGGTGATGGTCTCATAGTGGTGGATTACGTTGAAAAGCATAAATCTTCTTCTGTGGCGGTTAAGGACTTTTGTGTAAGTATAAATTTGGAGCCTATATATATAAACACCACTTATGGTGTGGCTTTAATTAGAAAGGTTTAAAAACATGGGATATGAAATTATTTATTCTTTCCATCCGAGAGATGAAGAAGGAAATTACAAGAAAGATGAAATAAAGGAACTTAAGAAAAAGTTGGGTGATCCATTTGAAGACGTTACTAAGGAGAAATTAGCCTCAATGGTTATGTCTCAATTGGCGAGACGGGATATTTGGATATTTGATGTGAAGATTTATGAACTTGTTAAGAGAGAAATTAGTTTCCGTGAGACTAAAGGTGGTATTGTTATTGGTAACAAGAAGTTCATGTTGGACGATGAGGCGAACATTACTGTCCAGGAGATAACAGAGATACCAGCGGTTGCAGCACCTACACATGCTTTGGTGCCACAACATAATGGTAATATGCCTTTGGTTAATCTTGTAAATCCTGCTAGACCGAATAGGGCGATTAAGTGGGTGGTGCTTGATCCCGACTTGCCGAATTTGGATAAAGTGAAAACTTCTGGATTGGCATTTACTCCTGATAAACGGTATCCAGTTTTTTCTGAAATTGCTCATCCAAAGAAAATTGGCGTCCAAATTTACCAGATGATGGACGATAATAAGCGAGAGGTAACGCTAGAAGATACTTACTTTTTGAATGCAGACCAGATTTTGCAACAGGGATTTGTTTCGAGTATTGACAAGGAAGTTGGTGCGCCAAAGTTGAAATTCGAAGATACTTACAAAGATACCATCCCAGATATCAGGGGAAGATGATTTTTGGAAAATTCCTGAAAAAGATTTAATATCATTGACACAATTCTCGATTTATCCTATAACGGGACTCACTGAGACTAAATGTTAGTAACAGTTAGTGCTGTTAGCACGAACAAAAAACTTTGTTTTACTAAGGAGCGAGAACTATGTCAGAAAACTATGAAGCAGTTAATCTAGCGGAAATCTTTGAGGAAGCCGAACGCTTTGATTCCCAGAGCGAAGGCAACGAAGATTATCTTGCTAACTTTGTTAGAATGCCTGATAAGGAAGGTTACGTAACGGTAAGGCTCTTACCACCAGTTAAGGGTAAGAGATTCTATTGTGCGACCCGCACACACCGTCTCGGTAAAAAGAATCTCCATTGTCCAAGAGAATTAGTGTCGATTCAGGGCAAAAAGCGTTGGGTTGATAACAATCCAAAAGACCCATGCCCAATTTGCAAGTTCTATAATGGTCTCTGGCGAGAGTCAGAAGATGCTGAGGCTGATGAAGCCAAGGTCTTGCAGGATGACGCTCGTAAGATCAAGCCTATTGAGAGATATTACTACAATTGTATCGTTCGTCATCAAGTCAATAAGAAGGGTGAAGTTGAGAAGAATGTTGGCCCAAAGATTCTTTCAATTGGCAAGACTCTCCACGAAAGAATTGTAAGAGCAATCACTGGTGATGCTAAGAACGATGAGAAGGGTTTGGGCGACGTAAGCGATCTCAAGATCGGTCGTGACTTCAAGATCGTCAAGAAGTTAAGAGGTCAAGGTAAGGAACAATATCCTTATTACGAGGAATCCAAGTTCCAAGACCCATCTCCTCTCGCGGATAAGGATCAGATTGACATTTGGCTTGGCCAGATGCATGACCTTAACGCATTGCGAGTTTTGAAGGACAGCGGTGAACTTGATATTCTGTTGCAGAAGTACAATGGTGTTATCCCAGATGATGATGCTGAGACTTCTTTCGACATGAGCAAATATCGTAAAAAGCCAGAGACTCTTGAGGAACAAGTTGAGCAAGCCAAGGCAGAAAGTAAGCCAAGGTTAGCACCTGTTCCAGAGGTCAAAGACACAGCAAAATCTGCTGATACTGTCTTAGAGGCAGAAGACTTTTTCGATGAGTTGAGAGCAGTAAAAGGTAAGTAATCCAATCGTTTGGCCCACAGTCGCAAGACTGTGGGCCATTTCTTAAAACTATATTTTACACAAAGGAGTAACAAATGGCTAAAAAGAAAGTGGCCGACGAAGATAGTATTTTCAATTTAATTGCGAAAAAACTTGATGGTGATGTTTTGGCGGATGCGGTGCCAGTTCAATACTTTTTAGATACAGGTAATCTAGCATTTAATTGGGTGTTGAGTGGTAAGTTTATGCATGGTGGAATTCCAGGTGGCAAGATCACAGAATTTTTTGGGCCTGAAGCTTCGGGCAAATCGTATTGGGGAGCCAATATAGCGCGTGGCACGCAAGCAATTGGTGCAATTCCAGTTTATTTAGATTGCGAAAATTCTCTCAATAATGATTTCGTTGTCAAGACAAGTCACATTGATTTAAATAGGATTATAAGATTCGATCCTTCTAAAGGTGTTGATTGTTTGGAAGGTGTTTTTAATAAAATCTATACTGTTATTAAGACAGTTAGGGATGCTAAAGATGATAGGCCAATTGTATTTATCTATGATAGTATTGCATCTTCTCCTTGTGCAAGGGAATTAAGAGAAACTGAAATTGATATGGACAAATGCACAAAAGAAGAATATAAAGCGGTTGTTGGCGGTAAGGAGCAACCAGGGGAAAGAGCGAGAATATGCAGTCGAGAATTTAGAAAGTTAGGGTCGGTGCTGGAAAAATCTAATGCAACTTTATTAGTACTGAATCAAACCAGAATGAAAATTGGTGTTATGTATGGTAATCCAGAGACAACAGCGGGCGGTGGAGAATCTTTGAAGTTTTATGCTTCTTGTCGTGTTAGAACTTCGATTCAGAAGAAGATCGAGAATAAGAAGTTGAAGACTTCGATTGGTATTAATTTGAAAGTAACGAATAAGAAAAACCGTTGTTGTTCGCCTTTCCGAGAAGCCGAAGGTGTCCATTTGTATTGGAATGATGGTGTTAATCCATTAAGTGGATTGCTCACATGTCTGATTCAGGATGAAAGAATTGATAAGGTTGGAAATGGGACATATATTGTTAAGGAACCTTGGGCAGCTGGTCAAGAAATCAAATTTAGAGCTTCAAAGGCAAAGAATGAGATAGAGTCAGATGTTCTTTGTAAATGTCCTGCTTTAATTGATGCTGCGACCGAACAAGAGGTCAGAGACTATTTTGATGTTTTTGGTGCAGCTATTAAGGCTGGTAGTAACGAAGAAAACGAAGAAACTGCTGTATCAAGTGATGATTCAAGTGATGATGATTATGGGGCAGAGTAAGTTTAGATGGCTAATGCCTACTGACTTAGTGACGGGCGATTCTGAGCGGTAGGTGTTAGTTCATTTTGTATTTACCACCACCAATTTTTGTGAAGGTGTGTCCTTGGTTTTCTAATTCTGTCCTAATTTGTTTGAAATGATTGCAAAGACATGCTGTTGTTATTTCTCTGTATTTTTTAGCTAAATCTCTTAGAGAAACAGTTTTACCCTTAATAAGGTTATTCTTAATTGTATTTTTGATGCCTTTGGCTCTTTTTAAGATCATGGTGCGGGCTTCTTTTGGTTTTAGTTTAATTTCCACAACCTCATATTCTGCTGTATTTTGTGACTTTTTCTCACATAGAGCGGGTGCCAACTCTTCTAATTCCAGAATTTCTTTTTCATTTGAGATTTGAACGATGGATATTTCTGCACTGAACGCTTTAGAATACACAATTAATTGTGGCAGATTTTTTTCATGTGTGAAAAACTTTTTACGATCATCAGTTTGGATCATTAAGCATTGTTTCATGATATCTCTCTTGCTAGATTCTTGATTATTATATAGAATACGCATATACAGGTCAATAGATTAACTGTCAATATAGCAAAATTTGTTCGACTTAACTAAATAAGTATGGGGCAATATGTTGTTTAAAAATAAGAGTTTACCGCAGAATATAAAAGAAGTTAAGGCTTTTGGGGCATATTTAATGCCTTTTAATTTCCCTAAAGTCAGCATGGAAAATGAAGATGAAATAGGTTATATTAAAAGTCGTGAGATTGTTGTGGATGGGTATGATGTTGCGGTTTATTACAATAAGGCTGATTGGACTGACCATTATTTAGAGATTTTGCAGGTTATTGGTAAATATGTACCATTTCTGCCATTTTCTTTAGTTTGCAAAATTGGTAAAAGTTTTCTTGGGGATAAAGAGCTTTCATACGTGGACTTTATCAAGGACAGTCGAAAGGTTTATTGTTGGACATGCGCGTTAAATTTGAATAATGAGCCGATTGTTAATCCTTATAAAGCTGACGTTTTAGACTGTTCTTACGAAGGTTTATGCTATAGATGTTTAAATCCAGCCAATGTGAACTTCTACTAAAAATTTAGAATTACCATGTTTATTAAAACTATATACCTTGCAGTTCAATTCAATTTGTGAGGAAATAGTCATGTTAAACAACAAGATTCAGGCATTGTTAATAAATCATTTGCAGAGATACGGTAATCTCAAATTACTGTTACCAGATGGAATTATATTAGAAATAGGGACAAATCAGATTGGTGTGCATGGTGAATTGGTGAACGTAAATGACTACTGTTGGATTACCGCAGCCAAAGAGGACAAGATGACTATTCTTGATTCCTACAATCTCGGACTTCGTTTCAATGACAATACAAAATTACTAGTTTTTGAAGATACCGTCATCAATGAAGAAGGTGAAAAGGTAAGAAGGCTGGACGTAGTGTAATATTTGTGTTATACTGTACTAGTACCTTCTGGTGCATCAGATGTTATGATGTGCTGTTATTTTCCAATTATTAAGGAGCGAGTGATGAAGAAGGTTGATACATCAGTCAAGGACTATGTTTCCAAATTGTCCTTTGATAATCTTAAGTATTTAGGAGAACGGTTCAATAACCGAATCGGTTCTGATCTTTCAGAATGTGTGGAGTTAATATCTAAGAGTTCTGACATAGACAGACTCCTTGGTGCAGCAAAGAACGGCGAAGAGTTTTTCGCCGTAGTTGATGCTGTTGCAGCAGCGGTGGATAGAGAGTTTTCAAGGCGGGTTCCAGATGCAATCCATGCATAAAATTAAATATTCTTTCACTTATGAAGTGACCTTCTGCATTGGGAGTAGAGAAGGTTATAATGGCAGAGCATTTACTAGGGAAGAAGTCCTAGATCAGATTAATCTTTTTCAAAAAGGATTTACTGGTTCAATGCCTGTAAAGGTTAGTGACACTGTTACTTTTACGATGAAGGATTATCGTGAAAATGGATGGGAAGTATCTGCTATTACATATCCTAATAGCTCGGCAAGTATTGATGAAGTTAAAAATTTCATGCGTAATTTGGCTGAGCATTTGTTATATCATTTTAAGCAAAATCGTATTACAATAAGAGAGACTTTCAATGGGCCAACGCTCGTGGGAAGTGAGCCAAATACTATAATGTTAGAAATGAACGATGCAGAGAAAACCCATCATAAGTAAGAATCAGGTCAGGCACTGCTAAATACAGTGCCTGACCATATTTATTAGGAGCATGGATATGCCGCCAGTAATTAAAGTAGGAGACCGTGGAGAATTAACTGAATCAAGTAAATTCCCGCTCGCCAAATTCCCTTTTGCACAATTCAATCCTGTTCAAAGCCGCATTATAGACTATTATGACCAAGATAATAATCTCTTAATCGCATCTAATACATCGTCTGGTAAGACGGTAGTGGCAGAAATGGTGTTAGCCCATGAAGTGCGTATAAGAAAAGGTAAAGGTCTATATCTAGTGCCATTAAAAGCGTTGGCACAAGAAAAACTAGATGATTGGCAAGATGAGGGTCATCATTTTGGTGATTTGAAAATTTCAGTTTGTACAGGTGATTATCGCCTTACAGCCGAAAGGAAGAAAGAGTTGGAGGCGGCTGATATCATCGTAATGAGTTACGAGATGTTTAATTCTAGGGTGCGCAACCTTGGGTCGGAACGTAGTGAATTCTTAAAAAAGGTGGGCACCCTTGTAGCTGATGAAGTTCATTTGTTGACTGTTCCTAATCGTGGCGACCATCTCGAAGCTGGTTTAATGCGGTTTAGTGAGATTAATAAAGATTGTAGATTGGTATTCTTATCCGCAACGATGCCTAATGTAGATGAACTTGCTGATTGGGTTAGTTTTATCCTAAACAATAAGCAAACCATATTATTGAAATCTACTTTTAGGCCATGCCCACTTAACCTTCATTATGAAAAGTATTGGGACGGAGAACGTTCTTATGAAGATAATGAGAAACAAAAAGTGAACATGGCTTTGGAAATAGTGGAATACTATCCAGATGATAAGTTCCTTATATTCTCCCATACTAAAAAGACCTGTGCTTTAATGAAAGAAGCGTTAGTAGGTGCGGGTATTAAATGCGAAGTGCATAATGCTGATTTGGATAAAGCAAAAAGGAACAAAGTTGAGAAAGAATTTAAAACAAATAAGAACCTGCGAATTATTGTAGCCACTAGTACTTTGGCGTGGGGGTTAAATCTACCAGCTAGGAGGGTGATTATTCTTGGTGTCCATCGTGGGTTAGATGAAGTAGCCACGTATGATATATGGCAGATGGTAGGTCGTGCTGGTCGTCCAGCATTTGATCCCGTAGGCGATGCGTATGTACTTCTCCCTGAAAAGACTTATGATATGCATAAGGAAAGGATCAGGAAGCCGCAATTGATTCAATCCCAAATGCTTACAGCAATGGGGGAGCATCATAAAGTTCTAGCTTTTCATTTAGTCAGTGAGATTCATCAAGAAACAATCAAGAATAGGGAAGATGTGCATCATTGGTATAAGAGAAGCTTGGCTTGTTTCCAATCTCATGAATTAGACGAACATATTGTTGACCATACGATGGAATTATTGAAGAAGTGTGGGGCGGTTTGGGAGGAAGATGGTCAATATACGGTGACTTCAATTGGCAAGATAGCCAGTTTGTTTTATTTTTCACCATTTGATGTTTCTGATTTGAAGAAAAACTTTACGCAATTGTTTGATAACAATAAGCAAGAGGATGATTTATCATTGGCTATAGCTTTGGCCAATATAGATACCCATAGATTTGGCATTGTCAGCAAAACGGAACGCGAAGAGATGAGTATGTTTGCTGGCCAGGTGCGACAAGCTATTGGCAAGGATGCCGTAATGGAACCTGTTGTTAAAGTTGCATATGCTTATCATCAGATGATGAATGGTATTTCTAATCCCATTTTTGTATCTCTCACAAGGGGTTTACATTTTGATTTTCCTAGACTAAATCAAGTTCTTCAAGCTATAGACGGATTTACTGGCAAGTGGCAGAAGACCAATTGGTTTAGGCAAATGCAATTAAGGGTTACTTATGGTGTCAAGGGGCCAATGGTTACACTGTGTCAACTTCCACACATTGGCAAGGTTAGAGCTACTAAACTATGGAAAGCTGGCATACGTGATATGCTTGCCGTTATAGGCAGTCCAGAAATGGTAAGGAAGATTACTGGCCTAAAAGGTACGGAAGTTGATGAAATCTTGGCGAAGGCTAAGGACTTATTTTCTTCTTCTTCTTGATTTTCTTAGTCGTTCTTGTATTCTTCGCAAAAGTTCTGCTTTATTCCAGACTACTAATGGTCTGCCAGTTTTAGGATTGATTTTAACTTTACCAGTCCTACTATCGGTTTTCCTTTTCCACAATGGGACTCGTTTAACTGCAAATCCCATTGATACTGGACAGGGAGCGCAAAGAACGTTATTTTGAACACATTGACAGCATTCAGTTTCTTCTGGTGTAAGTGTAACTACGATTTCTTGTCCGTCATTAATGAATATTGGTGGTGGCATACCATTTAAAAAGACTGTGGCTGATACGCATTCGCTGTCAATCATAACACTTGTCGGAGCAGTTACATAACCATTGCCGACTGCTATTATTTTACCATTTACTACTTGTAGACAGCAGCATGGAGTATCACCACCACCGCACCTTAATTCCACACAAATGTTTGAGCAAGGTACAGAGCATGGCACGGAACCAGTTCCAAGTGTGAATTTACCATCTTTGGATTGGATTAATTCAGTGCTGAATCCTGGTATATCGGGTACTGGTGTTGAAAATTCAGCCCATAATGGATTTTCTACAGGGGCTAGGGACATAGGGAACATGCACCCTGACGGATTATCGACTGAATATGGGGCACCACATTCAAAATAAACCGCTACAACAGGGCAGCACGTTGGCGGGCAACATTTACAGTTACACCCGCAAAAGCCGCCTGTTCCATTAACAAATGGACCTTGGCAACCAGTCTGCATTACTTTTTATTATTCTCCCCAAAGAATTTTTCTGGATATTCAATTTTAACAATACCTTTTCCATCAGTGGGTTTGCCTGTTTTAGGGTCTTCAACCCACCAACGAACTTGTTCAACTGGAATACCTAATTCATCCATGTGACAGTTATCTTCGGGAGAAACAGGGAGATGTATCTGTTCCCCGTTTATTAGAATTGCGACTTTGCACTGTTCTTTTCTACGGTCGTATAAAAGACAGTTTTTGCATTTCTTTTCTATTTCTTTTTTCATTCATTCATCCCTACCTTTCATTCTATCTTTTTTCATTCGTATATTGTATCATAAAGTCTCTGATTACTTGTGAGATAGATTTGTAGTCATTGGTGCATTTATTTTGGAATTTTTTAAAAAGTGAAGGCTGCACCCTGACAATCAAATCTTTTTGCAATTTCTCTTTTTTATTCTGCATATACATCATATTAGTGTTGTCCAGACAAAATTTTGAAAAAAAGTGATATTGATTTTTAGGCATAATTGGATATCATAAACCCATGACTAATAAAATTTGCATATTCGCACAGTCTTATTAAGGCATGGACACTATATTAATTGTATGGAATACGATCATAAGCAAATTTTAGAATTATATGGATTAGGGTTCACATGTCGAGAGATAGCGGACGCTATAGGGTGCAATCATAGAAGTGCTGCCTACGTAGTGCAGAAGCATGGCAAGAGTAGATATAAAGGTCCGAGGCCAGGTATTGTTTTTAAGGATGTTTTAAAATGCCAAAAATTCAATCAAAAATTTATAGAGTATCTTGATGGATTAGTAATATCTGATGGTAGTTTGACATGTAAAGCTACATCTCCAACTGCTTGTTATAGGCAATCATGCGTTAATTTGGATTGGCTTAAGTATATTGGTGTGGAGTTTAATGGGAGAGAAATTAAGACTATATTTTCCATAGATGGTAGGAAAAAGAGAATATCCCATGTGTTAAGGACTCCAGTTTACGAGGAGTTTTTCAGTCAGTATTCTAGATGGTACATTAATGACAAGAAAATAGTTCCGAGGGACTTAAATTTTTTAAGTAAGACATTTTTAATAAATTGGGTATATGGGGACGGCACGCTCGTAAACAATAGTACTCTTAGGTTATGCACAGATGATTTTACTGAAAAAGAAGTAGATTGGCTGATATTTTATTTGAATAAAAATCTTGACTTAAGATTCAAAAAAGTTTATATGGGAATGAGTAAAAAAGGCAATCCTAAATTTAGACCCGCATTATGTTTGCGTGATGGTTTGCTGGATTTTTATAAATATATAGGAAATCCCATTAGTTGTTTTAACTATAAGTGGAGATATAAGTGAATAAGATATGTGTGTTCGCGCAATTGTCTAATGGAAAGGATGTTGTTGCTAATTACCTTGTCAAACAACTGAATATTCTCGCTCTTTATCATGAAGATAAATGGAGACGCATTGGTTTTGCTGATGCGTTGAAAAAGGTTTTCATGGAGTCTTTCAACGTAAGTTGGGAGTTTATTGAGGAATGGAAACGCAAAGACGAGCCACCACCAGAATTCGATTTAAATATTCGAAAAAGTTTGCAGCAGATTGGCGACGGTTTCAGACAGATACAATCTGACGTATGGATCAGAACTGCCTTGCGAAATAATTTCAATATGGTTATATCTGATGGGCGGTATCTCAATGAAGCCAAGATGGTGAAACAGCAAGGCGGTGTTACGGTTCTTCTTTGGCGTCCTGGTTTTGAAAATACTGACCCGAATCCATCTGAGTCTCAGATTAAACCTTATATTGAATATTGCTCAAAACATTATAGTGGAGGTCCAATATTTTTCGACCCTAATTGGATAAACGCATGTGTTCCAGAATTGAGATATTTTGATTATTTCTTAATAAACAACGGTAATTTGGACGATTTATATGGGAAGATTGACAGTCAGTTAATACCTTTTATATGGGAAGATTGACAGTCAGTTAATACTTTGTTTTAAATGTAAAGGGGTTATTTCGTGGATGCAATGCTTTTTAGAAATATGTGCGCTGAGGACGGGTTTGAACTCACGCCCGCAGAGGCTAAGGAAACAATTACTTGTTATGAAAATTTCTTATCGTCTATAAAAGAAGCTTGCGAAGACTGCCCAGATTTTTATAATGATCTCTGTAACAGAACAACTGAAGAAAAATTAGCTGATATTAAAAGATTAGAAAAGAAGGGTTGTAAGATGACCCTTAAACAATATAACGAACTTCAAAAGACAATTATTAAAGTTTGCGAATTAGAAGGCTATGATAATGGAAATCAAGGTTTCTGAAATTCGAGAGCTTGAATATTTTTTTCTTTTAAGAAGGAATTGCAGGTATAGTTACCATCTCTTCCATCATTTTAAATGTGGTTGGCATAGTAACATTCCTGTTTGTTGCACGATTTTCTTTGTAACTGTATGGCAATTATGTTGGGTTTTAGGACATTTTCCTCTTGTTAGAAAGTTTCTTTCCTGTTATCCTCCTAGAAAGCACAGGAATTACAGATATGTTCCTTGCTTTTTTTGTTTTCTTATGCGACGGTGTAATCGAGTTTTAGTGTGTGACAAATCGAAATGTCACTGTTATCATTAGCTGTAGCGTTTATGGCTAAGGTTGTTTACTTGTTTAAGGAGTAGAAGTATGAGTAAGTTTGGTATCGTTTTAATGGGTTTGGCAGTGTATTGCCTTACCTTTGGCAGCACAGCGTTTGCTGGTGCGCCGTGTGTAAGTAAGTGCAGACCAGTATGCAATAGCAAGCCTGCGTGCCATACTGGTCATGGCAGTCAGTGTAAGCCTAAACCTGTGTGTAATACTGGTCATGGCAAGGATTGCGGCAATGGTCATGGCAAGGATTGCGGCAATGGTCATGGCAAGGATTGCGGCAATGGTCATGGCAAGGATTGCGGCAATGGCAATAGCGGGCATAGTTGCAAGCCCGTCTGCAAGCCGACCACAGGTCATGGCAAGGATTGTGGGAACGGTGCTGGTTCTGGCAAGCCAAGTGGTCCTGGCGTAGCAAACGGTAACGGCAATAGTAATGCCAATAATAACGCCAATACCAACACGAATACTAACACCAACACCAATACCAATACCAATAACAACAATATTAGCAACAACATCAGCAATACCATTAACAATGGTTTTAGCAATTAAGTTGTGTAAGGGCAGAGCAAAAATTGCTCTGCCCTTTTTTCTCATTTTTTAGAGGTGAGTTACCATGAGTAAGATTTTCAAGTTATTCCTGTTTGTAGCAGTGGCGTCTATGTTCAGTGCGGCGGCGGTTGCTGATGATGGTTCTTCGTGCTAGCCTCAACAACTGCAACAGCAAATAGTTGTCCCTTATAAGCAACCAATCTGTCCTATGCCAAATAACGGCAGTGGTAGTGCTAACGGTAATGGTAATACGAACAAGAACGGTAATGGTAATGCTAATGCTAATAAAAACGGCAATACTAACACCAATAAGAACGTTAATAATGTGACGGTTAATGTTAATACTGGTGCTGGACACACTAAGAACAAAAACAACAACAGCAATACCAATAACAATGTCAATGGAAGTAGTTTGTTGGGCTTGAGCGGTGGGTTTAATGGACTTGGTGGAAATGGAAGTAGCGGATTTGGCAGTGGGACTTATAGTCCAAGTAGCAGCCCAACCAACACTTATAGTCCTTCATACTCGTTTTCGTATGGCAACACTCCTGGCTATGGTGTAGCTGGTATTGCAGGGGCGGTAGGTGTGGTTCCACCACCCAATGCGGCTTTTAATGAAGAAGACCCAAACACTGCTTGGCTGACAGTTGAAGTGCCTAATGAACAAGCTGAAGTTTGGTTGAATGGCACTAAGATGCCGCATCAAGGTGCGGTGAGAAAGTATGTAAGCCCGCCATTGGACCCTAAGTTGTTGTATAATTATGATGTTAAAGTTCAGTGGTTTGATAAGGGTATCAAGCAGAACCATAACACGAAGATTGTCTTGAAAGCTGGAGATGAAATCTATCATATCGTCCCAAAGGAAGGGGCGAACGCTGTTCCAGCACCGAATGCATTACAGAGTGAAGAAGATGACGAAAAGGCTGCTGCTAGTAAGTTAGGTTTGGCCAAACAGTTAATGGATGAGAAGAAGATGGCATCCATTAAGGGTAGGTTAGAGGATATCATCAAGAAGTATCCAAAGACCAAGGCAGCAGAGGAAGCAAAGGCATTGCTATCGAAGATTTAGGTTAGCAGCGGGTTAGGACAACAGAGAGTGTGAAATATCACTCTCTGTTGTTTTTTACACGATGTTTTAGTTTTCCTATCCCGACTTCGGTTATGACGATGAATTCCCAGCCTCTAGTTTGACAATAAAGGGTTGCAGCGTGCCATTTAGCTTCGTTGAGTGGCAGCATAGTCTGGTTTGCTGGTTTGATTTCCCACACTTCTACATGTCCGTCGTTGAATTTGAGTAGTATATCTGGGAAGTAATGGTGTGCTTCACCTTTGTACAAATAAGGAATTCCTTGCTTGAATGGTTGGGCTTCATAGGCTATGACTTCTGGGATTACTTCAATACATTCCAGCACTTCACATTCATAGCTAGATTCATATTCAAATTCTTTACCACCGTTTTTCAAGCTGACAAAGTGACCTTTTCTAAAAGTTGGTTTTCTTGATTTCTTACCACCTTTTTTACCAATGTCTTTCCAAACTATTGCTCTGTTGGGGCCTTTTTGCATTGGCATTGAGTCTTGTGGGTGTTTGGCTTTGAAATGTAGCATTACATCTCTTACAGGTGCGCCGCAACGGGCCAATGGGCAGACAACATACTCTCTTCCTTCTTCGTGTTTTTCCAATATATGGGCGCGAAATGTTTCAAAATCTCCATATTCGTGGCCACAAACAAAACATTGCCATTTTCTTTTGCCGTCGTCTTTTCCGAACATTTTTATCCTTTGGACATAAGTTGTTTTTCTATCTGATTTCTGTCTAAAACTTTAATTAAAGGCAAATCTTTTGCCGTGAATATATTCTCCGTAGTTTGTCCAGTAAGGGCATTCATAAGGTCATGTGCCATGAAGTTGGCTTCATCTTCCCAATTATCTGGCATGTCTTCATCGCCTTCTGGATTCTTCATTTTGGCAAAAACAATCCTACTTTCTTCAGGGGCACCAAATAGCTTATTGTTTTTGGTGAAAAACATTATTAAATTTTGGTTGTCTAGAAGATTTTTTATCTTATTTTTCTTCTGAGCATCCTTATTTTCTTGGAAGATTTTAAAGTTGTAATTCTTCATGTTTTTCCTCTATCATTCATTATATACTGTGTATGGTTTTTAGTTTTAAAAGATTTGTGGAAGAAAAAAAGCCTGACAAGCCATTAAACCACATAGATGCGATGGATCAGGAGCTAGGTATAGACCGAGCTTCTTTACCTAAAGATTTTTCGACTGGTTGGTTGGAATTACCAGAAGAAGGCTTATATTTCAATCAGGCAATTTGGCAATTATTACCTGTTGGTGAACATGATATGTTTGCTAGGATTAAGTATTTCAGGGCTAATAACTCTAATCCTAATTTTGTCAGGTGTTATACTAAAGGACAGGATGGTAAGCTTCAGCCTTATATGGGTGAAATAGATGGCTCAGTACACTTAATAAGTATTGGAAGATTAGCAAAGGCATTGGGAATGCCTTTCCAGGCATCAGCAGCGGCAGCCACAGGTGGCGGCGCAGGAGGAATAACATGAAATTTAAGGATTGGTATATTAAAGAAGTAGGGACTTGTACGGGCAGTATTGCTCATTTTTCTTTGCCTTTATTTGGGGGTTCAGTAGATCGTACTTGGCCACCACTTATTGGATATGATGGCAAAGATAAAAAACACAAGAAAAAGAAGAAAAAGAAGGAGTAAATAGACTTATGAAGACATTGAAAGAATTCCTTGATGATGCAAGGCAAAGTTTTGCTTCTCCACAGGCAGAGAAGTATTCTCCTCAAACTCTAAGCCCGATCCATTTTTCCGCACAATTCCCAGGTGAAGCTGCGGCATACAAAGCCGCATTTGAAGAATTTTTAAAATATTACGGGAAGGATAGCCGAAGGGCAGACCATTTTGGCAGTATGTTGCATGATGCCCTTGTCAAAAGAAACACAGCAATGTTGCATATGTGGTATAATATTCACAAGAATTAACTTGTTTTAATCTTGTGAATTTGCTATTGTTCATGAACTTTCCATTCAATTCAAGAGGGTCAAATGCGTAAACTTTTTGCTGCACTTTTTGTGCTAGTATTGTTCTCTGCGCCTGCATATTCACAAATACAACTAAAATTAGAAGACTGTGTTTCAAATGAAACACATGACGGCGGTGGCTATTGTGCTTGGTGTTGCATTGAAACATTAGGCAGGCATCATAAAATCAAATCACTTTATGGGCTAAAAGATAAACGTTCATATGAATCAGATTTCAAAACTTGGGATGCGAAGAACAAGAAGTGGATTATTGAACCATATGTTTGGGTGGATCATGGCAATTATAAAGAGAAAGTGCATCGCGGTCCAGGTGATTATACAGCCATGAAACAAAAATTAGATGCGGCGAATGTAAAATACCGAATTCAAGAAACTGGCATTTTCAAAACCGACATTATCAAGTATGCTGTCAAAGACAAGTTCGGCTGCATGATTGTTGTCAACAACTGGTCTGGCAATAGTCCTACCGTCCCACATGCAGTCTGTATTCAGGATTATGATGATGATAAATTGGTGATTTTTGACCCCAATGATCTTGAACATAATTACCATATTACATGGAATTGGTTTAGGTCACATTGGACTGGCTACGTTCTAGTTGTAGAAGGAAGTAAATGATGAACGCATTGCTTATTTTGTCTTTAGCATTATCTGCAACCCCACAAGATGTTGTTTCATTGGCAGAGAAGGACGGTCAGACCATAGCAGGGACTAGATATCTATCTCTGCATGATATTGATGAGGAAAACCGCGAAGATTACAAATCGGTAGTGTCTTTCATTCTTAATTCCTTGAGTAAAGAAGAAGTCATAACAGTCCCAGACTTTGTAGATGATGAAAAACTATTAATTAGATTCAATATTGAAAATTATAAAATAGCCAAATCAGGCTATGATTCTTTAGGTGTTGATAAACAACTAGTATCCAATAAATTGAATAAAATTCTTCAATGTGAGAACCCTATACTAAGGGTCGAGCATTTCATTGTTAAGGCTTTATCTGCACAATCTTATTATAAGTTGTTAGGAGTTAAGACTTTAGAGGAATTCAGACGTAGAGCAGGATTTAATCCGAAGGTTCTTGGGGAGCATGGGGTTGTGCTTGATAGTATGGTGTGTGTTAATAGCCAGCAGATAAGACGGTCTCCGACTTTAACGGGATATATCTGGGAGGCAAGAGTGACTAAGCAAGATTATTTAAAGAATTTGCTTAGTGAAGAATTTGATTCTATTCAAGTTTTGGCATCTGGTAATAATGGGTTATTGTTGTATTTTGCAGCGGATTCTAAAGGTGAACTACAAGAATCCCTAGATTGCAAATTAACTATGGACAATAGTGGAATCAATAGAGACTCTATTGTTCGTATTTCCAGTAGTTGTGTTGCATGTCATGCGAGTAAAGGCATATTGCCATTTAAAGACGTAATTAGGGATTCACGTATTGGCGTAGTGGGAGATGCCAAATTGATGGAAAAATTGGCACAATTTTACGGTGCGGACTTTCCTTTCAAAAAGGACATGGCTCGCTATCAAAAGTCTCTTGCTAAAGCAACTGACATGGAGCCAGAGAAATTCCAAAAGGCGCTTATTAAAGTTTTCCAGAATTACCACAGTGATTTGACATTTAAACAAGTGGCGAAGTATCTTGGTAAATCAGAGCAGGAACTTACGAGATTGTGCAAGGATAACACGGACATATACTGGATTAAGTTGTTGTTGGATGGTAAGATAAGTAGGTCTAGATTCAACGAAATATTAGAATAACTCCATTATATTAGCATTACTTCACTACTATATAGTGATGCTAATATAATGGAGTAATGATGTTAATTAGTGATAGGTCTGTAGATGGTAAACTTATAGAGGATTTGACGCCTTCTAGTGAAAGAAGAGTATTGGCAAAGTGCGACAAATGTGGGATTGTAAAGGAGTTAATATATGCTAATTACTCTCGGTCACAGGTTAAGAATGGATATAATGGACTGACATATTGCAGGAAGTGTGTAACTCAATTCAATGGTATAAAACGTCGTGGTAAAGTGCCCCATAATAAAGGCAAGAAACTAAAAGCCGAACAAAAAGGTGTAAATCATCCAAGTTGGAAAGGTGGAAAGTATGTTGATGGCAACGGATATGTAATGGTTTACATTGGTGATAATAGTTCAGAAATTGGGTGGAACTCCTACAGGAAAGAGCATACAATTGTTGTTGAAGACTTTTTGAATAGGAAGTTGGCCGTAGATGAGGTGATTCACCATATTGATGGTGATAAAACAGAAAACCAAATAGAAAATTTATGGCTGACAGATGGGGTTGGGCATAGAAAAGCACATAATTCTTTGCAGAATATTGGGTATGTTCTTTACAAAAAAGGCATAATAGGTTTTGATAAAACTCAAGGTTTTTATTTTTTGAAGGATAATCATGAGAATTTTGAAAGCTCCGAAGGTTTACTTGGTTGCTCGTCCTCAGATTGTTGAAGAAGGTCTAAACGATTTTCTGAAAGATCAAAAACTTGATTGGCCTACTCCCACCGAAGGTGTGAAGGGTGCAGAGCGTTTGGTGGAGTTATCTGGCCGCTGTTGTTATATGTCTTTTGGAAAAAAGGCAGGCAGTAAGACCAATAGGAAGTATATCCAAAATCTACTTGGCAGAGAAGAAGATGGAAGTTTTAAGCCAGGCCCTGCACATGGCTCTGTTTGTGAACATCCTTGTTGGAGTTTCTTAATTGTAGGTGCAGGACGTGGATTTACTCATGAGCAAGTAAGGCATCGGACGGGGTGGGCATATTCACAGCTTAGTACACGTTACTGTGATTTTGAAAGAGAAGAGGAAGAAGGAACTTGGGAGCCTGGTTTCTGTGTGCCACCTCTTGCTCAATTAAGCGAAGAAGCGACAATCGCATTTAATGAAAAAATCAAAAAGAGCCAACAGGCTTATTGCGAATTATTAGCTTTAATTGAGAATGATTTAAAAAATAGCAAACTCTTTATGGATACTCTTTCTGGATATGAGGAAAGGGAGCGTAAGAGGATGTTAAGGAAAGCTGCCCGTGGTGCAGCGAGAGATATCTTACCGATTGCCACTGAAGCAATCATGGTCATGAGTGCTAATGCTAGGGCTATATGGAACTGCATTTATCTTCGTGCTAATGAACATGCGGAAGCGGTGATAAGAGATATATATGTTCAGATAGCAAAGATAATGGAAGCCGAGATGCCAGCATTATTCAACAATATCAAGTATGAGAAGTGTTGGGACGGTAGTGAAGTTGTTATCATGCCTAGAGATAAATTATAGGAGTCAAAACATGGAAAGAGAAACTTTTAGCAGACTTGAAGAAGAAATTGATTATTATGCCTACAATTCTAGAGAGAAGACCATAGCAAAGGCTATAAGAAGAGGCATGTATTCTGGGATACTTATAGGTTTCATTGCTGGTATGACTGTTGCTATTTACATGATGCTTTATGCTTGGAGAATTTGATTATGAGTTGGCTTAAACAACAAAAGAAAAAATTTGATGAACGAGATGCCGAAATAGAGGAAGAAAGAAAGAAAGAAAAAACTAATAGCATTGCGAGGCAAGTGGCAGCGATTTCAGAGTTAAAATCGTTTGTTAATAATAATTTGAAAGAATTGGTCGGTAAAAAAACCAAGGATGGCAACAAGATCAGTATCAAATGGGATGAAAACCTAGTAACATTAATGGCTGGCAAAGAGCCATTAATGGAACTGTATTTTACTTCAAGGGAGGAAGAGGATACTGATAGGGATGGTTATTCATGTGGTAATGGTAAATATTATACTAGTAAACAAGTGAAGTATCATCGTGAATGGCCGTGTAAAGGTTATGCAATGTGCAAGGGTGGATCATATTCTGGAATGGAATCATTTAATGAAGATAGAGTAGCAGAGTATTTGCTTAAATTTATCAATGTATAACTATTTTAGGGGATGAATACATTATTATTTTGTTTACTATTACAGAATCCTATGATTGACCTAGTGAAAGAAGGAAAAGTAGCCACCTTGTCAACAACTTATGACAAGGTGGCTTTTGGTTCGTTATCACCATACGTTTTAGACAGTAAGGGCAATCCAGTTATTTTTGTAAGTGACATGGCACTTCATACGAAGAACCTTAAAAAAGACCCAAAATGTAGTTTGATGATTGCCAAGTTAAGTAAAGACGACATTTTTAACAGTGCTAGGATTACTTTTGTTGGTAAGATGGTCAAGGTGCCAGATAAGGAATTAGACGTAATTAGAAAGATTTATCTGGAAAAATACCCTGCTGCTAAGAACTTTGTTGAACTTGAAGACTTCGCTTTTTATAGATTAGAAATAGACAAGATTTATTGGGTCGGCGGGTTTGGTGATATAGAATGGATTGATGTTAAGGAGTACTTAGAGAATTTCAATGAATAAAGATGCCGAAGAAATATTGCGTTTATACGAAACGTGCTATGCATACAATGAGTCTTTTAATTTTTACTATAAGCAAACGATGCCAAGATGTGAGTGTGAGGAATTTATAACAAGAAGAAATGTATGTAAAGGCGGTCATTGGGTTGTGCGACGTAAAATAGTCTATCAAGAGCATTTCGAGTTATTAAAAGATAAAATTTGTGCGGGGGATGGGAGTGAATTGTATACATATGGACCTGATTAATGAATTTTCTAACCGTTTGCAAGAAAATAAAAGGTCTATATTTATTCATGTGATTGGCGACTCGATGTTGGATCAGGATTATAGAGTTAATACTAATCGTATCTCCCCAGAATGTCCTAATGTAAATGTCCTCCAATCACCAGATGATAAGCCATTTAGACAATTCCCAGGTGGTGCGGCTAATGTCTGCTATCAGCTAAGCAATTTCAATGTAATTTGTCGTTTATTCTCCTTCATAGATGAAGAAGCCTACCAAATCATCAGGGATAAGGGTGTTAAATATTGGGGGTTAGTGGGACTTCCACATGGTTATTTTGTGCCAAGGAAGAAGCGTTTCTATGCTCAAGGATTTCAAGTAGTCTCTAGGTGGGATATAGAAAGGACTAATTATGGTATCGAATTTTTGGGAAACTTACAGAGTGAATTGCTCGATACTTGGCAAGTGTTCCAGGCAGAGCCAGATGTTATCATATTTTCCGATTATGATAAAGGTGTATTCAATAATTTTAGCATTAGCAGGATTAAGACTAATGCAATCACGATTGTAGACCCTAAAGCCGCTCCATTAGAGCGGTGGAAAGGTTGCACGGTTTTCAAACCAAACAGTAAGGAAGCACGCGACCTGAGCGGTAAACAAGATTGGAAATCTCAGTGCGAATATTTCCAGCAAGTATTAGGCTGTAAGGTTGTAATTATAACCCAAGCAGGGGACGGCATTGTTGGTAAGACCGATGATTATTTCGAGTATAGACCTAAGCTTAATATTACTCCAGTTGATATCGTAGGGGCGGGGGACTGTTTTGCTGGCATTCTAGCATTAGCGATGGCAATGGGGTTTAACGCTGAACAATCTGCCATGATTGCTTTTCATGGTGGCATATTGTGTGTTCAGCAGAAAGAACGTGGTAGTTTTGGTCCCTGGTCATTTGGTAATAAGATCGTTAAGAATGTTGATTTCCTGAAGGATAGAAACTACAAGCTGATATTCACCAATGGAGTTTTTGATTTACTACACACTTCTCACATTAATATGCTCAAATTTGCCAAGGCTCAAGGGGATAAGTTAATTGTTGCTTTGAACAGTGATGCTAGTGTTAAAAGGCTTAAAGGAGAGTCTAGACCTATTATCCCCTTAAAAAATAGGATGGAAGTTATTGCAGCTTTGGAATGCGTTGATTATGTAACCAGTTTTGAAGAGGATACGCCGCTTGAATTAGTCAAGCGGCTTAATCCAATTATGGTCAAAGGCGGCGATTACAGGAAGGAAGATATTGCTGGTTACGAAGTAGTAGGCCAAGACAACATTATTCTGTACCCGTATGAGCAGGGCAATTCCACTAGTCGTATCATTCAGCAAATGAATTCAGAGTAATACTCACGTTTCGCGTCTGGACTCATGTTTTCTATTCTGGCATTTTCTTCCAATGTAGATTTAATGGAATTGTTTAAGGCATCCGCAAGTTTATCAGTCATGTTTAACCAATAATTTTGATTTTTGCCTTTTGAATCCATAATGGTAAAACAAATCCTTTTACCTTTTACTTCAAATGAAACGCCAGACAGGTTTGAAGTGTAAATTTTCATGTTTTAATCTCACTTTTTGTCAGGTGGATGTTGTTGTCTTTTGCCTTGATCTGGTTGACAACAATCCTTGCAACAGTCTCCCGCACAATCCTTTGGACAATTTTCGCACTTGCATTCCTTGCAACAGCACTTTTTGTGATGTGGGGCTAATTTGCCATGATGCCAAACCATTGGTGCTTTGCCCGTAATTACATCCCAATGCAAATAGGTCTCCCAGCCCGCCCAAGCTAAAACAACTAAAGCGGCAAGGAACGTAACTAAATTATAGATTGCTTTCATAAATTGACTCCTGTATAATAGGTTAATATTATTATACGGTGGTCGGTGAGAAAATCAAGGAAATACTCAAAACAACAATGCATTAAGCTGATAGACAAAGAGTGTCTTTTCTGTGGCGAAAAAGAATATAAGTTGTTAGACTGTCATAGGATATATCCAGGTGAAAAAGGCGGAACTTATGTTCAACGTAACACAATTACAAGCTGTGCAAACTGTCACAGAAAGATGCATGGTGGGCTAATCAGGGTTGTTGGGAAATATCTAGGCTCTGATGGCAGGTGGGTAGTTATCTATTTTGACGAGAATAATGTTGAACATTTGAAATAGATAGTTTGATGAATTTCCGTGAATTTGCTATGAATGAGTTTTCAATTAGGGGTATCCAATACCGTCCTAATTATGTTCCTTGCGGGATTCCTAAAAAGGGGAAGAAGGGTGGCCCTGGTAGCATGAATTTAGCGGCAGTAATTAACCCTTCTAGACCTTACCAACCTACATTCAGAATGGGTAAGTCGCATGTCAAGAGTCAGATTGCGATGAAGTAGGTTCTTCTATGTAGTAGCAATATTGTATCCCTATGATTTTCGCAATATCATCATCCAAGGATGAACCGTTGCATACTGTTGGTGGGGCACCATGAGCTAAAAGGTCATTAATGATTTCTTTTGGGTCGATTCCCATAGCTTCAGCTATTGTCTTTATCATCCAAGGTTTTTTGACTTTTAGCGTTATCATCTTCTCTCCTTTGAAAAAAGCTTTTGCCATCTCCACCTCTAGGTGTATGTAAGTCATTATTGGAGTCTTTTACACACCAATCAATAAATTTGATTACATCCGCATTGCTTTCATTACCATCAAATAACCAATGACAGTATTTGGTTGTTAAGTGTTCTACAAAATCTTCGATAAAATCAGCTTGATTCATTTTTGTGTAACTTTTTATAAGATTTCATTGCTTTGGCAAATGGTACGTTTCTAACTTTGCGACCTTTTCTATCATACCAACCTACGTGTTCAGGCCATTCACTATCATCTAACTCGCTCGATTGTATTTCCCACCAAGACCAAGTATCTACCGCAGAGTCTTTAATAAGCTCAACAGCTTTTTCTACACTTGATGTTAAGTAAAAAACCATTTCGTCTATATGGTTTTCCGAAAATATTTCATGATGTAGGACAATGTAAATTTTCATTGCATGTGTGGTTTGGAGATTTCCCAGGCTTTGCTAATATTTTCTTTTGCAACACGTAATGCATTAGATGCAGCTAATAAGGAAGAGGCAAGTAAATACCTTTCTCTAACATAATCCGCAATTGAGTCAGCGTAAAGCTCATTGGCTAATTTATCTAGAAATTCTTCTAGTGCATCGTAACGAAGATGGGCAAGATCAGTGGCGAGTTTTTCTAAACCACCTTCATAATTAATTTCTGTATTGTGCATTATTGTTCCTTTGATTGCATATAAATGCTATTTTTGCCCGCTGTAACTGACTCCTGGTATCTTCGACACGTTAAATTAAGTCTATATTTGCCGATGAAGCGATTGTATATGTAATTCCTGTTTACAACAAGCCAATCGCTATCTTCAACCAGTAGTAGTGTACCTATTGGGGGGATTAAACCCAACTTACTATATGCAACTTTGGCATTTACTTGAATCCCTATTTCATCAGGCTCATCAATACCAAACGTATTAAGTTGCTGTTGTTTCGGATAATCATAGAACGCATAAATTAGCACGGGAGGTATTGCTACAAAGACAGTTCCTTCGAGATAAAGTTTTTCAACAGTTTTATCTCGCTTGCAATAACCTTTGATTGTAACTGGATGCCCTGCACTTTCGATCCAATAACCATCTACTTTTCTTAATACATTTTTTATAAAATCAAATATAATTCTCATTTAATACTCCTAAGACTAAGTTAGCTACGTATTCATTGTTTTTGAATATTGCTTTTCGTTGGGTGCCTTCTACTTTAAACCCAGCGGCCTCGGCACATTTCACTGATACTTCATTAGTTATCAATATCTGAGCGTCAAGTCTGTGTAAATTCATTAATTTAAAGGCAAAAGCAACACCAGCAATAACTAGCTTCTTACCATAGCCTTTTCCTCGCCAGCCCTGAAAGATATCCCAGCCCACATCCGCCTTCCTGTTTTGCCAATCAATATTGAAAAATTTAAATACGCCACAATCGTAACCGCTAGTGTTTAATGAAACATTGGCAATGAGTATCAGAGTTCTGGGACATTGTGTTTCTTGACTGATGGATTCAAGCCATTTTTCCTGACTAGTAAGGTTGGCATAGGTGACAGTATGCGTGCCGAAATGACTTTCATTCTTTAAATCAAGTAATTTAGCAGCATCACACTTATCTGCTTTACGAAAGGCTATAGTGTTTGTATGTGTGTACAAATAACTCATTTACCAGCCCTCTTTAATGCAGTCTACGATGTAAGCTCGGTCTTTTTCAGTTACCCACCAGCCACAAGGGATTGCTATCATTTCTTTTGCGATTAGTTCCAGTCCAGGTAGTTGCGCCCTGAATTCTTTCAAGCAATCATGTTTGTCATTACGATCATGTACTTGACTCACCATGATGCCTTTTTCTTTCATCTTTGTTATAAAGTTCTCTCTATTCCTAACCATTATTGTGTAAATCCAATAACTTGATTCATGATTAGTTTCATTCTCAGGTAGTGTTACACCAGGCATGTCCCATAGATTATTGTTATAGAACTTAGCGTTTTCTTTGTTTTTTTCAACTAAGCCCGATATATGTGGATAATTTTCTATGCCGATAGTGGCATTAATATCATTCATATGGAATTTGAATCCAAAGTTCTTTATGTTTTGTGCGCATCTAAAATCTTGATTACTTGTTCTGTCTAGTCCATACCATCTTAATAATTTGGCATCATCGTGCCATAGTGCATTAGGGCTTATAATTAGTCCACCATCGCCAGTAGTAAAGTGCTTAATTGCCTGGAAACTGAATACCGAGAAATTGCCATGTGTGCCGATTAGTTTATTTTTGTATTTAGCACCCCATGCATGGGCACAGTCTTCGATTATATGTGGGGTGAATCCATATAGGTTGTTGCATTTTTCCTGTATTGTTTTTAATTTGTCAAGGTCTACTGGATAGCCACCCCAATGGACTACCATAACTGCTTTAGTTTTTGGGCTTATTTTTCTTGCAACATCATCTAAGTCAATATTGTAATTTCTTGGGTCAACATCAGCCCATCGCAGTTTCACTCCTCTTGAAAGTATGGCAAAGTTGGTTGCCGTGCAGGTCAATGGGGTCGTTATGATTTCATCATCTTTTTCAAAAGCTAATGTTCTTTTAATCATCTCTACGACAAGTTCTAATCCTGACGTGCAGCTATTTACTGTATTGACATAGGGGTTATCAAAATGATTGGATAACATCCTTTCAAATTCATCAACTTTTTTACCTTGCCCAATAAAGCCGCTCATTAATACTTTTCCTACTTCTATTGGTGCAGTAGGGGACATAAACACTTTAAATAAATCTATCATTTTGACTCCAGTGCCGTTTTGTATTCGGCAAATGCTGTATCTGAGACTGACACCGATTGATGATATAATAGTTTTGTAATTGGTAAGTTTTTAATTTTAGGGCTTGAAGCGTGATACTTTGTAGAATAATTGTGTAAATCTATTGTTTGGAACGATAGCCAGTTCATATTGTTTTGAATGGCCCAAGGATATAATAAGCAACCAGTGTCGTAATGTCCATTAGGTTTCAAAAATAATTCCTTGAAATTTTCTGGGGGACTATCACGCCACTCAAGTTTGAATCCAAGAAAATGATTTACGCCGAATTGTTGGGCAAACTTTTGGGTTGGCAATTTGGATTTCCTTACCATCATGTTTACAACAGTAGGGAAGTATCCATGTACATACCAATTGGGATTATTTCTAGAAACACCAATCATATCAAGATTAAACTTTAGCATTAGGTCATAATATAATTTGTCTACGTTGGTATAGAAAAATACATCTACGTCCGAGATAAGTATCAAGTCATTAGATGAGCAATCTATGGATTGGTGAAGTGCATGGAGGTGATCTTGACTTACATCCAATTTGTTAAATTTTCTGTACTCACTAAATGGGGAGCCTATTTCGCGGAAAGCGATACCATTTTCAATCCACGTATTTGAATAAGTGTAATGTTGATCGGCTTTGCAGATTACGACTTCAGTTATTAATTTTGAGTGTTCAATTATTGATTTTTTGAAATGCTCAAAATATCTTTCTACTTCTGGTATTGTGGTGGTTACTAATGTAATCATTTGTATTTGTTGGGTAAATATTTGGAATATAGTGGTCCATAATCAGGATGAGCATATATTTCTTCTTCTAGCTCACGAACAACTGGTAGCCACTGTTTCAGTTTTTGTTCTTTACCAGTATCTATCTCCCAACTCATCGCCCCAAAATGAGTTATTAAGTGTGGGTCTAATTGCACAAATTTCAAGCCTTGTTGGACAGCATTATAGTAATGCCACGCACCCATTTCCATGCTTATATAATGATAATCAGCAGCTGTTTGTGGTGGATTGTCAAGTAACCCTAAATTCCTATAATATTTGAAAAACTCTTCAACGTTTCCAACCTTATCAGTCAATCTAAAAGGCGGCGTTTCTATGTGATAACCACACCATGAAGACCCTAGTTTTCTAATCCATTTCTTTCGGCACACTAGAAAAGCACATAGTAGGTGCGGGAATCTTAATAATGGTTTATTTTGGTGTATCGCTGAGTCGCATTGACAACAGTGTAGGATTGGCGAATAAGCGATTACTACATTGGGGTCAGTGTAGAATTTGTCTTTAACCTCTTGTAGCCAATTATGCTTGTTGATGATGATATCATCATGCATGATTAAATAGGCATCAGTATGTACCCAAGGAAGTGCCATCTCTACAGATTCAGGATGGCCTATTCGACTCCAAACTCTTATAACACTGACTGGCATATCGCGTTTGATTTTAGGCTCATCAATATGCCACCATTTTAGGCGTCTTAATTCTTCCAGAAAAGCCTGTTTCTGATCTTGGTTAGTCGGATCACCAGTTCTTTTATCTGGCCCATTAATAACCACCATGAAATGCTCAAGTAAGTCTTTAACTTTAGCTCTAAGTAAGAGCGAGAAGGTAGACCAGAGTAAACATTCTATCGGGGCCTGATATGTGGGGTATATGGCGGTTATTTTCTCTGGTACATGAGTTAATTCCACCGCGTCATCAATATCACAAATCATGTGGTTATGCATATATGTTCTCTATATTTTTTTTAGGAATAAATTCATTATAATCTTTGTTTGGGAAGTTTAAATAACAATTATCCTGTCCGTAAAATTTTATTGCATAATAATCGTAGTTTTCAGCGGCTTCTTGTGCCGTGGCGAATAAGCCAAGGTGTATAGGTCTTTTATTTATTACTAATTTACTTATCCAGTGCTTGTTTTTTTGCAAAGTAATGCCCTTGAAGCCTGATTCTGATCTTGGAACTCTTAACCTTAGTATTTTTTGTATTTTTATTTTCTGTTGCTGAGTTCTTGGAATTTTTTTACAAATTTCTTTGTTTTGCTCACGCAATATAGCGTAATGTTCTAAATTTTTATTTCCATTTTTATATAACTCAAAAGCAGCTGACCGTATAGATACGGCTTTATTTTCAGTATTATAATTACCAAGGCGAATACATTGTCCGTTGATATAGATGAACGCAGACCAGCGGTTTCTTATGCGTTTGACTCCAGCATGTCCAGATGTATTAGATTTCATCAACAGAGAATGTCTGTCGATTTTTTGGCGGCTAATGCATTTATATTGAAAGCACTTCCAAGGTATGAAAGGTTTGATATTTTCAATAAAGTTAAACCAATTATCGCCGCCTATCCTGATGGTTGGTTTATCACGATGTTTATTTAATGTGCTAATTATTCCTAAATCTTTATATAATTTATCTCTCAAAAGGTTTACGTCATCATAAGTAAAAGATTCCGTATGCAGCATCAGGTTCCTACTACGGCTACAGTGATTGGACCCATCATCGCACATCCATATTGCAGCAGTCTGCCAAGTTAATTTTAAATCCAATGGTACTATTTTTTGACTGTTTTTAACATAGGGGTCTTTATACCATTTTTTTCGGTACTCAGTGAACAGAGGATGGCAAACTGTATACAAGAAGGATGATGCAAGATATTTGCCGTTCCAGTGTTTTATATCATGGCAAATCATGCCATTCATTGTGGAAGGTTTTCTAGTTTCTTTCTTACCATATGCTGACGAAAATGGTTCATATATTTGTTGTAAACCTTGTACGTATTCAGATGAATCTAATTTTTGACATATTCTGAAACAGCTGTTTCCATTAGTTCCAGGTTTTAAATAACTTAACGACCCATCTCCTAGCATATTGCCAATAAAAATTTCTTCTTGTCTTTGTGAAAGTTTATCTGGGCATTGAAGTCTGTGAACGGTTGCTTTACCAAATACGCTATATTTACTTAAAAAGTTTTGCATACTGCTACAAGAAAGTCCATATTCAATTGCTGTTTCTGCGACTGAATGAGTCTGTCTATATTGCGTTATTTCTGGGATTAATTTCGTATTTTTATTATTAGTTTCTGATTTGTAATATGCATACCAACATTTACGTGAACAAAATCTAGCATTTTTTTCCATACGGTGTCGCTTAATTATAAATTTATTGTTACACCACTGACAGGATAATTCAACTTTTTTGCTGGTGTACGCTCCTACGCAGGCACGAGAACAAAATTTAAGTCTGTTGATGTCGTGTGGCATTACTAGGAATTGCTTGCTACATTGTTTGCAAATTTTTTCAACTCTTTTTACACGTTGAACATGTTGAGAATCACTTGAACATTTACGAGAGCAAAATTTGCGTCTATTGGTGTCGTGTGGCATTACTAGGAATTGTTTGTCACATTGCTTGCAAGTTTTTGTAAGTTTGTTGTTCATATTTTAATCTCTTTTATAGTAAATTCTTTGTATTACAATCCCATTTTCATTATTGTCAGCTAATTCTAAGCCCCATACAAATGCTGGGGACATAGAACGTCTGTTATCTGGATATGGCATGTTTTGCCAAATATCAAAAGTGCTTAAATATAAAACATCTTTTTCAATTTTTGGGTCCATGTATAGTCCGTTAGTACTTGTTAAGGTTATTCCAGTGTTTTTTAAATCATCTTTCAGGATAATTTCTTTTTCCCAAAAATAACGAGAAGTAGGTATGTTGTGTGTTATTTTTTGGTATGTTCCGATTTCAAGTCCTGCATAACCTTGCGGTTCTGGCTCGCTACCTACTAACCAACCACGATAATCACCGATATTAAAATCGCCAAGAATTTTTAAGACTGATGGTAGTTTTCTAAAAGTTTCATATTGAATATGATATACAAAAGGATTTTTCATGACTTCTTTTAGAGACTCAATTTGCCAGCGATAATAGCGCCGATGACCACCTGCTGTTCTTTGTGGGATCAAATAACCCCGACTTTCGCAAAGTCGGATAGTTTCTGCACTAGTACCCCATATTTCAGCGGCCTCGCCTATCGAAATTAATTCATTCATAATCTTATATAGTGTGGATTCGATAATTCTCAAAAATTATTTCGATTTTTGAGAATTATGCATATCTTGGTCCTCCAGGCATATATTTCACGTATAATTCAGAATAAGCTGGGTGTGCCATTATTTCATTTTCTAGATCAATAATTTGGGTCTTGTAAGTTTCCATCTTCTTATTTGCAGTTTCTGCATTGGTATTGCTCATCTGTTCAAAGTGAATGATGTTGTCTTCCTTTAGCTTTGTGAATTTTGCACCTAATTGACAAAGTTTGTAGTAAAGCCATGCACCTATTTCTTGCCTGACAAAATTATACAATTCTACGGTTTGGATTTTCTCTGGCATTAAGTCACGATCTTCATAATATTTGAAAAATTCATTTTGGTCTGGTAACTCACTAATTTCAAACTGTAAAAAATTATCGTCTGATGGAATGTGGTAGCCAGTCCAACTTGCTCCCGCTTTCATAGTCCATCTTTTCTTAGCTACAAGGAAGGTCGTGTCTATTTGTGGCAGTCTTAGCAAATACATGCCACGGTGTATGGCATAATCACAGTTACAGCCAAGTAGTTTAGGTGTATAGGCAATGGCTACATCTGGGTCATCATAGAAATTAGTTTTAAGTTCTGTAAGCCATTCTGGGTTTATGAGGATTACATCGTCATGCATACACAAATAACTATCTGTATGCACCCAGCTTAGTGCCATTTCTAACGCTTCTGCATAGCCAACTCTGCTCCATGCACGGATGACGGTAAGTGGCATTTGGCGACCAATTTCACCTGTATGAAACCAATCTAGGTCTCTTAATTCTTCAAGAAATTTTTGCTTAACGTCTTGCGGTTTAGGATCGCCAGTTCTTTCGTCTGGTCCATTAATATTGACGCAGATATGCTCTAACATTCCATGTGGTTTATTTCGGAGTAGTAGTGAAAATACTGCCCAAAGTAGACATTCTATGCCAGCATTCGAAGTGGGAATGATTGCAGTGATTTTATCTTTAAGATGTGTCAAATCGACGCATTCTTCTATGTTCATCGCCATTTGTGGGTGCATATCATTCCTCTAATTTCGACAACTCATACTCTTTTTTAAATTTAGCATAACGTTCCTCCACCATCATACCACTTGGTTTGCTTCCATGCAATATAATTTGGTCTAATTCCAGGCCAATTGTTGTACCATGATTGCAATGATAGAGTAACTTTTGTTTTTGTGGTCTTGGTATTTTTAAGTTACATTTGTGATATAAAGTTGAGTAAGTGTTGCAATCTAGGGTTTGAAAGGCTAACCATTTCCAATTTCTTTCTTTATTAAATATCCATAAATTACAACCCGTTTCAAATAAACCGTTTTTATTAGGGAAAAGGTCAACATATTCAGGGATTGCCCCAGGTATAAGATATTTGCCAGGGAAATTAGTCTTTAGGTTAACTTGATTTTCTTCCGATTTGTACCCTCTTATTTTTAATTTATTTTCTAAGAATTTTGGGGTGGGTAGATCATTTTTTCGTACAAGAAGACTGATTTGATTTGGAAAGAAAGTTGCTGAATGTTCTACTGAATGATGATGTGAACAGCCTATAATGTTTAGGTTATGTTCTTTCATTAAATCAAAATAGATTTCATCTGCTGCATTGTAGAAGAATAAATCTGGGTCAGATAAAAATATATAGTCGTTTTTTGCTCTATCAATACATTCATGCAAACCAATTGCGTGTTGAATTCCATGTATTTGGTAGTTAGGACAACCAAACTTAATGAATTTAATCGAACCCACTTGCCATTCTTTATAGAAAGATTTTTCTGCGTCTACTTTTGCCAATAGAACTTCGGAGATAAGTTTTGTTTTTCTTAGTATTGAGTCCAGAAAGATTTTTTCAAAATATTTTTCTAGGCAGTCTAAGGTCACTGTACACAAACTAATCATTTTTCATTTCCTCAAATTTCTGGAAGAAGGCTTCTTTTGCTGTGCTTTCTTGCTCTGCGTCGCCTCTTGAACCACTGATTAGATGGTATAGTAACTTGCGATTTTTGATTTTGTCTATTCTAATATTACCCCTATTATAGGCAGTATTGTAAAGGTGGCAATCCGTTGTCTGAAATGCTAGCCATCTCCAATTTTTTTCGAGACTCCATAACCATAGGTTGCAGCCCACGTCAAACAGTCCATAGTCCTTAGATAAATTTTTGTTTGGAAACTTATCATATAAGCCTTCTATTGGGCCTTGTAGCAACCAGTAGCCATCCATAGGTTCTGCGGTTTGGTTTTCCACTGTTTCTAAATTGTTTATATGGAGGGCATTTATTAATTTGATTTTACCTTTCAAGAAGGTGTTGGTCGGTAATGACCGTTTTTTAACCATGCTGTTCGTTATGCAGGGAAACCAAGTGAAGGCTTGTGTCATTGCTGCATGGTGAGAAATACCTATGTAGTCAATATCATATTCGTTGATTAAGTCTAAATATAAGGTTTCAACTGGATGATAGAAAAATACGTCAGGATCGCAGAACATGACGTATTCACTGTTTGCACGTTCAAGACATGCGTGCATCCCTAGAGCATGACCATTTGCTAAGCAGTTCCATGTTTTATCTTTCCAAATGTCAAGTAAAGGGTGGCCAAACTGTTTGAATTGTATATTTCCCTTAGTCCAGACTCTATCGTAGTAGTTTTTTGCATCTATATGGGCAATGATGACTTCTGAGACGTTTTTACAGTGCATGGCTATGGATTCAAATAATGCTTCTATGAATACATCACACCCAGCGTAAAGAACAGTGCATATACTAACCATCTTCGTATGCCTTTTTAAAAGTGTCTAATTCTTCTGTATTTCCCCTTGAGCCACTCCCTAGATGGTAGAGCAATCTTTCTTTTTTGAATCGTTCTTTCAGCCCAAAGTTGTTTTTGGAGAAACCTACTAAGTGATAAAATAACTTCATTTTGTCCAGTCTATAATTTAACTTAATATTGCCCCGACAAAAATTAGTTGTATAATTATGACAATCTGGCGTTTGGAATGCTAGCCATTTACCATTCTTAAACTTATTCCATAGAGTTAGGTTACTTCCAGTGTCAAAATGACCTTTGGGATTGGGAAATAGATCAGCAAATTTTTCTATTTTGTTTGGGATTAAAAATTTGCCATCCAATGGTTGGTCGCCGTCTTTTAGATAACCTTTCAGGAAGTCATCCCCAGGTAGTTCTGATTTTTTAATAAGGCAGTTTCCAATCCAGGGGAAAAATGAGTATGCCATGATTGTGGCACTGTGATGAGAAGCTCCTACTATGCTTAAATCATGTTTATTCATTAAATTAAGATATAGTTCTTCTACAGGATTGTAGTAGATTATGTCTGGGTCTGAAAGTAATATATAGTCGTTTTTAGCCTTAGCTATACAGGCATGTAGGCCCAGAGCATGTTCAACGCCTTGTTGAGTTCGTTTGAGTGGATGACCAAATCTGACTATTTTTACATTACCTTTAGTATCTTCGTTTTTATAGTTGTCTATAGCATCGACTTTTGCGATTAATACTTCTGAAATTAGTTTTGTGTGTCTGACTATAGACTTTAGGAACAATTCCATGAATGGTTCCATTCCATTGAGTTCAACTGTACATAAGGAAATCATTCTGCCTCCTTGGACTGGTCATAAGCATTTATAAAAGTATCCCAATCCCTGCCATTTGAGCCGCCGACTACATGATAGATGAGTTTTTGTTTAGGTAACTTGTCTATTTTTATATTGCCCCTATTACAGGTAGTTGAATAGGTGTGGCAGTCTGTCGTTTGAAATGACAGATATTTCCAATTTTTTTCTTGTGCCCATAGCCAGAGATTACAGGAAGTGTCGAAATAACATGGTGCATATCTTGGATTTTTATTTGGAAATTTGTCATGATGTTCTGGCAAAGGGCTTTCAATCAAATACTTACCATCGGCCAGTTTATAATCATCATCAGGTCTTAAATCCTTGACGTGTAGAACCCCGAGTCGATATTTTAGTTGTCCTTTCATCCAATTTGGGTCGGGTAGGTCTGATTTTTTCACCATTGAACAGACGACATATGGGAAGAAGGTATAAGCTTGGATTACTGATGCATGGTGAGAACAACCTATGTAGTTTATCCCGTATTTGTGCATTAAATCCAGATACAACTTTTCTACTGGAGAGTAAAAGAAAATGTCTGGATCGCAAAACAGAAGGTAGTCGTTAGTGGCCCTATCTATGCAGGCGTGCAGACCCAACGGATGACCATACCACATATGCTGTGCCATGTGCCCAAACATGTGGAATTTTATTCCTCTTTCTGTCCAGGTTTTATCTAAGCTAGAGTCAGAATCAACTTTGGCTATTAGCACTTCAGACACTAGTTCTGTTTTACGAAGGACAGAATCTAGCATTATTTTGATATGTTCTTGCAGTGAATCTATTAGAACAACGCAAATTGTAATCATGAATTTTCATATTCCTTTTTAAATTCTTCGAATTCATCGTCTCTCATGTTTGAGCCACCAACGTTATGGTATGCAAGTTTTTGAAAGGGTAATTTCCCAGGTTTTATATTGCCCCTAATATATTTTGTTGTGTAGATGTGGCAATCGTCCGTTTGGAATGATAGCCATTTCCAGTTGTTTAATTTAGCCCAAGCCCAGACTTTACATCCAGTATCGAATACTCCGTCTTTATTTGGATATAATTCAGTACACACCCTAATTAAGCCTGGAGCAAGGAATTTACCATCGTAACTAGTATATGAAGTTTCATCTTCATGCATTTCTTTAATCCTGAACATGCCATAGAATTTGAATTGGCCCTTTAACCAATCTTCACCTGGCAAATCTTTTTTGTTCATTAAAGTGGCATATACACATGGGAAGAAGGTCATTGCATGGTTTACTGCTGAATTATGCGATAACCCAATGTAATTTAGTTCATATTTATTTATCAAATTTATGTAAAGTTCGTCTATGGCTGAATACCAGAAGGTATCTACATCACCTATCATCACGTATTCATTTTGGCTTCTATCAATGCAATGATGCAGATTTATGGCATGTTCTAGAGATTGTTGGTGCCTTACACCAGTAAATGTGCCGAATTTAGTGAATTTTATCCCGTTTTTTGTCCAAGTTTCATTAAGACTCGGTGGGCTATCTGTCTTGGCAATAAGCACCTCGGAGATCAGTTTACTCCTGTTCACTAGAGATTCCAGGAGGTAGGGCAGGTATCTTTCTGTCTGGTCTAGGGTTACAGTGCAATAAGAAATCATGATAAAATTTTTTCAATGCCGCTAATTTAAGTTAATGGTTACGAGCGGCTTAGGCATAAATGTTTTGGTGAACTCAACTTACAATATTCCAGGGGACTGGATGGCGTTTAGTTTATGTTATTCCATACATAAATTTTTACCAGACGCCAGTATTTTCATTAAATATACCAAAAAATCTCAAGTTAGCAAGCAATTATTCAGGTGGATAACCAGCTTGAACATCAAGAATATCAGTAAATTATCTGAGCCATTTCTTAACTTGGAATCAACCTTCATCATGATTAGACCTATGGAAACAGTTGTTTTTGACCTAGCGGAAGTGTGTTCAGAGGTCAAGGAAGATAAATTTACACCATTTGTATCTTACCAAAAAGGATGTGGTAAGTTTGTTGTGGAGGAGTGGATAAATAAAGAGGAGTATCCATTTGCTCAAGCTGATAGTTTTATGACAGAGGATGTGTGTGCCAATGAAATTCAAGTATTAAAGCTTTGGAGACAAATGAATACTTTATATCCCTTGCTTACACGAGGTTAATTATGAAAAGATTTGACTACGATGAAAACGAAGATGATGACCTATTCCCAGATACTGATGGCATGGGTGATGAAGAAATTTTGAACGCCGAATATATTAAAGTCCTTGAGAAAAGAGAATTAGTTGAAGCAATTAAACTTCAATTAATGCAAAGGGAGTTAAATTCTTTCGTTTTAACCGAGGCACTAAAGTATTTGGAAAAAAATTGGTTTTGGAGATTTAAATCTAAAAAAAAGAAACTAGAGTTAATAGTAGAGACATATCAACTTTTTAAGGCATTAGTGGATATGGAGTCTCAAGGAGAAACAGAAGTTGAGGAACAAGAGTAAGGAGGTGTATCATGCCGCAATACACCTTTAAATGTTTGAAGTGTTCACGTTGCTATACAGAATTAGCTGAATGGGACGAAACAAATAAATACAAGGGCGTTAAATGTCCACATTGTAAGTCAAAGAAAAAAGAAAGAACCTTTGATTATAATGTTAATTGCACTTTTGGTAATCCTAAAGAGAGTAGTAAGTGGGATAATTTTGGTTATAGGGCTGGCTATAACATGGAAGGTGCCAAAAATGACCGTCGCAAAGCTGCGGCTAAATCACATATGGGCATTGATCCTTATCCTAATATGTCTTAAATTTTTAAAATTAGATTGTTTTGATATAAAGCATACTGTATAGTTATAAATTACAGACCCTATGGAGTTAAAGTATGGAGAAATCCCTTAATTTAGACCGCATTGCTGCTAAGTTTAACGTTGAAGAATTCAACACCCTTAATGAGGAAATGAGTTTTTCTGAGTATTTGGACAAAGTATATGCCAACCCATTGCTGATTAGAACTGCGTATCAAAGACTTTATGATATGGTTGTCAGTGAAGGCATGGAAGAAATATATGAGAACAAAGAGAAGTTGTTTAGATATAAGTTCTTCGATAACCCAGAAATCCCTATTTTTGGCTTGCACAAGCCTTTGAACGAGCTAGTTAAGTTCTTCAGGGGTGCTGCTGGTGGCTATGGTACCGAAAAGAGAATTCTTCTTCTTCATGGTCCAGTAGGTTCTTCCAAATCGACCATTCTTAGATTAATCAAACATGGCCTTGAGAAATATACGGCAAAGCCTGAAGGGGCATGGTATTCCTTTAAGTGGATTAATCTGCCAACAGGTAAAGATGGCATTTATACCCATTGCGAAAATGATTGCCCAATGCACGAAGAACCTATCAAACTTATCCCTAAGCAATTGAGAAAGAAAGTCATTGCTGAATTGAATGAGATTCATCAGGAAAACTTGGCTGATAAGGACAAAAATGCTGCTTATACCCTAACCTGCATCGGTGAACTTGATCCACGTTGCCGTAAGTTTATGAAGGAATTGATGATAAAGGAGAAGGGGAATTGGAAAGTAGTCCTTGATAAGTATATCAGAGTTGTGAGAAAGGTTCACTCTGAAAGTGACCGTTGTGGCATTGCTACCTTCCAGCCAAAGGACGAAAAGAACCAGGATGCTACAGAACTAACTGGTGATATTGATTTTGGTAAGATCGGTCAATTTGGTGCAGATTCTGATTCCAGAGCATTCAGTTTTGATGGTGAATTGTGTGTGGGTAATCGTGGTGTCGTTGAATTCATCGAAATGCTCAAACTTGCACAAGAATTCCTATATGACCTATTAGGCGCAAGCCAAGAACGTCAAATCAAACCCAAGAAGTTCTCGCAGATTTCAATTGATGAAGCAATCATAGGTCATACTAACAATCCAGAATATGAGAGACTTAAGAGCAATCAATATATGGAAGCTCTTAAGGATAGAACTGTAAAGATTGATATTCCTTACTTGCTGAGTTGGGCAGATGAGACAAGAGTATTAGAACAGGATTATGGAACTGGCAAAGTAAAACAGCATGTCGCACCTCATACGTTAGAAATCGCAAGTTTGTGGTGTATTTTGACACGTTTGGAAGATGACAAGGATGGCAAACTTACTCTTGTACAAAAGGCAAAGCTTTATAATGGAGAAATACTTCCTGGCTATACAGAAGATACCATTAAAGAACTACATGACAAACACCCAAATGAAGGGCTAAAGTTTGGTGTCAGTGCCCGTTATTCACAGGACAAGATCAGTAATTGCTTGAGCAACAATCACGATTACATCAGTCCTTTCATGGTCCTACATGAGATTAAGGAAGGTCTAGGCAACAACACATTAATCAACAAGAAGGAAGAGTTGGCCCACTATTATAATTGTGTGGATTTAACGATCAAGGAGTTTAATAAAATCCTCATGGACGAGGTAAGAAAGGCATTAGTGGGCGATGAGAAGGTAATTGAAAGACTGTGTGCGAATTATATTGAGAATATCTTGGCGTATATCAGAAAGTCCAAGGTTAAGAATAAGTTTACGGGTAGGGATGAACCGCCAAATGAACGTTTGATGCGTTCTATCGAAGAAAAGATTGGTATCCCAGATCAAGGTGTTGACGATTTTCGTCGCACAATTGCTGCTTTCATTGGTGATATGGCTAATAGCGACAAGAAATTCCGTTGGGACAGCAATCCTGAGTTAAAACAGGCTTTGCAAGACAAGTTGTTCGAAGATACACAAGATCATATTAAGCTATCAACGCTTAATGTATCAGAGGCAACTGTAGTACAACCAGATATCCAAGAAAAAATCGACCAGATCAAGAAGAGACTTATCGACCAATATGGATATAACGAAAGGTCTGCTTCGGATGTTTTGGATTATGTTGGAAGTTTGTTCGCTCAGAATAAGACTGAGGAGAAGTAATTTAACGGACCTTCTGCCTAATTACGCAGAAGGTCCGTTTTTCTTAGGAGACTAATATGTTTAATCCTTGGTTATTTAGGCATCAGTTTCCAGTAGGTAGTCAAGTTGAAATATTAAGGGAAGGGACGCTTGATGTTTATCAAGAGAAAATGGTTGGTAAAATAGGCACTGTTACGAATGTTGACTTTTTTAACGAATGGGTAGGTGTGCATATTGATGGTGGTCCTAAATGGATTTGTAACGTAAGGAGTTCAGATGAAATTTTATTTAAGAGATCGCAACCCTAAAATCACGGAAGCATGGCAGATGTTCTTTAAAGACAATCCTGACTTTGATGTGTCTACAGGGAATATATTCGAAGGGCCAAAAACTGATGCAATCATAAGTCCTGCAAATAGTTTTGGGTTCATGTGCGGTGGTATTGATGCAGTTTACACTGCTTTATTCGGTGTCCAACTACAAAATAGACTGCAAGCTTTGATTAAAGAACAGTTTTTTGGTGAGATACCAGTAGGTCAAGCCGCAATTATTGAGACCAATCATACAAGACATAAGTGGCTTATTTGTGCCCCAACTATGCGAGTACCAGATGTTGTCAAAGGTACCGTGAACGCTTTTCTAGCTTTTAGGGCATCATTACTGGTGGTCAAACATTTCAACGAATATTCAGACACTCCTATTGAATCAATTCTGTGTCCAGGTCTTGGCACTGCTGTAGGAGAATTAACTTCATGGAGTTGTGCCAGACAGATGTATGAAGCATATAAGGCAATTTGGCTAGGACAGCCTAAAGACCCAACTGATATTGCCGATATATTTTGCCAAAACAGGGAGTTAGCTCAGTGAGAAAAATATGTCAAGCATGATAAGAAGCCTGATGACACTGAATTCATTGAACATTAAGATTGATTTGGCATTAAGACATGTATATAATAATGGAGGAGGTGTCATATCCCTAAGACAATCGACGAAGACCACAAACATTTTATTGATGTTATTGATGGCAAGCTAAGAAAAGAGCTTAAAAAATATATTAAAACAAACCGTTTCGTTCGGCTCAGGGGCAAAAACGGTCATGCAGTAGTGTCACTTCCAACGATTGATATTCCACATTTCACTTGTGGTGAAGGTAATACAGGCGTAGGTCGCGGTCCAGGTAAGCCTGGTGATGTTTTCAAGAAAGATAAAGAAAAAGGCAATGGAAATGAAGCTGGTGAAGATGAAGGCGAAGGAATGCTTGTTAACGTTCCTATTGAATATTTTATAGACGAATTTGGTAATGAATTGAAATTACCACCGTTGCTGCCAAAGCCGACAGAGACTTTCGAAGATGTTAAAATCAAGTATAATGACATTTCTAAATCAGGTCCAGAATCATTGCGACATAATCGCAGAACAATTCTTCAAGCCTTGAGGAGACAAGCTTCTCAAGGTGAATTAGAGAAGTTCTTAGAGGTTCCTGGCAGTACTGACCCGATTAGGGTTATCCAACCTATTAATAGTGACCGTCGTTATCGTCAATATAAGCAAATCAGGATTCCTAGTACACAAGCGGTTGTCATGTTTGGGCGGGATGGTTCTGGGTCGATCAATGATGAAAAGTGTGAAATAATAAGTGACATGGCATATTGGATTGATAAGTGGGTAAGGCGGTTCTATGAAAAAGTAGAAGTTTGTTACTATTGGCATGATGTTGTGGCCAAGGAAGTGGATGAAGATACTTTCTATAAGTTGCGACATGGTGGTGGTACGATGTGTAGTTCTTGTACTAAAATGATGGCTAGTGAGTTCGAGAATAGATTTCCGCCTAATAAGTGGAATATATACTGTTTTTATTTCACTGATGGTGATAATTGGAGTGGCGACACTCCTAAGTTTATAGAAGATTTAAAGGTTAAGTTCGCACCGAATATATGTAATCTATTCGGTGTTACACAGGTTTTGCCTGATGGCAGTGTGACTGTAAAAGATGCCGTTGATGAAGCTGACTTGCCTAATGTTCGTACCACCGCTATAGGAAGTGAAGGTGGGCATGATTCTTGGTCAAGTGAGGCAAGAATGACAGAAGACGAAAGAAACGAAGCTATTAAGCAAGCACTTAAGAAATTATTAAGTGTCGAAGAGGGTGCATAAATGAGTTCTAAATTCATGCGGGGTTCACCACTGTTAGATTGTGGTCAAACAACTCCAGGCTGTCATCTTACAATCGAAGAAAAGAAAGTGTTTAACCAAGTTCTCAGGATATCCAAGGACTATGGTTTAGATTTTTATCCAACCATAATTCAAAAAGTAAAATACGATGAGATGAGTGAGATTGCTGCTTATGGTGGCTTCCCACATCGTTATCCACATTGGTATTGGGGAATGCAGTATGAAGAACTTCAGAGAGGATATGAGTATAACCAACACAGAATCTATGAGTTAGTTGTCAATACGAATCCTTGTGTCATGTATTTGTTGGCATCTAACACCATGACCGACAATATTTGTGTTGTGTTCCACGCGACTGGACATAATGACTTTTTTAAGAATAACATATTCTTCACGCCAACTGATGAAAATATGATGAATAAGTTGGCTAATAATGGGGATAGGATTAGAAAGTATTCGGCTAGGTGGGGCAGGGAAAAGGTTACTGAGTTTATTGACCACGTTCTTAGAATTCAGAATTTAATTGACCCATCTAAAGCATGGTTAAACAGAGAGATCAAAGAACCTGTTATAAGGGATAGTAGAGAATATGAATTCCCAAGAAGATTAAAGACCAAGAGTGATAGGACACATATGGATTCTTGGCTTAATCCACAGAGATATATTGACGAAGAATACAAAAGAATTCAGGATTTAGAATTGGCTAAAGAGCTAGATTTATTCCAAAACCCAGATAAGGATATCTTGGGATTTATCAAGGATTATGCAAGGTTTAAGCCTTGGCAGGCAGATATTATTGCAATGTTGTATGAGGAAGCAATGTATTTTGCCCCGCAGAGACAAACCAAGACGTTGAATGAAGGTTGGGCGTCCTTGATGGACTATGAGTTCCTTGCAAGACAAGGTTATGTTTCACTAGGACTGAAAAGCCATGATATGGGCATTTTTGAATATGCCGAACATAAAATGGGCGTCTTGGGCGGTAAGTATTCAATGAATCCATATAAAACTGGTTTCTATCTGTTGCTTGATATAGAAGAACGTTGGAACAAAGGCCGATTTGGTGAAGCTTGGGAAGATTGTAAAACCCTAAAAGAAAAAGAAAATTGGGACTTAAAACTCAACCTTGGTAAGGAAAAGGTCTTCGAAGTTAGAAGAAATTATAATGACGTAACTTTTATTAATGAATTCTTTACCCAAGAGTTTTGTGATAAGTATGAATATTTTGATTGGAGACATTATCCAGGGGGTGAGTGGAAGATCGAAAGTAGGGATGCAAAGGTAATCAAGAGAAAATTATTACAACGACATGTTAATGGCGGCTCACCAGATATTAGATTGGTTGATCCTAATCACCGTAATAAAGATTATTTGCTATTACAGCATTATTCGGATAGCCTGGACGACCGTGCTTTGTTTGAACCTTATGCTAGAGCAGTGATGACTTCTCTTTATTATTTCTGGGGTAAAGAAGTTATGCTGGTTTCAGCTAATTCAAATAAAGAGGAAATAGTCTACGTTTGCATGGGTAAAGACCCAGAAAAAGATGTGGCTGTCATGAGCAGAGAAGAATACGAAAAGACATGGTAGAAAAATTTCTCGCTTTCCTGATTTTTTATTTTACGTTCGTAATTCTACCATTTATTGGCGGTATAAGTGGCATTTTAGAGTGTTATCAAGAGTTTAAAAACAAGAAGATAGTTCAAGGTTGTTTTACACTCTCCTTGGCTATCTTTTTGTTAATTTTTGAAGTGGCTTTTTTCTGGCTGTTTCTTTTCAAGATAATGCTTGAGTTACTCCATAGTGCGTAGTTTACCAGCTTGCACTCCACTATTGGCCATATCCATTGGCTCACCTTGTATAGACTTGGTTTTTCTCGTTGGCATTACCTTACTTTTTTTTTTGTATCTTCCAAATTGTCTATTTCAGGTGGTGCCGTAGTTTCTCTCATAATCTTGTTAAGCCTATTTAGGTTGGTCTCAACTTGAAGTGCTTTCGCAATTTCTAAGTATGCTTCTGGCTGACTTAATACTGCCTGCATAAGTTCTTCAAAGCCACCTTTTCTCTTAATCTCCCTTACTAAGGTCTCGATTAAGTTCTTGTTGTGAGTGACGAGTGTACTAGCTTGCATAACTTGATTGATTTCTGTGCCACTATTCTTTTTCAATATAAAATCAGCAAACTGTTCATAATTCAAATCCTTGGTTTCACTTAGGAAGGATTCAGTTTTGCTAGCTTTTACCATTTTTGGTGGGATTGGTTCTTTTGTAGTGGTATCGACTTTTTTATTAACACGCACATCCAATTTCTGGCTTGCGGTCTTAGGGTTATAAATTAGGCCAGCGTCACCTTTATCACCAAGGGATTCCTTTTCAGGGCCACCATCGGCAGTTTCTAGTCCAGGGTCTTTGCCTGGAGCGCTGTAGGGCACTGGATCGGCTCCATTTGGAGTGTCATTTATCTGGGCTGCTTCGGTTGCAGCAGCAGCACCACTTTTGCCTACAAGGTGCCAACCTTTGCCTTTAGTCGCCGCTTTTGGTGGTTTTGGTGTAGGAGTTGGTCCTGTATCTGCCAAAGGGTCAACTATCGGTTTCTCGATTTTCTTGTTTTTATCCAAATATTCTTGAAAACTGGTAAATGCCATAATTTTTTCCTCTCAAATATATATTAAGTCTTGAGAAATTTGTTTTGACTTATTATTATTTTCGGGTATATATGGATGTTCGGGGGTGAAATGGTATCGACAGTTTTGTTGAAAAACAACTCTGCAAGCCGCAGTTGAACGAAGGGCTGCGATAAAAATCGTTCAATTTTCAGATGCAGAAAATACTTATGCATTGGCTGCTTAATTAAATAAGCAGGAACCTTCTACGGGATATCTGCGACTGTAGCGGGTTAATTAGCAGGTTGGGTTATTCAAATGTAGATTTTGAATAATCGAGATTTTTCTACTGGTTATCTTCGGGATTTGCTGGTTGTTCCTTGAGATAGCGAGATTAAACAATTAGAAAAGCTTGTAACGAAGATTGTTTATTAGACCAAGCTGGACCAGAGTTCGACTCTCTGCACCTCCAATAAAAACCTCCCCAAAAGGGAGGTTTTTATTTTGTCTATTGCTTTATTCTGGATAAATTACTATCATGAAATGAGTTCTAAATCACACTATCGGAGTTTGAATAATGGACCGAGACAGCTTAGCATTAAACGAAAAAATGAAATCATTTTATCCAAGGAAGAGTGCAAATAGAAATGATGATCCATGTATTGCGGAATGTGGGTCTCCTTGTCCTCCTTATGGTGAGGAAAAACCACTTGGCAAGTTGAGTCAATGGACTACAGGGGATGGTAAGCGTTTTCTCCCATCTGGCTACACTAAAGAAGTTTTACCCCCTGGTCTCTATGAAATTAGTCATTCCAGTGATATTGGTTTGTATTTTGAAAAAGTACCAATAAGAACTGAAGGCTTAATTCGTTTTCCTCAAACCAATTCTGAAAAAGTTTTAAAAGAAATTGATATTTTCTGGAATAGAGAAGCTGTATTCAAAGAGTATGGTTTAAACTATAAACGTGGTATCATGTTGTGGGGACCGCCAGGTGGTGGTAAAACTTGCACTGTTAATTTAATAATGAAAGATGTAGTTATAGATCGCGCTGGCATAGTGATAAAATTCACTTCACCTGGGTTGTTTATTGCTGGAATGCGAGTTCTAAGAGAAATTCAGCCCACGACACCAGTTGTAATTTTAATGGAAGATATAGATGCTATTATAGAGCATTATCAAGAATCACCAGTTTTGAATATATTGGATGGTGTTGAAAGCGTTCAGAAGGTTGTTTTCTTAGCAACCACCAATTATCCAGAAATGCTTGGACCGCGTATCATTAACAGACCTTCTAGATTTGATAAGAGATTTCATATTGGGTATCCTAATCCTGCATCTAGAAGGTTATATTTCGAGCATCTACGTGGTAATAGGGACTTGAATATTAATTTGGATACTTGGGTCAGGGATACTGAAGAATTTTCCATTGCACATCTTAAAGAACTTTTTGTTGCAGTTATTATTCTTGGAGATGAATATGAGGAAGCTTTAGAGAATCTGAAGTTGATGAAGGAAGATATATCTTCGGATAAGGATAATTGTAAGAGTTTCAACCTATTTAAGCGTAAGCAAAACGATGAAGAATATTAAAGAATTCTTTGGTATATTTTGGTCTTTTATATTTCTATTTTTATTGTCTGTAACGCTTGAAGGTTTAGTCTTCTCTTACTTATGGTTGTGGTTTGTCACACCATTTGGCGTTAAAGCAATATCAATATTACATGCTTTTGGCATATGTGTAATGATAGATTTTGTATCTTATCGCTATTACGACTATGTGAGAAACGATGTGGGCTTAGCCACGTCAATTAATTATCTCTTAATAAGGCCATTGATGGCACTCACTACAGGATTTTTGTTAAAGCTTTTGATGGGCGTGTTATGAAAGTTGGTATTGTAGGAAGTCGTTCTTATAATAATTCAGGTCGTATACGGGCGGTCATTGAGAAATATGTTGGGAAGTATGGTGCGGAAAATTTATCTATCGTTAGTGGTGGTTGTCCTGATGGGGCCGACGCTTTAGCTAAGAATTTGGCTCTTGAGATGGGGCTGGATTACCAGGAATTTCCACCAGCACATTCAAAACATAATTCTTATTGTGTTCTTCCACCAGAAAACTATAATAAGCCTTACCAAGTTGGAAATTTCTTTAAAAGAAATGGTCAAATTGCTGAATATGTTGACCATTTAATTGCATTTGTTGTTCATGGTATCAAAGCAAACGGAACGATGGATACTGTTAGGAGAGCTAATAAATTTGACAAGCAAGTATTGGTGCTGGAGGATAAATGAGTGATAAAATGGGTATAAGTGGAGAGTTTCTTCTGTGGCCTAAGAAAAAATTTCGTTGGATGGTTCAATTCTTTAAGGATGGAGTTGCCGTAAGGGACGCTGAATTTGTGAAAATGGGCAACAAGCCGCCGCCATCAGTTCTTTATCCTGAAAACACAAGATTTGAATTGATAATTTTTAATTTATGGCGTAAAAAAGGTTGGGAGCCAGAAGAATTTAATCAAGTTGAAATAAAATTGTTTGATGGAATGGGTAATCTGTTTGAGAGATGGTTACTTAAGGATGCTAAATTTTATAGTTTGGACCGCGATTTTATTAATGAGGATGAGTCTGATGAAGAAGAGTTGTTTACGGGGATTGTTACATTTGGGCCAGATATAGAATATAAAAGTGAGTTTCAGATGGGTGAATGAAATGCATCACGAAGTATGTGGATTAGAATTGACGCATTTGCATACGACCGAAGGCAGTCTATTAGACGGTTTTGGGTTCGTGAGTGAGTATGCAGAGAGGTGGAAGTCACATGGAAAGTATCTCTGCATAACCGATCACGGCATGATGGCGGCAATCCCAAGTCAGGTTAGAGAATGTAAGAAAAATGACCTTACTCCTATTTACGGTTGTGAGTTATATGTCAATTCTTTGCAGATTCAATATCATAGTGAGAAGGAATTTAAGGATTATCAAAAGACATTAGACCCAGACAGCCTCAAATTACTTCGCAAAAGTTATCACTTATTAGCTATTGCACATAACGAAGTTGGTTATAGTAATTTAGTTACACTCAGTTCTTTGGCATGGATTCATGGCCATTATTACCGTCCAAGAGTCAATCATGAACTCTTAATGCAATACAAAGAAGGAATTACATTCACTTCCTGTTGTTATGCTGGAGAGATTGGCCAGGCTTTTGACAAGGGTGGTGAAGATGCTGGATTTGCCATGATTGAGAAATATATGGCAATGTTTGGCGAACATTTCTACTTGGAATTCATGTTATTGGATTTTGCAAAACAGAGACCATATAATCAATTCATTCTTAAGGCTAAAGATAAGTATGGATTGCCAATTATAGTGACGACAGACACACATTATTGTAATAAGGAAGATAGCCACAATCAGCGTTTGATGTTGATGGTTCAGACAAAAAATACAATTCAGGATATTCAAAAGAAAATAGAAGATGCGGGCGCTCAAGATTTGTTTGAGCTACAGGATACAAATCTATGGCAAAAAACCGAGGACGAACTGAATGAGAAATGGGAGAAAGACTTTCAGGACATAGATTACGATATCTTCAAGGAAGCGAAGCGGACGACTGTAGAAATCTGCCGTAAGGCTGGTAATGTCCAGCTTGATAGGTCTATGAAGTTTCCACAGATTCCTGATGCGAACGATAAACTAAGAGAGGCGGTATTTGAAGGCTTTAAGAGCCGTGACTTGCCCAAGAATAAGACATACTCGAATAGGCTTAAAGAAGAGTTTGAGTTGGTTTTTGATAAGGGTTTTTCGAGTTATTTCTTGATTTTGAAGGCTACTGTTGATGAAGCTCGTCGTTATTCTATGGAGGTTTTTGGACACCCTAATGTTATTGGACCTGGGAGAGGTTCATGTGTTGGCTCATTAATTTGCTATTGTTTAAGGGCTACTAATGTTGACCCGATTCAGCATGATTTGCTGTTTAGTAGATTTTTGAGTAAGGCCCGTAATGACTTGCCTGATGCTGACGTAGACTTTTTGAAGAGTGCAAGGGATTATTTAAAGACTGATTGGGCACCGAAATATTTTGGTGTAGATTATGTTGCTAATATTGGGAGCTACAACACTTTTGGTATTAAAAGTAGCTTTATTGATATGGCAAAAGTTCATGGTAAAGATAGGCATGAAATCCTTAATTTGACTACCAAGCTAGGGTTGAAAGATGATGATGGCGACGTTTTGACATGGGACAAGGCATTAGAAATTTATCCCGAACTTAATAAGTATTGCGAAGCTAATCAAGACATAGCACATGCATCCAAGAAATTAATTAATCGTAGCCGTAGTATGGGCAAACATGCTGGCGGTATCATTATTTCCAGTGAACCAATCAACAAATACGTACCACTTGTTCGCGGTAAGGAAGGCGAGATTGTAACTGCTTGGACAGAAGGTTTGCATAGTCAAGACCTTGGGCCAATGGGATTTGTTAAGTATGATTGGCTGGTAATTACAAACCTTGAGCAGATAAACTATGCTTGCAAGATCATTAAAGAGCGTCATGGTTTGACTGGCATCTGTAATAAGCCAGGGCAAGAGGATTGGAGCGATTCTGCATTCATTAATGATCCAGCTTCTATTGCTATGGCGAATGAAGCAGATTTGAAAGGTATATTCCAATTTGATTCAGATGGCATTAGGAACTTGGTTAGGAAGGGTGGAGTCAATACTTTCAACGATCTAGTCGCATACGCAAGCCTGTATCGTCCTGGGCCTATGTCTGAAGGTATGCATGAAGAATATTGTGCCAGAAAGAAGGGCACCAAGGAATATGTTATCCATGAGTTATTAAAGCCTGTTCTAGAAACCACTTATGGAGTTATTTGTTACCAAGAGCAGTGCATGAAGATTCTCCATATTGTTGGAGATATTCCGCTAGAAGACTGCGAAATCCTAAGAAAAGCTATTAGCAAGAAAAAAGAAGAATACTTTGCCAAATATAAGGTTATGTTCATTCAGAATGGAATGAAAAACCTTGGCTGGACAGAAGAAGAGGTAATCACTCTATGGAAGTTACTTGAAGCGTTTGCAGGCTATGCTTTCAACCTAAGTCATGCCTGTGCATACACTTACATCTCGTCAATGCTATTATGGTTGAAGTCACATTATCCATTAGAGTTTTATACAGCTATTTTGCATTTTGAGAATGATGCTGACAAGATTAAGGAATACAGGTTGGATGCGAAGAGGCATGATATCGTTATTCAGCCATTGGATTTAAATAAATCTAAGTGTAAGTTTGACATTACAGATGACCAGATTTATTTTGGATTTGCCAATATTAGTGGTATTGGGGAGGTTGCTGCACAACGTATAGTAGATAATCAGCCTTATGCAGGGTTTCATGAATTCTTGGTTCGTTTTGGTACTGATGAGAGTGTTATTAAGCCTTTGATTGGGTTGAAGATGTTTGAGAAGGATGGGGAGCCAACTCAGCTTTATTCTCATTATAAATGGTTCAAGGATATCAAAGATAAGCTTAAGGCAAGGGACTCACGGTTCAAGGATAGTTGTAAGCGTAATATTGAAACTGCTAAAACGTTTGGTCTGGAAGTAAATGAGCATACGGATATATTGAATTTGAATGATTCCAGGGAGGAGGTCCAGGCTTTAGTCAAAAAACATGAAACAATGGTGGGTAAGTATAATGAAAAGCTGAATACAGTAATTAACGAACATACTTATAAATTGGCATTAATGGAAGGGGCTGTAAAGCCTGTTGAGATGGATGAGAAGTTGGTAGCGTTGTTTGCGTCTCCTGAAGAGTGTGAGACTAAGTTTTATGGATTTTTGTGGAATCACCCAATTTGTAAGAGTCCAGATTGGGAAGGCAAGCGGACTTTTGATGTGTTTAAGGAAAAGGGGTTACAGATTGGTTATGTGGAGATTGTGGTTAATGCTGTAGTTAAGCAGGTTTCCAAGAAAAACACTAATTATTGGTTGGTAAAAGCGGAAGATGAGAATGGTGAAGATGCTCAAATACAGGTTTGGGAAGATGATTGGGAGCGTTTCAAGGATGATTTAAAAACTGGTCAATTTATAAAAATGGAGGTAAAAGCTCCTGATAAGGGGTTCTATCGTTACACATTGTATAGTCCGCCGAAGTGGATGCGTAATAAGTTAGTTCCTAAGACAAGGGCTGCTGATATGCGTGTATGGGTATTAAGAAAGCCAGAATTGTCTGATTAATATTTATGAATTAGTAATATATAATTCATTATGGGACACGATGCAAAATTTGATAAGTGGCTTGAACAGTGGGATAAAGCCAAGGATACGAAAGCTTTTCAGTCAGAACCTAAACCTAAAGCTGAAGCAAAGACACCAGATTTTTTTGGTATTGGTGAGACAAAACCACGTCAAGAAAAGTTCAGTTTAAATGAAGTAGACTCCAAATATTGGAAAAAGCTTTACAAGTTATCTAAGGGTGAAACAGAGCTATTTCAGGAGTTAACGGGGATTCCAAGTATAGATGATGATCCTCTCCAATCTAAGACTGCGGAAGATGATGATGGTGGTGAGCGTGAGACTCCTGATAGGGATGAATTAGGTAAGAAGACGAAGAAGATGGCGAATACCGCCAATCCTACGATTCCTTCAACTATAGGAAAAGATCAAAGACCAGTAGTCACTGGTGAGTGGGAAGATGGTAAGGGGCTTAGGGAAATTAATGATATGAAGCTAAGTCTCTATAAATTAGAGAGTAAGCTTAATGCTGATCCTAAGTTTGGCGCATATGGGCCAGAAGCACCTTCCATTAAGAATATTCAGGGGCAAATCAACGATTTAAAAGATAAGATCGACAAGTTAAGCAATTCACTTTCTCCAGATTTTGTAGCAGACGAAGAATCTTAATATATTTAAATAAGCCTTACTATTTTAAAGCAATAGTAAGGCTTATTTTTATGAGTACAGTTTATTTTTTACTAAAATGCAATAAATGTGGTTGGTGGAGGCGTTCAACTGGTCTCAGCGAAGACTTGAAGGACTTGTCCGAGGTGAAGGCTTGCAACAACTGTGGTGGCGCTAGGAAGTTCAAATGTCCTAAGTGTGGGCAATTAGTGAAGATGATAAGGGTAAAAAATGACATTGATAAAGAAAAAACAATCTGAAGAACCCATTTGTGATGTTCAATTTAATATACATAAGTTCACAAAACGTATAAAGCCACAGGACAAGGATAAGATTCTGGTAATATCTTGTTTCAGTGAATTTGGTTGTGAAGTTATGGGTGCGATGTATTGTGTTCCCAGGCTTATACGTGATAATCCAGGGGTATATATCATAGTGATGGGTTGGTATGGTAGGTCTTATTTATACAAGCATTTAGCTGATGAGTTCTGGGAAATGAAAGAAGAATTCCAATTTCTAAGAGATAAGGCGATGGCTTTTCACCATGTCAGTAAGAACTTGGCCAAGATAGAAAAGTATGCTGAAAATTTTGGTAGGGTTGTAAGTTCTTATAAACTTGGCAGTATGGCTGTGGGCAGTACTTGTAAGCAGTGCGAGCATGTTTGGGGTGAAATGGGGGACAACAATCGTTGCCCGAAATGTTCAAGTTTGGATATAGTTAAGTCCTTGTTTTCCAATGTTCCTTATTGGAAACCTACAAGAACACCGATTCCTTTACCTAGTGCTGAAAAAATGGCAGAAGCTGATAAGTTTCTGACCAGGAATAATGAGTGGCGTCCCGTTGCTGTTATAGCTAGAAATCGCACTACTTATGGTCGTAATTTACAGCCAGAGTTTTATGTTAAGCTTATAGAATTATTAGAGAGGATGCGATATAAGCCAATTTGGTTGGGAGAAAAGCAGAGTACTTTGGCATGTCCAGTGCCGCACATCATTGATTTTTCAAGGATGCCAGAATCAAGAGATTTGGAATTAACGTTGGCTATAGTTGCAAAGTGTGAATTTACGGTGCAGTTTTGGACTGCCTCCACAAGGTTATCGGCTATGGTTGAAACTCCTTATTTGATATTTGAAAGTCCAGATCAGCTTTTTGGTCAAGGTCAAGAAGCTTATAGGATGGCATTGACTACTAATAGCAAAAAGAAGTTGGCATTATGTCATTTCTTGAAGGTTTACAACGATAACGACTCTGCAATTAATTTAGTTGAAAGTTGTATTAAAGAAATGCAGCATGGTAATTGGGAAGATGTGATAGGCATGGTGGATGAGCCAGATGTTGTTAAAGTTATAAGACAACAAAATCTTCATCGACTTGCGGGGATATAA